ATGGCAAATGATATATGCAGTGTTGTTTTAGTCGGAAGGCTCACAAGAGAAATGGATCTGTCCTATACACAGGGCGGCATGGCAATCGGAAAGATGAGTCTTGCAGTCAACCGCAGGGTCAAAAAGAATGAACAATGGGTTGATGAGGCATCATTCTTTGATGCGACAGTTTTTGGAAAGCAGGCGGAGAACCTTAAGCAGTGGCTTACGAAGGGAAGGCAGGTTGCTGTTGCTGGGACACTGAAACAGGACAGGTGGGTATCTAAAGACGGGAAGAAATCCAGTAGGATTGTCATAATCGCAGACAGCGTTCAGTTCCTTGGCGGTCAGAGTGACAAGGTTCAGTCCAATGGCTCCCCTACCCAGTCAGAAGATGACGAAAGCGGATATGACTACAGCGAGGACATTCCGTTTTAAGGGGAGACAAATGACGTTACAGGAACTCACGCTAAGATTCCAGTCCTTGTGCCATGACGGTTATTCACTGGCTGAGGTTAAATTAAAAGCAGGAGATGAAGAGTTTAATCTTGCAGACGTTGTGTTCCTTTTAGAAATGGAACACCTCTGGAATCCTATTGAAGTAAAGGTGGATGAGGATGCTGAACAGAGATAATGTGAAGAAGTTCAAGACAGAGCTTACAATGTTGCTTGATAAGTATGGATTAAGCACTGCCTGTAAAACTCCTGATTATGTCCTTGCGGACTACGTTGAAAAGTGCATCCAGAACTTCCATTCAACCATATTTGAAACTCTGGCTTGGAATGACAAGAAGGGGTGAAAGGTGCAAGGCCTGTTGTTCTGGGGGATGATGTATGAAGACTTAGTTCTGCCTTTTGGTGGCTTGATAATAGCTGTCTGCCTTTTGGTGGCAGCTATTATTCATTGGCGATTCAAATAATTGTCGTATGTAGTATTTTTTTTATTGTAAGAAAGGAAGTGTTTTTATGACCTTGAATATCGTTGATATGTTTTGCGGCGGCGGCGGAGAGTCTACAGGGCTTGTACAGGCCGCACATGAATATGATTGTGACGTAAATATGTCCGCTATTAATCACTGGGAAAGGGCAATTGAGACTCATGCAGCCAATTACCCTTTTGCAGAGCACCGTGTAGAGGACGTACAGACAATAAACCCGGAGACTCTTAAGGCTGCCGTTGACACTGACCTGCTCTGGGCCTCTCCTGCCTGCACTCACCATTCTGTTGCCCGCGGAGGCAAGCCAAAGAATGAGCAGATGAGAGCCCCTGCATGGGATGTTCTCAGGTTTGCAGAAATTTTGCACCCGAAAAGAATAATTGTAGAGAATGTCCCTGAATTCCAGAACTGGGGACCTCTTACACCGGACGGAAAAACAATCGCAGAAAAGAAAGGTCAGACATTCAACATGTTTGTCAGATGTTTACAGTCTTTGAATTATGTGGTTTCTTTCAAGGTCCTTTGTGCGGCTGATTACGGAGCACCTACATCAAGAAGAAGGCTTTTTATCCAGGCTGTACGCAGAGATTGCGGAAAAAGGATTGTATGGCCAAAAATGACAAACACAAAGGACGGCGACATGTTTCTTCCTAAATGGAGGGCCGCGGCTGAGATAATCGACTGGTCAATTCCTTGTCAGCTTATCAAGGACAGAAAGAAGCCTCTGGCCGCCGCAACATTGCGCAGGATTGAATGCGGAATCCGCGAATTCTGGGGAGACTATGCAGAACCGTTCATTGCCCTTCTGTACGGTCAGTCCACATCAGAAAGCATACAAAAACCTGTGTCTACAATAAGTTGCAGTGGTGCACATCACATGCTGATACAACCATTTGTGTCTGCTATCGGACAGACTTCGGCAAAGAACAGGAACCGTGAAATTAGCAAACCACTTTCAACAATTTGCACAAAACAGGAGCATTGTCTGGTACAACCGTTCATTACGGAATACTACGGCAATGGATGTGCTCATCCAGTCGGAATTCCGCTTCCGACAATCACAACAAAAGACAGGTTTGCTATATGCGGAACGACTGACGGCATTGAACTAGGTTTTCGTATGTTGCAACCAAAAGAACTTGCTGCAGCCACAGGCTTTCCGAGTGATTACAAGTTCACTGGAACGAAGGTTGAGATTGTAAAGCAAATCGGCAATGCCGTGCCGCCCAACTTTGCAAAGGCAATGTTCGGGCAAATTCTTAAGGAGATTACTGCCTGAAGGGTGAAATAAAAGATAGAAGGGTAGACAAATGACAAAGAAAGAATTGGAAGAAGCTCTTGAAGGCCTTGATGATGATGCGCAGATTTTCGTCAAAACGGACGACAATGAAATCTATTGCTACACCATTTATATGGCAGGCGACAAAGTAACAAGTCCAGACGTTGAAAACGAAATTACTTTGTTTTGTAAGTAAGGAAAATTGAAATGACCAGGTATGAAGAATCAAAGTGGTTTTTAGAAGAAAAAATGATTGATGCCGCTCATCACATTAAAACTATGGAAGAAGAGATAGACAAGGTGCAAAAAGTTTCTATGTACCTTATCGGGAAGTACAAGAAGGAACTTATTGAGGAGTTCAAGGTCAAGGTAACAACAAGAGAAGATTTTTTCAAGACAGGAATTTTTAATGGCGTTCCAAAGGATTCTAGTGAGGCAATGTATGAAGGTTATATTGTAATGGAGATTTTCAATGTAATCGGTGAGGAGATGAAAAAGAAATACCCTGCCCCTTGGTACAGTTATGGCATAACAAATGTCAGCAAGGAGGAATCAAAATGACTAAAGAAGAACTTGAAAAAGACTATTATGCAGACAGACCAACAGAGCCATATAGTGATGATAATAGTCCTAATGATTGGGCGAATATTGCTCATTATGCGGAAGAAAATCTCGAAAAGACATTTGAGCGCATTGCAGAACTTGAAAAGGAAAATGCAAGTCTGAAAGCTTATAACGAGAAGCTGCTTACATCAGAAATGAATATGCAGAATGAACTATGTAATACTATTATCAAGTGTAAGCGGCTCGAAAAGGAAAACATAGAAGCAAAAGAAATCATTACGGAATTATATCACATCATACCAGCAAGCATGAGTGACTATGCGAGAGAGCCGATGGAACGTGCAAAGAGATTTATGGAGGATGAAAAAATGACCAAGGCTGAACATAAGAAACTTATAGAAATACTTGAGAAAAATATCTTGAAGTTGCAGAAAGACTTGAAAACTTGAAATCTAGGAGATAAATTATGACAGTAGCAGAACTTCATAAAGAATTATCAGATTTAATTGCACAAGGACACGCAGATACAAGAGTAATTGCTCGTTGTGCTTTCACTTTGCCTTGGGATTGTAAAAAAGGTGAAGAGGTAGACTCTTTTCCTCTGTTACATTTGAACGATGTGTATTATCAGAGCGGTGATATTGAACTTGGCTTTGGTGATACAAAGGAGTAACTATGTATCATATCGGAACAGGTTGGACAGGAACAGTATATGCGGGGACTGTGAGAAAAACTAAGAATGGTGTTGTATGGGCAAAACGAGCTGATTGCACATCAGAGTTTTATGCTACTCTCATAGAACTTGCAAGACAGAATGATAATGAACTTGTAATAAAAATGAATGGCAAGCCAAAGTACGAAGTAATTCTAAAGGAGATAAGCGAATGACAGAAGAGGAAATAAGACCAATAGCAGAACAATATGTTGAAGAATATTGCCATTGTAGTGATGGCGAGTATACAGACGGGAGTTTGATTTGTGCAGGCATTGGAACAGCACTTATTGTTGCGCGAAGACTCGAAAAGAAAAATGCGGAACTTAGAGAGCAGATTGAGAAAATGAAAGTACAACATTTTACTGACATTAGACTATACACAAAAGTTATTGGTATAGCAGTTGAGGAAAGTGTTATGAAGGATAAACAGAATTATAAAAATTATTTATTTGATAAAGCAAAAAAAATATTAAGTATGGGAGTAGACAAATGACAGAAGAAGAAATGGCAGAAGAAAGTTTGATCAGTTACAGAAAAGAGCCAAAATGGGCAGGTAAAATATTTATGCAAGACGAAAACACCTGTTATAAAGCCGGTTTCAAAGACGGCTATAACAAGGCTAATGAATACGCAAAGGCAGTCATCCAAGACCTGTTGGACAATTCAGACGAATATGCAAGGCAGAGGGCAATAAATTATTTAAAGGAGAATGAAATATGAAGACAGAGATTGTTAAAATTGATATGGATTGGCTAGATGTAAAAAACATGTGCAGACATACATCTAACAAGAAATCGTCAAATATCCCTGGTTCAAAAGAATTTAAGTGTAAAATATTGGTAGCAGAACACTCACCGATTAGATTGCTAAGAGTAAAATGGCATTGGGGTGCTATAAAATCTTGGATTACAGTTCATTTTGCTCGCCATTGGCTTGGATGGGAAAAATGGATTTCGACACAAAGAAGCGACAGGACTGGAGTTGATAGGGATTCCGCAAGACAGGATTCACTTGTCACAATGGACATAGAAGCAAATGCTCAGGCATTGATAAATGTATCAAGATGGAGATTGTGCAATATGGCTTCAAAAGAGACAAGGGAGTATATGTTCGATATAAAGGATTCCTTGAGCAATATTGAAGAAACAAAGGAGCTCGCAAATGTCCTTGTCCCTAACTGTGTTTACCGCTTCGGATGCCCAGAGTTCAAGCCGTGCGGTTATTTTGAAAAGTTTTTGAAGTGGTGTAACAGTAAGGAAATTATGCTGACGGACATATACTCCCGCTATATTGCTTACAATGAGTTCGTGAAGGAAGAATGGTACAACACTTTCCATGAGATTGAAGGAGAAGGGAAATGAAAATGAAACTGATAATACTAACAATCATACTTGTACTACAACTTATAATTGCAGCACTGGTATCAATGTCAGGAAACACCGCACAGACGCTAGTAAACCTATTCACCTGTTTCGTAACGTATGATGGAATAAGATATATCAGAGACAGGGACTAAATGACAGAAGAGAGATACTGGCAGATTAGGGATGAATACAAAGTAAGCTCAATTAGCCTTCTGCCATCCAAAAAGCAGATAGAAGAAATGACGGAAGAAGAGCTTAGGGAACAGATGGAAATATTGGAAAAGGCTTTTGAAGAAGCCTTCGAGGAGCAAAAGCATGACAAAGAATGAACCAACAACTGACACTCAGAAGAAAATTTCTGACACGTTCGACGCAATGAAAGACCTTCTCCTGTACAAGAACAAGATGTACGGAGACTCCGCACTCAAGCCAAGAAAAGGATGGTACAAGGGGGACGCACAGAACTCAATCCTCGTGCGCCTCATGGACAAGCAGGCAAGGATTGACAACAACCCTTCACCCGTGCCGCGTGTGAATGACGTGTGCGACATCATCGGATATTGCACCCTGCTTCTTATAAGCATGGGCGTAACACCGGAAGATATTGCAAAGTTCAAGGATTAAGATATGGAATTGCTGGAAGAAAAAGCATTTGAGCGGCGGCGTCTAAACGCGCAGATTGATGAACTCAAAAAAGACAATGAGAATCTGGCTAATCAGTCTATGATTCTCTTACAGCGAGAAGCAGAACTTGAATTGCAGATGCAGAAAATGAAATGCTGTACTACATGTAAATACTATAATATGAAGTACCTCCCTTATTGGTGCGACAAGTTAAATGAGCCAAAGAATTGTTGGAGAAAATGTGATGACTGGAAATTGAAGGAGATAGAAAAATGAATGACTTTATAAAAATCCGTAAGCACGAAATAACAAGTGCTTACCTCTATTTGGATTCACGGAGATATACCGACTTGGTTATCAACAAAGCAAAAATAGCAAGTGCCGGGTTTGATTCAGAATATCCCAACGGGTATGGTGAGGTCTTGCCGCACCTGACCTTGAAGCTTACTTCGGGAGATAAAATTGAATTATACCGGGAAGACGCAAAAGCTGCATGGGAGAAACTAAACGAAGATGAAGATGAAAAGCTACTGAAAGCTATTAAAGATTATGCGGCTCACGGACATAAGGATGCCACACCCCTCGACGTTGCCCTGTGCATAGAACAGGCCATAGACAATAAGGAAAAAAATGTAAAATACAAAGAAATGTGTGAGGACATGAAAGCTGACATGTGCGGAACGGACAATGAAGTTTTGTGTGATTACCTTAGCCGTTTATTGAGAAAATATGGAGAAATTGTATGAAGTCAATGAAGCGTTTTATATTGTGTCTTGCTATGGCAGTCATGTTCACGGCCTGTCTTGAAGAACCTTATGTTATGGACAGGGAGCATAATGGACGCATAAAATACTTTGTCAGCGATTTTTGCGACATGAAGGAAATTTGTTGGGATGACACTTATAAAATATTTTGGGATAAAAAGACAGACGTTTTGTACTTTGCTTACTCAACTGGGTATAGAATGGGCATAACACCCATTATGAAGCCCGACGGCTCCTGCCTCACTCTGTCAGAATGGGAAAAGGAACACATAAAATAAACGGAGGGATAGCGGCATGTCACAGGAACTTTGGAAGAAAATCACGGAATACCAGGGCCACAGCTTCTCAGGGGAATGGGAAGTCTCATCATGGGGGAACGTCCGCCGCGTTTCCGACCGGAAGCCCATGCCGTACTACTCCGACAACCGGGGGCTCGGCTACCTCCGCTTCAAGATGTACGACACGGAAGGGGTGAGAGTGGCCATCAAAGTCCACAGGCTCGTCGCACTGAACTTCAAGGCAGGCCCGGGCATAAGCGTCAGGAACCTTGAGGTGAACCACATAGACGGCAACACGAAGAACAACTCCATATCAAACCTAGAGTGGGTTTCCCACAAGGAGAACATGCTTAAGCTTAAAATCTCACGGTTGAAGCCATGCTCCGAAATGCAGCTGGCCCTGAACTTCGGCTGAAAAAAAATGCTGAAATGGCGCAAATGTTCTGTTTCAGTATTGACAATTAAAGCACGTACGTATATTATAAAGTCATAGAGAAGATTTATGCAATTCGCGTGCTTACACAAATCTTTTCGGATTAGTTGAGATTTGATTTCCTTAGTCCTTTTGCCTGTGTGTGTACGCGGCCCGGAGACGGGTACATGCAGGTGACAGGACTTTTTTTTTAGAGGTTCAGGTGAAAGTATACATAAGCGGCCCGATAACAATGGCTAAGGACTATGAAGCCCGTTTTGCAAAGGCGGAAGAGCACCTTGCCGGGCTGGGGTATGGAACAATCAATCCTGTTGATTTCGGGAAATACCTCGAGAAAAAATATGCAGAGGCAGGGAAATCTCCAAAGTGGGAAAATTACATGAGGGGAGACATAGAACTCCTCTTGAGTTGCGACGGAATATACATGCTGAAGGGCTGGGAGAAATCAAAGGGTGCGAAGCTTGAGCACGAGATTGCCACGAAACTGAAGATGAAGATGATGTATGAGAAAGCATAAAATCAGCATAGACAAGGTGCAGGAAGCGTTTAATTCCGCAATCAAGCGTAGAGACGGAAGGTGCATGGTACGTGACTATGAGCCGTGTTGCGGTCAGCTTGAGTGCAGTCACTTTTACACTGTCGGTTCAAGTCCTAGCCTGCGGTTCTATCCGCCAAATGCTTATGCGCAGTGCCAGAAACATCATTGGAAGCATCATAATGTATGGACTTGTGACGACCCTTATTCCTATGATTCATTTCTTTTGTGCAATCACGAGCAGGAGGCAAATCAGATGGGAAGCATGGCTTACCGTTACATCAAGTACACTGACGATTTGAAAGCGGAGATTATCAGACTGTGCAACGCTGATAAATTAGACGAACTGAAAGAACTGATTGAGGAGAATTTAACATGAGCATGAGTGGATGGGCAGAGAATGAAGTCAGGATTGCCTGCAAGAAGGAAAACCCTGACTGGAACGGGACAGACTTTGATTACGGATGCGGATGCTACCAGTCAGCACTGAAGGCATACAAGTCTTTGTGCGAGGACGGGCACAGTAACAATTCCTTTGCAATAACAAGGGGTATACTTATCCGCCTTATGAACGGACAGCCGCTCACCCCGATTGAGGACACGGAAGACACATGGAGTGAGATTAACTTCAAGAAGGAAGACTATACTGAATACCAGTGCAGTAGAATGCCCAGTTTGTTCAAAAAGGTCTACAAGGACGGCACGGTTAAATACCACGACGTTGAAAGGGCTGTGGCTTATGACACGAGCGGCCACGGATATATTGGCTCCGTCACCAACATCATTGACGATATGTTCCCGATAACAATGCCTTATTATCCGCCGACGGGACGGTTTAAGCTTTATACGGAAGATTTTTCTGCAATAGGGTTCCCGCGGGACAACGAAGACTACAACACAAGGGCTGTCCATTATGTCGTTACGCCGAGAGGAAAGCGGGTCAATATAGGCAGGTATTTCGCTGACACCGAAGAAGAAAACATGGTTGAAATAACAAAAGAAGAGTACGAAGAGCGGCTGGAAAAACGCGCCGAGCCATACTAAGGAAGGCCTACATGATACCAATGCTTATTATATCAGGGGTCGTAACCTTGCTGGGAATAATCCTTTTGCGTAAGAATAACGATATGGGGCCATATCTTTTTGGGTATGGCATTTGTTTCGTGCTATTTTTCGGACTTCAATCTGTTTCCCTTTTCCTAAAAATCAACTCAGTAAGGGAGCTGTCAAAGAACATACAATATCTGACTGCGCTTGATGCTGCGGATATAAACAAAAAGGTTGCGCATATAAAGGCACATCCGTTCATGTATAGGATGATGGACACTGACGGGATAGAGTACATAAGCCTTGACAGTGCGGGAAAGTTCAAGGTTGAGGCAGACGGAAAATGAGCGAGCCATTTGATTTTCATGTTGATTTTCATGGCGTCAAGAAGGCCACTCCCGATGACTGGAAGGAGAATGAGACTCAATGGAAGCAGGCTTTCCGAGGCTTGACCGCTCTTCAAGCTTACTGGGAAAAACAAAAGCTGCTGGCAGACGAAATAGGAAAGAAAATAAATGCCTACATCGAAAGGAAGTGTGACGAATACAGGGCGAAAAACAACCTTCCGTTTACTGAATGGATGGACGGGGCCCGTTCGATTCAGGCAAACGGAAAATGGGAAGTCTACTTCAAGGATAAGCTTGTCTGCGGCGTAAGGATTGCCAGCATGACTTCCGAGCAAACCGGGGAGTTCTCCATTACGCTGAAAAATACAGTTGAATTTTATTAGAGGGAAAGGTTTAACGGGAGAATAACATGAACATGACGGACGACAGGTTAAAAGAAGAAGCCAAGAAGGTTTTTGAGCAATACTGGTTTGCGGCAAAAATTGCATTCGGAGAAAAGATTGATGATGGATTGAAAGGTTTTGCGCAAGTAATATTTGTCGCAGGATATGTAGAAGGATGGAGAAGTAAAGAGGATGAAAATAAATAATCATGTTCTGCCAGACACAGCAAATGTGCTTGGGACTGAATACAAAATAGTTTATGACACGGAAAAAGACAATCCAACTATGAAAGGAAATGATGGATATTGTGACTCGTCCGTACATGAAATTCATATATGCAAAACTCTGTTCCTGCCGACAGAAGATGCTTCATGTGTGAAAGATTTGCCGTCTTACGGAAGAAAAGTTATAAGACACGAAATTGTACATGCATTCTTTGAGGAAAGCGGACTTGCAGAATGTTGCTCATGGGCTAGAGACGAGATGCTTACAGATTGGATTGCAAAACAATTCCCCAAGCTATTTGAATGCTTTAATAAAGCAGGGGTAGAAAAATGACATACGATGATTGAGTAGCAGAGAAATAATGGCTGAACGGCTGGCCATAATCAGCCGTTTCCAGGCTTGGCCTGCGAAAGCCCGAATGGGCAGTAGTTGGCTTGAAATGCCGGACCTACCAGCGGGATTCACTGGATGCGGTTTGTAGGTGTACTGCTAAACAAAAAACCTTCCCCTTACATTAGCTGCGGAGGGAATCCGGCGTGGTCTAAGCACCTCTAACACGCCCGCAGGTCCGACTCCTGCGGCAGCACAGACGACATAACAAGCCATCTTTGTTTTGTCAGTTTCTCAAAATCCCATCTGTGGGCAAACAGGCGCACCGTCGTAACGGAAGGGGGCGCATAGTGCAGAAAGGGCTTCTAACCCTTTTGCCCGGTGCTAAGTCCGGGAACCCCCTTACTGGAGTTGAAAAGATACATGTTTCCGTACAAACATACAGGCAGTAAGTATCACAACAAGAAGACCGTAGTGGATGGGATAACCTTTGATAGCAAGAAGGAATCCGCAAGGTATCTTGAACTTAAAATGATGGAAAAGGGCGGGCTTATATCCGGGCTGAAGCTTCAGGTAAAATTTTCTATCTGTCCAAAGGCAGGTGGGAACAAAAGGGAAAGATTTTACATCGCAGATTTCGTTTACGAGGAAAGAGGAAAGGCTGTCATTGAAGATGTCAAATCCTTTATCACGCGAAAAAATCCGGTGTATAGCTTAAAGAAAGCCCTCGTGCAGTGGCAGTACCCTGACTATATCTTTAGGGAGTCATAAGGAGTGTTTGCATGGAAGTCGTAGAGGCAAGCTGCTTCGTGCAGCCAACTAAAGGTGGAAAGTTCATGTTAATGCCAAGGACAGGTACGGACAGGTCACTCCTCAACGGATTCGTTGACGAGAAGAAGGGGCGCATTGTGCGCGTCAGGGTTATGAACAGGGCACAGCCCAAGACCTATGACCAGACAAAAACCTTCTGGGCCCTCGCCGCACTCCATTACCAGACCTTCAACGAAGGCTACGCACCGACCTCCAAGCAGCTTGAGTGGTGGTATGAAGACCTTCTCAAGCCGGAGCTTTTCCCTGTCCGTCCTGACACAGCCCGCGAGGGAAAGATGAAACCGAAGGGATGGTCTGAGCTCACGAAGCAGGAAGGGATAGAGGTCATCTCGAAGATGGTGACGCTCATAATGGAATCCAACCACATACCCGAAGCGGTCGGAGGCTCAGTGAGCGACATATTCACATGGCTTCAGGGCGAAAAGAACTCACTGTACAAAGACCCCTCCGACTACCATGAAGACGGAACCCCGCTCTCACTTGAGGAGTGGGCGGATAAGAACAGGTTCTGCATGTGCACGGGGGCGTTGGGAGGCGACGTGTGCCACATAGTATCAAGGGGCGAGGGAAGGGGATTTGAATGGCTCGTCAACCAGTCATGGAACCTGTACAGGGCACTCCACCAGGTACACCTGGACATCCAGCACGGCATAAGCTGGGATGCCGTGTTCGACGGTTGCCAGAGGATAATCGTAAACGTCAACGGAATGGAAGTCCCGTGGCAGGGTGCGCCCTGGCTCAAGCCGAGGGTGGAGAGGGCAAGGAGGCTCTTCAACAAGGGCCGCGAGATGATTCGTGACGGCTACAGCCAGGAAGAGGTCATCAAGGCCCTTTCATACTCCGACAGCGAGGAGCACGACGTAAAAGTTGAGAAGCACTCGATTGTGGACACAAGGAGCCTTGCGGAGATGGCTGCAGAAGAGGGGAACATACCGGAGGATATTTACTGAATGGCGAGTGAAAAGAAGAAACGCAAGTTGAAGAACTCTTACTGCGGATATTGGGCTTTGAAGGCAAAAGGCAAGGACAAGCTGAAGCGGGTGCTTTTCTTTACCCCGTCAGAAAGGAAAAGGATAAAAGATGAAGTTGACAAAATCAGCAGCGAGGAGAAAACGTGAAGGACGATTTGTTTGACAGTGATTCAGTAGGCGAGTTAGTCAGCGAGCTTAACCATCTGAAGAAGGTTCTTTTGGATTATTCTGACTTGACAAGGGCTGGCAATGACCTTCCGTTTGAGCTGAGGCAGAGATATTTCACCGCTGCACAAGCCTTGGCAAAAGCCGTTCATGCCCTGATTGGCGTTAAGGATTATTTGGAGTTCAAAGGCGGTGAGGATGATTTGAAATAATGGAGGAGGTTAAGAATGGTAACACTGACGGATTATGAATTTGACAATGTTATGGCAGCTTTGAGGGAGTTGGACTCCCAGGGCAGCCTTGGGGCAAGGCAACTGAAAGAAAGACTTTTAAGGAAGAAGCAGAAAGAAAAAGACGAAGGTGTTGTCCTTGACCTGGACGATGCAAGGACCCTCACCGTCATAAGCAGGGGTGTCAAATACAAGATACAAACAATGGTGAGAAATGACGGTTTCTGCAAGCTTGACGGATTCAACTGCTACATAGAAATGCAGCTGACTCCGCTTGACAGGCAGAAGGAAACAGCAACCGAAGAAAGGCTCAGGGCCGACCTTGACTACTACAAGGCTCTGCTTAAAGATTTGGTCGAGCACAAAGACGACACAAGCAGGAAAAGGGCTGAAAGATTCCTGAAGGAGGTGCCGGAGGATATATTCTAGGAAAGACAGAAAGGAGTGGATTACATCCATAAACTCATATCAAAGGAGATTGTCGCATGAAAGAAGAAGTTGAATCAAAGTCAGTTTCTGGACTCATAAAGGAGCTTGAAGAAATAAAAGACAAATTTGGTGATGTATCATTGAATTTTTGTAAATGCAAAATGCTGTCATCAGCTGTTGATGAAAAAGCCACTTGTTATGCGAATAGAATTGATTGTCTTCAGCAGGGAGAGATGTGCCTGACCTATGGGGATTTAGAAGAAGCTTATAAAGAAGGATACAACCAGTGTATTGAAGATATGCGTATCATGCTTGATGTTAAAGTACATATATAAAGGAGTGTGTAATACATGCTTGTACAAGGCGACTGTTACGAGATAATCCCTACTCTCCCAGACAACTCCATAGACTTGGTTATCACTGACCCTCCCTATGATTTTTGCGGTCAGGTTCACGGCGGGGGAATGTTCTCCGCCAAAAATGAAGGGAGATACGGAAGAAAAAGGGCTCTGACAATGCTTAAGGAACTGGAGACTTTGGATTCAGTCAAGTTTACCCCGTCTGTCTTTCTTGACCTGATTAAACCAAAGCTGAAGAGGTTCTACGGCTATTTCTTCTGCAACAAGACGCTTGTAGCTGACTATATAGAATGGGCAAAAAGCAGAAAGTATTCCTATGACATTTTGTGCATGATTAAAGCTAACCCAATCCCGGCCCATTCGACGCACCACGTCTCCGACCTTGAGTACATAGTGCTTATAAGGGATAAGGGAACGTATTTCCAGGGAAGCGGATTGAGTCCAGATGATTACAAGAAAACCTTTGTTACAAGCTGCCAGAAAAGGATGCATCCTGCTGAGAAGCCAGTGGAATTGCTTGAAAGGTTTGTAAGGACATCATGCCCGGAAGGAGGCGTGGTGCTTGACCCGTTCATGGGAAGCGGCTCTACGGGAATAGCCTGCCTCAATAACAAGAGGAATTTCATTGGGATAGAGAAGAATGAAGGATATTTCAACCTTGCTTTCGAACGGATAAAGGCAAGGCAGGACGAAATAAACGGCGTGGGAACTTTGTTCGGGGAGGCGATATGAGTAGATGGACGCATATTTTGGGTGCAATAAAGATTGAAGGCTGTTATCTTACAAAAAAAAACAACACAAAGCATATTGAATCCGTCATTAAAAATGCTCCGAAAGTTACCGGCTCTGAAATGGATATGTCAGTTATTTTTCAGAACAGCGGCATTTCAAATATGTCTATCTGTGATGAAAGGGGCGTGAAAAGATATTATACACAATATATCATCACAATTTATGGCAATTTAAGAGACAGGATTTTAAAACAAACCCAAAACGAATTTTTTGAATTTATGGATTACCTAAGTAAAAACGTTTTGGTTTTTGATTTCAACATAACCATTCACGATGATTATAATGAGATGTTTTCGTATCATTGGAATGAAAATTTTTTACCTATGAAGTTTAGTGATAAATACAGTGACAAATTACTTAAAATGATAGAAAAGAACTCCAAGAAAGTAAGATGTCATTACTAAAACAATAAGAGGACGGAGGAGATAGAAATGTCAGGCGAACAATATGGTAGTAATAATGATGAGCATGTAGAAAAACTTTTTATTAGAGCTTTTTCTGGTGAAGAAGCTGCTAGAAAGGCAAAGGAAACCTTTTATTGCAAAGGTTATGATTCCTGGTTACAAGATATAAGGAGGTTGTAAAAATGAATCGTGAACGAGCAAAGGAATTGCTGCCTATAATACAGGCTTATGCGGAAGGAAAGAAACTACAGTATAAAGTAGTCGGATATGATGATTGGTACGATGTTGATGATGAAGATGGCATAAACGAAGGTACAAGATATGAATACCGTATCAAGCCGGAAGAAGATGAAGATGCGGAGATTACATCCATCGAAGAATTAAAGGAAGCCATATTTTCCAAAAGGGAAGAAATTCGCTCCAGAGGACTGGATGACAGTTTATTCCTTTACATAACCATTTCTGAAAATATGGTGAAAGCCATCGAAGAAAGATACTCATGCGTGTTCAGTACTGACAAAGGAAATGTCAATACTTTTTTGGGAATACCCTTTGTGGTTGGAGACAAAACGAGAGTTGAAATTAAAGACAGGCTTGTTGAATTGTTAAAAAAAGAGTGCGAGAAACCTGCTTCGTGCCGTTTTTCCAAAAAAGGAATAGAACTTGACAAAGTGGATGGGCTGCTGTCCGAACTGTCAAAGAGAGGGGTTTTTATCCTTGCGAAAGGGATTGATGCAAGGCTGTTTCCAGGCACAGACGGAAAGCTGCGGATGGAGGAAATGGATTGTACAATCAAGTTTTTTGAAGCAGAGAACACTAAGGAGGATTTATGAAAAGCCGACTTTCTTTAAGGCAATGGTTCTTTTTTCACTCAAGGAGACGTTTTCTTGTCCTTACAGGGGCAAGAAGGACCGGAAAATCTTACGTCATTGACAGGTATGCAATACATCAAATGGCCAAAGGTAAAGCCATTTTGTACGTAGCACAAAATGGAGTTCTGTGCAAGTACAAATTTGACGAATTGATGGCTATAGCCAGAGAACATCCGTTTGATGAAATCCATTTCTTCCACCCGACCAGAAAGATTTGCGACATGACCAGTAAAGGCCTAATCAGGTTTATTCCTGCTGAATATTTCAAGCCGGAAGAGCTTAAGTGTCTTGAAAAATTTGACATAATACTCTGGGACGAACCCCTGCACATGCACGAGGCCATTGCCAGGGTGAGGGTGGCGGAGGCTGGGCTGCACAGGAGGTTTGAAAGGGTAAGGCTGGCCGGAACCATAGCCGACTGGCTTTCCTACCAGAAGACAAAAAGTGCCCTCAGAAAAGGGGAGAAACTCGCCATCTGGAGGCTTTCCCGGAGGAAAATCAAAAAATTGCTCGAAAATTCCTAAAAAAAATCTGAACGGGTACCCTAGAGTCCAGAATATTAACCGGAGGCGGCATCAATGGACTCTCTCTCTCAGCTCCCCATTTACGGATGGGCATTCCTTACAATAATAACCGGGGTGGTCGGCTTCATACTCTACAAGATAGTGAGGGTCAACGGGCTCGCCATAAAAGCCGGGGACAAGGAGATAAGCCTGTCCAAGAACTCGGCCATCGTAAAGATAGTGACCGAGTACGCAGACTTCAAGTACAAGCTGAACGACGAGCTTTCAGAGGCAAAGAAGGACCTCCACGACAAGGCAAAGTGGACTACGAACACCCACCTGTCCCAGTACATAAACAGGCTCACTGCAGAATACATACCGATGCTGAAGAAGACAAACTCCGTCGCAAGGGAGATGACCGTATCGGTGTTCCCGATGCTGATGGAGCTGGTAAAGGCGAGGCTGTTCGGCTTTGCAATGACGATATACGAGAGGAACCACCTGTTCGACAAGACCGACGATGAGCTCAGGACGCTCGCGAAGCTGAACTACGAGCGCATAGCCGACATATTCAGGGAGTTCGTAAGGATAAACTGGTACGAGTTCCTCGCACCGTATGAAGACCTTTCAAAAGTCTGCAAGGGGCTCACCTCCTTCGCAGAGGAGATGATGTTCTCCACCCTCGCAATGTACAGGGAATACAGCGCAATAAAGAAGGAAATGGGAGACCTTGTTACGAAAATCGACACGGAGATACGCAACAAGGTCCAGACAGACGGCAAGATGCCCGTAAACTACCTCACCATCGTTGACAACTTCTACAACTCCACGTCAGGAATCAACAGGGAGTTCATAGAGGACTTCCTCAAGAGCGTGCAGCTCTAAATGCTTTCGCCCTTCTCCTTAAGGAATATCTTGAACTTCTCGCAAACGGCGTCATTCGCAGGATGCCCGTCGGCAGTCCCCCAGAAACTCCTGGCCTCCGCAAGTGCCTTGTCAAAGAGTGCCTTGCAGACCTCGAAGGTACCCTTGTTCCAGAACTTGATCCCCGCGTCGTCAGACGCTACGAACGCATTGTTGCCCTTGGAATCCTCAAACCTTGCGACGATAGTGTACAGGGCAATCCTGTTGTTGTACATCTCCATCCTCTCGACGAGCCTGTAGCCTTCCTTTGCAGCGTCAGAGCAGACCTCCTCCTCAAAGACCTTCTCAGTCTTCTTGTTCTGCAGCCAGACCTGCTCCATGAGCTCAACGTCGTCGCACACTGCAACGTCTTCCTTTCTTTTCTTGTAATTCATAATGCACCTCTAAACCTATACATAATACTCAAAACATGAGTTATATCCTTCGTCGTAAGCTTCCCTAGCTATCGAAAAATAAGGCTCCTCCGCATGGTCAGCATCCCCATACTTTCCAGAAAAGTTTTCATTCCAGAACTTGATAAACCCCTCTCTGTCAAAACAGGGCCTATGAGAAGATTCTTCCTTTTCGTTTTCGTTTTCGTTTTCGTTCATATCAGCACCTCTCTGTATAATCAATGGTATTCTAAAACGCTTGTTCCCGGAAAGCTCCCGTCAGGAGCCTCCATTCCTGCATAGAACTCCGCACATTGTACGGCCTCTTCCAGCCTTTCAATCGGCTCGGCCTTGTCCAGACTGTCAACAAGCTCATACCCGCCCCTTATCACAACCTCCCTCCCGCTAAGGAACCCTGTGTTGCGGGCAATACCTACATACTGGCTCCCAACCTTCACTATGTACGCCATACAAAGCCTCCTAGTTGTACGTCATAACCCAGTCTGGGGTACAATGAAGGGCCTTGCAGATGTCGTAGAGACGGGGAAGGGGAATGGGTTTGTCTTGAGAAATCTTTGTACGAATCTCAAAAAGTAAGCCAACCCCGGTAGTCCTGTAATTATTCTTAGCCCCTTTATATTCCCCCTTTTCAATCTTTTCCTGTATTAAAGCAGCTTTTGCCTGCTTCATTTTTTCTATAGCTTCTTTCTTTTCACTTGACATTTCAGGACGGGGAATTTTCTCGTAGAACTCTGTCAACTTATTTACCCAATCATCCTTATAAACATTTATAAAAAGCATCCTTAACGGCTCATAAGTAAGACAATTCCATCTAGGAGCCCCATAACCATCCCAAGGGGTTTTGAACCTATCCTTTATGTCATAACCACTAAAACGGACAACCTTATCAACAGAACATTGAAGGGCTGCACATAACTTTGCCAGCTTCTCAGTGTCAGGAAACGTCCTGCCAGCTATGTAATTATTGATTACATAATCCTGAGTACCCGCCATTTCCGCCAAGGCTTTACGGGTAAAACCCTTTGCCGCAAGCGTCACTTTAAGCGGGGAAAAATCAATACAATCCTTATAATCTTTGCATTCCATAAGCACCTCTCTCTTATAATATAATGCTTCTTTGTGTAAAAATCAAGAAAAATACATCGAAAAATACATAATTTATATAAATTTCCATGTACCTACTTGTAAAATAACTAAAGAGAGTACATTTTTCCCCTAGAGGGAGTATACAAACTACCACTTATAATCTACACCGTTTCTACATCGAATCAGATAAGAAACCTTATAGATTACCATGTATTTATATTATATTTTACAACCTTAACCATATACAAGATACTATTATATCCCTTCTTATATTACGTATACTTTATAAATACTAAAGTTTCTTTAATTGTACTAAAGTTTTTTGGCCGAAAATCTGAAAAAATATTCTCGGGGGTAAGTCCCTCCACCCCGGCCAAAACTCCCCTCCCGGGGGTATATCCTAAATAAAATATTTTTGCTATTGCATACCATGTTAATACATGGTATATTATAACCATAAGGCAAGCGCAAGGGCAAGCCAAAAGAGATTGAAAGACAAGGGGTAAAGACTATGAATAAGACTATGAACAATGAAGAGATTAAAGACATGATGTTGAATAACGGTTATAAACTTCTTTCAGAAGAAGGAATGTATTTACAGTTTGCTAAGGGTGATTGGAATAACTATAAAAGCAAGTTTGAAGTGGTAACTTACTTAAATGGTGTTGAGTTTGAAAACTTTAATACCAATGATATTGGCGGATATATAAGGGATTTACAGTAGTATGAAAAAATTAGTCTTTAGATTAGACGCTTAAAAGATTTTATTTAAGCGTCAAAACCTAGGGATTAAAACCTAGATACTGAATGGGTAATCAGTATAAAAAATGCCTTATGTAGTAACTACCATTGCGCTATCGGTAGATGTAAAGGCGCATCAGCAGAAAAGCTGATAGTTGAAAAAATCCGCGCTTGTGAGTGTTAGCGCGTTGAAAAGTGGGCATCTTGTAAAAGGTGTTAACAAGCACATAACGGCAACAGTGAACCGTTTAACCACTGTAATAGCGCATTAAAGCGCCCTTGAATCGAAAACTTTAGGCAAGTGTCTAGGAATTCCGCGTAATTCTTAGAATTACTCCCTAGAGTGGTTAAAGATTTTTCCAGCCTAACAAAAGATTTTTGATAAGTGAACTGGACACTAAACAAACTCTTATAAGGTGTACCCACTAAGGGATGGATTGCAAGCCGTATTCTGCACGATGCGTTATGGTGAGTTTTGGAAGGGTGGTAAGAACTTATAAGTTTATGGGTTATGCTTTGTTCCCAAATTTTTCACGTCTACGGACTAAAAGCAAGCAACTACGGTTAAAAACTGACTATCAGCGGGATATAGAAGTTTTCTGTATCTGCCGCAAGCAAGTTATTCAGTTCTTGCATATAGTACCCTTAACGGCACAATGACGTCTAGCAAGCGTTCCCAAGTTCAATTCTTGGGTAGGGTATATAAGCCTTCTGTATGGAAGGCTTATTTTATTTTAGGGGGTTCTATTATGAACGTAAAAGACCTTTATAAGACTTATGGCGAAAGTACACGTGCTTTGGATTACGGCACCAAAGAATATAAAATGCCGTCTAAAGTTTCCCGCAAAGTGGAAATTCTTGTGGGTGTTATGATGTCCAGTGCGTCAAAGGGTGTTCAGATTCCGCTTTCAAAGTTCTTTGGCCGTGTTGCAAGTCGATGGAACGGAAAAGGCACATTTACAGCATCGGACATGTTCTCACCGTCCGACGTTTCAAACGCTCTGCGCCTGTTCTATGCAAAAGTTGCAACAGGTGAGCTTTCCTTTAAGGAAGGTTTGCTTATGGCCGAGGTTATCGAGAATAAGTCTACACGTCAGCTTAACCTTGTTTTCCGTGAATTTGTGCCTAACCTTATCCAGATTGTGCCTGCTGAACCTGTTGCGCCCAAGACTTCAAAACAGGCGGATTCCCAGATTGCGGACATTCTGGAAGAGGCGGATTTGCCCGAACCTAAAGTTTCCGAGCTTGACCGCATTATCGGCAAAGTTTCCGAATTGGCAAAAACAGACAATGCAGACGTTTCCGCAATCCTCAACAAGACCATTGACGCTCTTAAAGCCCTTGCAATCAAGGAAGCTAATGTTGCTTAATGGGGTGTTTCCGCAATCAAAACCGCCTGCAATGGGCGGTTTTTTTATGCCCTGAACGGACATACAAGGCTTTTGCTTTGTGTGTCTAATCCAGTGCATGAAATACTGGAAGGAAGGCTTATATGGCTAATGACGTAAAATTGGCAAAGACACTTGCCGATATTGAAACAGTGTGGGATAATTTCAAGAAGGCAATGGAAAACGTGCAGGGCGTTGACCGCTACGAACTTTCAATCACTTTGAAAAATCGAGCAATCAAGAATGGTAGTTATGCCAGGCTTGTTTTGGAATCAATGAAAAGGAAAAATCAATAGGGGGTGTTGTTATGAGCGCAACAGTTAGAACATTTACGGCATATTTTGGCAAAGACAAAAAACTTCACGAATGCTTTGCATGGGTAGAATCTGAAGAACAGATGTTTTCTCTGATTAAGGAAAAGTTTGGCGTAGAAAAAAACAAGATTGCTTATAGGGAAACACACCTTTTTGAAGGCGACAGTACGGAAAACAAGGAACATTCCCCAGTCCCAATGCTTATAGTCCCTGTCTACGGAGAACCGGAAAAAACTATAAAGTTTGTCGAGTAGCTTTGTAAGTTCCCGCTTTTTGAGCCGTCCGCAAGGGCGGCTTTTTTCATGCCCTAAGCAGAGCGCATGGTTTTCCGTGTGTTCTGTCCAGTGCATGAATACTGGAAGGAAGGGAAAAATGTATGTTTGGCAGGTTCTTAAAATGCCTTTTGCAGACGTTGCAAGGGTGTTCAGAAGCAACGGATATTCGGAAGTAGAGGCGGATGCCTTCTACAATTCAAAGGTCGAGGACGCAAGGTTCGGGTTTACGGGAGGTTTAATATGAACATAACAATTCTTGTAGGTGCCCTGGTCTGGAGCATCGTTACAATAGCCTATTATCTTTTGAAGGAGGTTTCAAATGTATGACATTTCATGGGGAGACATTCCCGAAGAGTACATCGAAACAGTTGAAAATCTATTGTTTTAGCCGTCTGGAAAAACCGGGCGGCTTTTTTTATGCCCAGAACACTAAACAGGAGGTGTAATTATGGCATGTCTTAAAGGTTGCAAATTTCTCTTGGCACACCAGCTGCTATTCAGCAGAAACTGGAGGCTTTCAAAGTCAACGCTTAGTGGAGATATAGTTCACAACTTTTATAAGAATGGGGAAAAGGTACTTGTCCTTTTTATCAATACAAGGAATCTAACCATAGAAGACGCAATGGAGGCTTAGGCATGGAATTTACAGTCGAGTTTGAAAACGGCACTGCAATAACAGATGATTTCTCCGACAGGGATGACTTCAACAACTGGGTGAGAAATGCTATTGCTGACTTTGGAAACATAACTTACATAAGAATATTAAGGGGATAGAAAATGGAAAGAATGACAAACTACTACACGGCCGCTCACTGGCTCCACAACTCTTTGATTCTCTGCAATGACATTGGGAAGATTGATCAATCCATCTATGACAATTTCCGCTTTGACTTTGAAGACGAAGAAGGAAACGTCAAGGAAATTTATCAATGGTTCTTGACGGACGCTTCGGAAGACGACGTTGAGTACCTGGAAAAGTCCTTCGGCCTGCTCTTCACGTATTCCGAAATGCTGGATCTGTATGTACTCTGCGTTGACCACTGGGGAACACTATGGGAAAGCGTCCCGTGTCCCTGCTACAACGATGACATACAGGATGCTTACCTAAAGGGGGCTGACTGATGAAGTACCTGAGAATAAAGCCGTGCTTTGACCAGAAGGCCAGGAGCGACGGCTCCATTCTTATCGGAAGGGAACTTTACACAGAGAGGGAGGCAAGGCAGTTTGCCATCCCCTCTGAATGTTATGACGTTGTGGCTGTCCCAAAGACAAAAACTTACTGGTGCTTTGGGGCAAGGTTCATGGAAGGCGAGAAGGCCTGGGGGTAAATTATGAAAAAGGTTTATGAAAATTTTAGCTACAGGGTGTTCCCTGGGTTCTATGAATCCATCCTTTACGATTCAGACAAATTGTATTGTTTCAATAATGGCGAACTTCCCGAAGGCTTTTGCTGGGAATTTGTGGATGGAGGGTTTCAAAAATACTGCAAGGAAACTTGCGAACAATGGGTTTCCAATATGGCTGACGCTCTTGAAAACTCAAGGTATGCAGACCATGACAACCCTCTTGGCCTTAAAATCGGCAAGTATTGCGGAATGAAGTCTCCAAAGGAATACAACTTCACTACTGACAAGATTCAGTTCAGCGTAGACGTAAACCTCAACAGGCTGAAGGAATACTGCTGGAAAACTTGCCGCGAGGAATTTGACAAGTACCTTTCTAAGTATTGGTCAGACCGGGACGGCTTCTGGTCATTCATACCCAACAATGTGGTTCAGTTCGAGTGGGACTACAAACACGGCAAGGACAAGGACAACCTCATTGACATTATGATTGAGTGGTATCTTCTGAAGTTCATCGACTTTGAGGATGTCGAGTATTCAGTCCTTGAAAGCGAGTATGAGCGGTTTTCCCCGAACGTCACCTTGCAGAGTGAGGAAGACTGGTCACTTTGGGATTATGAGTATGACGGCGAAAAATATATCCCTACGCATAAATTGGAGGTGGCGTGATGGTCTATTACAAACTTGTTGTTTTCAATGACAAGACACATAACACGGAATCATTTAGACCGCTGATTATGGCGGTCTTTTTTATTGGAGGTATTTTATGAATATGTTGAATCAACTCATTCTGGAAGGAAACGTTGAGCACATCGATGTGAACCCTTTGGTTGCCGTTACAACATTCACAATGTCAACAAGCCGTATGTATAAAACGGCGGACGGCAAGCTCGAAGAGGAGAAGTCCTACTTTGACGTTGAGGCATGGGGAAACACAGGGGTGCTTGCCAGTACCGCAAAAATAGGACAGGGAATCCGTATAGTTGGCCGCCTTAAGCAGAAGCGTTGGAAGGATGCTGACGGCAAGGAATACTCAAAGGTTGTTGTTGTCGCAGAGCATATAGAGATTATGCCAATGAAGGAGAATTCATAAATGTTGGTCAGCGTATATGGGGTATGCAAAGGGTCTTGCAGCCTTTCATTTGTTGATTATTTTGACAATCTCGATGGCGCTTTGGACTGCTTTATCCGCAGAGAAAAAGCTAAAAGAAGCAATGAGACTGTCTACCTTAGTTTCAAATAAGAGGAGGAATAATTATGGCGATCTATTCATTTAGCCCGTTTGGGTATGATGGTTCTTTGGTAAACGTTGAGGTTGATTTAAGACGAGGAATCCCGGCAGTTGACATTGTAGGGCTTGCAGATGGTTTTGTCAGAGAAAGCCGTGAGCGTGTACGCTCTGCAATCATCAACAGTGGGTTTGAGTTCCCCGCAGAGAGGGTTCTTATAAGCCTTTCACCTGCTGACTTGAAGAAGGAAGGCCCAGACTTTGAGCTTGCAATCGCCCTAGCAATCCTTGCAGAAAAGAACGGCACCGTCTCGGAAAAAGTTCTTGTAATGGGCGGGCTGTGTCAGGACGGAACAGCACAATCCGTAAGGGGAATATCAGCCGCATTGCAGACGGCAGTTGAGAACGGCATCAAGTATGCAATCGTACCTTACTCCATGAACGCTGATTACCCGGAAGGGATAAAGGTTGCAAGGATAGGGACACTCAAGGAGGCATTTGAACACCTCCTTTCCCTTGAAGGATTCACCGAGCACAGTGAAAGCCATGATTCTGGCATTGAGTTTGCAAGTATACCCGAAGACAACCTTGACACAATCGGAGGTCTTGACGGCTTGAAGTACGCAATGGCAGTTGCTGTCTCTGGCCGTCATAATCTGCTTGCCTATGGCGCACCTGGTTGCGGAAAGACACTGACATTGCAACACATGCCGGAGCTTCTGCCCAAGCTCACAAAGGATGAGATTCCGACAGTCAACAGAATCTACTCACTGACAGGCTTGAGCGGAATGGACTGTGTTGTAAACCATACAAGGCCTTTCCGTATGCCGCACCAGACTGCAACGATTGAAGGTATGTGCGGAGGCGGTGCAAGTGTAAAGGCTGGCGAGATAAGCCTTGCCCACAACGGTGTTCTGTTTCTTGACGAAGCCGCAGAGTTCCGCTCCAGTGTCTTGCAGATGCTCCGTGTCCCTGTAGAATCTGGTCGGATAACGCTATGCAGAGCGGGCAGGAGTACAACATTCCCCGCAGAGTTCCAGCTTGTGATGGCAGCAAATCCTTGTCCTTGCGGGAACTATGGAGTGAAGGACAGGATGTGCCTTTGCTCTGCAAGGTCAATCGAACAGTACTGGAAGAAGTTTGGCGGCCCGCTCCTTGACAGGATTGCAATCCGCTACGACATGAACAATCCGTTGCAGGCCGAGAACATGACACTTGAGCGCATGAGGAGCATGGTAAAGGGCGCATGGGAAATTCAGCTCGCAAGACAGGGCAAGCTGAACGGCCAGCTTTCGATTGTCGAAGCGGATAAGTTTGTGAGGCTTGATGATGGGGCACGTGAGACATTCTCAAGGATTGGCGACCTGTCTGCACGGGCTGTAGCAAATGTAATGAAGGTTGCACAGACATTGCTTGACATAAAGAACGCCAATTCCTTGTTCCTTCAGGATAAGGTTTCATCACAGGAAGTCAAGGAATCCCTTGCCCTGTTCGGAAAGCTTCCTGTTGAACTTTAGGTTTGATTCCCGTTGTGGACAATCACAGCGGGAATATCATCAATCAAAGTTGATTACACAGTATTAAACACCACAAAATTATAACAAGGCTATAGATATAGCAAGGAGAAATGAGCTATGAAATTAGAATCGAATAAAACATACACAATCATTACAAATATTGGGCACGGTCGTGGAATAAACGGAATTAGCTTTGATACGTTCAACAAAGTTAAAATCCTAAGCGACAACGGGTGTTACCTTGAACTGTTTGACATGGACAGTTCAACAGCAATGTTTATAAGGTGGGATAACATCCTTTCCGTCAAGGAATACGCCTCGGTAACTGTGTATCGTATGTACCGATATTTGGAAACTAACAGAGGTATGGCTCGCCCATGCAAACGTATTAGTATTGAAAAATATAACATGGACAATAAATCAATTACCCTTGCGAAAAAGTTCGGAATACCCATTTTTGAAACAAGGGAAGAAGGAGAGGAGTATATGCACAAACATATACCCGAAGGATTCCATGAAGTTGATTATAACTATCATTTTCTTGAAGCAGATGTTGAGGAGTAACTATGGAAATACTTTTCAGGAACAAACGCAACACAGCAAAGCTTTGCATGATAGTATCGTGTGAAAATATCCACAGTTTCACAGATTATGACGTGTACAGACTCAACGAGATACTTTCACTGAATGAAGGATATAAGTGGGAGCCTGTAAGGACAGGCTACGCTTATGACCACAATCTGCCACTAATAGGAGCGTAGTATGAATCGACTAAGGGAACTTCACGATGACATCGGACGTGAGCTTATAACAAGAGATCTTGGGGAGTCCGTTGTGTTCAAGCGGAAGAAATATCCGCCTGTCGTCATAAGGCAGCTGATAGAGGCTGGCAAGCAGCTGAACACCGCAGGACGTACAAGCACTTCATGGACTGACTGTAAGGAAATCTTAAAGGACTATGGATTCAGCGTCAGTGAATCAAGCACTGTCGTTGGATGGGACATAACGCTTTAGGAGGTTGTATGAAGTCTTGCGTGATAGAAAATAAAACCGTATTCGCGGGAACAAGGGATGAGTTCGTGTCCTTTGTCGCCGAGCGGATTTTTGAGGACTGCCAGAAAAAAAGATCCGAATTCAATGAAATTGACTTCGCAAGCGTGGACTGCGAGGTGAACGAATACAGTGACATGAATCTGGTGCATGAGGACGCGTCCTCATGGTGCGGAATCAAGGTTATTCCCTGGGAGTGGTTTGAGCCGTATTCATGCCGTCAGTACGTGGCGGATTACTACAACGGGGGATGTTTCGGAATATGCGACATCTTCATTGATGACATGGACATCGGATATGTCCAGCAGGAAGTTCTCAAGATGCTGACAAGGTGCCTTGAGGAATCCGGCCATACGATTGTCTGGGAAACCGACGGACAGGAGGACTGATTATGACTATCAGAGAATTGTTTGAGGCCATGCGCCTTGAAACAGACTGGGACAAGGAAGTTGTCGTCATGGACGATAACGGAGTCACATTTGACGTGTCTGGAGTTATGCCAAACATAATACTCGATGACAAATTGATTCTTTCAATAGATGGAGAGGTTTGAACATGATTAAGAAGATTACAGGCAAACAATTAAAGCACTGGGCTGAATGGCTTAAAAAAGAAGATTGTGGATGCTGTCACATTAAGATTGTAACTGATGACAAGAACAGGGAATGGTGCATTGCGATGGGATGGCTTGACGGCTTCGACAAAAACGACAACGGCAAGTATCAGAGCGGCACATGGAATATCTGCTGTGAAGTTGGTTATCACGATGCAAAGAATATCATGTTCTCAGACCTCAGCTGGGATTTGACAATGCCGTATGACGAGGATACGGCAGAAGTTGACAACACAACAACCGTTCTTTATGACGAACCTAACTGGGATAAACTTGCAGACGAATTGAACGAGGAAGCTGAGAGAGTAATCAATCAGTGGGCTTGTTTTGAAATTGAAGAAGAGGAGATAGCTTAATTATGTATTACTTCAACACACAGGTAAAGGACACGGTTCAGCCGATTGACGTGAACGAGAGGAACTTCCCTCACATCTGGAACTCAAAGGACTTTTCAAAGGCAATCTACATCGAGAAGAAGGACGGGGACATCTATGTGGAGACACTCTGCAACGACATGGAGTATGTCAAGGAAGCCATTGAAAGGTTTGAGGGTAAGGCGGCAGAAACACTCTGCGAAATAAAGTGGACGGTTGACGACATCCGCATGGCATACGAAAGACACTTTGGACACGAAGCAACTGATGAGGAAATCAACGAGCTTGTGGACAGGATTGACTGGAAGCGTGTCGAGGAAGTCGGAATCGAGCACGGCTGGGACGTAATTGACAGCATACTTTAAGGGGAGGCTGAAGATGTTCGAGATAGAAGCAGAAGAAAACGTAAATAAAAGCCATTGGTTGTTTCCCGAAGCAAAAGATATAGCAAGAGCATATTGGCGAGACGGAGCTGAATACGGATATAACAGGGCTAAGGAAGACTATAAAAAATTATTCTTGCAGCTTGAACAGAATATAAGAGACTTAGCTGACCCTTCCATGAGATATGATGTTTATGATTTGGCAGAAGATTGGGAGGTGAAGTTATAATAACGAAGAAGAAACGCAGGTATAGAGCGCTGGTGGGACATTATCCACGAAGTTGTTTAAGGAGGATTAGAAAATGAGCATGATGGTTGCAAACGCATGGATTAAGAATCCTATCTGCGGATGGGAGCAGATTGAGGTTGACACAACAAAGCCTTATGACAACTTGAATGAAGTCTTGGAGGATTTTGCAAGTAACGGAAGAGAGGGCGGGTACAGGATTCTCCGCTCATGGTCGAGGGCAAGATGTGGCAATGCCACCATCTATGCAATGGAAATGAAGTCAAGGTATCAGCTTGAACACCCAGACATAAACCAAGCTGAATGGAAAGCTGAGATAACAATAGTGGAGGACTAACAATGAAGCAGGTCAAATGGTACCGCTGCTACTGCTTTGACTGCGGGAGGGAGTGGAGCGCAAGGAGATGGGCACCATGCCCTGACTGCGGTTCCTCTTACGTAGAGGGCAAGGAAGAGATCGAGGAGGTCGAAGAATGACTTTTGCCAAGAGGGTGAAGTTCAAGGATGCCACAGGAAAGTGGCATTCATACATCGCAATATACGTTGACGGAGAAATGCTCCAGTCAGACTGGGAAGCAATCCAGAGGATAAAGAACCAAGGCAAGGAGGAATAGCATGAAAAAGGAAACTAAGGAACTTATTGAAGGGCTGAAAGTCGCTCTAAGAGAAACCGCACAGGATAATGACGGGCTCCATTGGCTCAACTGCAAGGGCAACGAATGTTTGTGCAGTTGCACTCCTTGGGAAGATAAAATCTTGGAAGGTGAATATTGTGGATGTCTTAGCAATGACCCTGAATCAAACTACAACAAGCTGATGGCTTTATTTGAAAAGATGGAGGAAACAGAAGCATGTCTTGCGAATGGCGGGCTTGTAAGGGATGCGAAGGGCAACTGGCTCAAGAGCGGTGACAAGGTTAGGTTCATTCAACATAACAGGGCTGGAGCCAATGATGATATATGGGATATAGGCATTGTTTACTTTGGAAACGAAAATCTTTGTTGGTATCTCAATACAGAGGAAGGTGACTGGCTCTACCTTGCACACGATTATCTTGAGGTAGAAACCTTTGAAAAATTAGATGATTAGAGGAGGAATGAATGACAAGAAATCAATTCAAAGAAATCGTTGAGAATAGAGGGTTTGACCAAGCTATTCTAAAACTTCAGGAAGAGCGCAATGACATTGTAAATTACGAAGAATTAAAAGACTTTGCAATACACGAGATTGCTAATGACTACATCCGTGTTGCAGCTGACATACTGGATTGCATGGACACCAATGATGATTGGTATCGCTACGATATGACATTAGGGCTTGCCAATAGTCCGGTACCACTCTTCGATATTGAAGACGTTGAGAAATACATAGGATTCGACGAGGAGGAATGAATGGCAAAACTAACAGATGAACAAAAGCTATCGCTTGCACAGAATATTGGAATGTTTGAAGGTGGGACGGCAGAAGTCAGGATGATTGAAGAGAACCTTTACTCTGTCTCAATAATCTTGTCTGACGGAAGAAAAGTAGCAGAACTCAAAGTTGACGACAGCCTTGATGACACGTGGTATGGATTCAAGGTTGGAGACAAAGATTATGATATCAATATTTTCAGCTGTGAACTTTTCGGCGGACCTGAGAATGCAAAATGGAGTGCGAGTGTATATCCTGCCATGGATGGTTATATACACACAGAATTTGATGAGCAACTTAATGTGAGGGAGGTTTGACTATGAAAAGAGTGTTCGCAAGAATCGGTATGGAAATGAACGTAACCGACGAAGAGTTTGAAAGGCTCAAGGACAAATACAACTATGAGAGTGAACTGTCAGTTGAGGATGCAAAGATGTTCATGGAAAAAGGAGAGCTTCTCGTAGACCATTGTACAGACAGCTATATTCCGCAGAGCGAGTTTGAGGAGCCAAGAACTCCAGATGTCCTTACATGGGACGAAATCTACAGGGATGCAATGACAGAAGATACAGCATACTTCTTTCCTAACCTTAAGGTTAAGGACAACGCAAGGACATACGTCACAGACTATGCTCTTGAGAAGGGTGTGGACATTGAAAACTCGGATTGTCCAGAGGAGGCCATTGAGGATTTCCTTAAGGAACATCCTGAATGTGACAGGTTCAATGCAGAAGGGCAAATGCTGATAGTAATAGAGGAGGCGGCTTAACCATGACTTATTTTATTCTTGTAGTTTTTGAAGACAAAAACAAATGGGGAAAGACTCTACCAAACAAATACAAGCGTAAGTTCGATGCAGAGAAGCAGTTTGAGAGCCTTGTAAATAGCGGTCTTTATGAATGTGTGATGATTCGTAAAGAAGAAAAAACACCTTATTATTTTTCTTCAGCTCCTTATAAGAGATGGGAGGTGGCGTAATGGAAGAGACGGAAGAAACAAAAGAAGAAATTACTGAAAGACTGGACGCTGAAATCGGCTGTGACGCGCTTGACTGTGATGATTATGCAGTCATGGAACAGTGGGCTTTTGAGCTGAATATCTAAGGAGGCTTCTTATGATAAACTCACCTGGCGACGCACTCTGGCACCTGTTGGATTATAAGTGTGACAAGTTTAAGGCTGGATTGATTTGCGTTGACAACCACAAGGACAACATAGGCCAGACGGTTATTGCCGAAGGAGATTCTTCCTGCCTGCTGAAACTTAAGGATTTCTTCTGGTACGCAGCAAGAGTAAAGGCATCTGGTTTAATCCTGTTCTTCATCCACAAGGAAGATACAGTAGAACCTTCTCCTTCCGAAATCAACATTGCAAAAAGGATTTCACAGGGATGTGAAGCCATAGGCATCTGCCACGTGGACACTTTGATAGTGAACAAGGGAAGGGTCTTCTCTTTCCTGGAGCACAACATTGACACAAAGAATGTAAACCCCGGACTGTTCGACAACTGGGCTGTGGAGGAGACGGCATGAAAACACACAGAATCTGCAAGGTATGCGGCAAGCCCGTAATAAGGGAAACAAAGATTAAGGAATATCCGTTCTACTGCCCTTGCTGTGACGAGGACAGGTACAGGATTGAGACGCTGAACGTAAAGGAGAATCGAAATAATGTACAAGAACATTCTGACAATCCAGACGAAAGAGTTCAATAAGGAATACAAGGCCGCAAACAAAGCTCATCCCGGCTGGCCTATTGCCAAAAAGCAGGATTCCGCATTTGAGAAAATGCTTCAAGACCGGGGATTCTCCACTGGAGAGTCCGAAGGTTTTAAGGCACCGACAAACCCGGATGACGTAATGAGGCTTCAATATTGGCTGGAGGTATTCGCCCTAAAGGAAGACGTAAGGCAAGGAATATGCAGGTTCTACATCAAGGACGGCAGCCTGCTGGAGTTCTTCAGGAACACTGAGGTCAAGGAAAAGGAAGTCAGTTCATTGCTAAAAACAGACTTCTTCGACCTTTTGAATGAGAAGTCTGGTTCGGTAATGATAACTGGGCTTCTTGGGCAGAGCTTTTCCTGCACCATAATCTGCAAGACGTTTATTAGGGAGGGCAAGCCGAAGCACTTCGTAACAGTTCTGACAGACGAAATGAACTACGCATTCATCATTGAAGACTTTGACGTTAAGAGAAACAAGGACGATTCGGTGTTCAATACGGTCATCAACTTCTTCTTCTACATCAACGCATTCCCGGAGTGTGTAGTTGACGGAGTTCCCAGCGGGGTTAAGCGGGACAACAACGCAAAGACGCTTTCAACGAGCGAGAAGGTTGTGTCCCATACGACCGTTGAGCACGGATTCGTAAGACCCCACTTCAGGAGCGGGTATTTCAGGCATTACAATTCTGACTTCTACGTGAACTGTAAGGGGCAGGTGAGGTTCATCACTTCTACAATAGTGAAGGGAAAGGCAAAGACTGTCTTATCAAAGGAGGATGTATGACAATACATGACGTAGTTGAAAACCTGTTCGACGGAATGGAAATGACGGCTGAGCAGGGGAAGATTGCAGAGAAGGAACTCGAAAGGCTCCGCAGCAATAAAGGGTGGAGCTATGAGCAGCTGGATGACTGGTGCTGGGCAGACAGCAACAGGGCGTTTGACTACATATTCGGAGCATGACATGGAAAGATTCACAGAAGAAGAGACGAAGGCTCTCGACAACCTTATAAAGAAAATGAACAGAAGGATGGGGATTGACCACATAGACTACAAGAAGGAGAAGGTTGTCCTGTCCTACATCTACAACAAGGGAACGCCGCAGGAATGGGTTGAGCCGAACTTCCTTGAGGTCAACACAGCCTGCGAGTCAGTGCCCTGTGCGATATGGGAAGTGGTGAATGCGACGTTCAAAAAGGCATGTGTATAAGGAGGTGCGGTATGGAAGAAGAAATTGTCTGTCTTGATTTGCAGACGTTGTTTGAATGTTTGTACACAGGTATGTGCAAAGACAACGAGGTGTATACACGATACAGTCATTGCATAAGACGAGAACCGTCACCTGACGGGAACGATTATTACGACTTATACAAGGATGGTTATTCCAGTCTAAAACTTTGTTGTGACGGAGAGCAGTGCAAAGTTCTGGAACGGACAGCTGATTACGTGAAGCTGATTGACGTCGAGAATATAGACAATGAGGAACTTGAAGGTATCGACACTTCATTCAAACTGTCCGTTACAGCATTTGAAATCGCCACAGGAGGAAGGATATGAAAGTTATAGTAACAACGTTGCGGCCGGAAGGAGGGTTTGCACTTCATAGTGAGTACATTCTGATAAAAAAGTCATCAGATGTGACTGAATACGCATGGCTAGATACAGCAACTCAAACGATTCGTGACACTTGGTATATAAACGAGAAATCTGCAAGGCTAAGTTTATTCAACGAATTTAACAACGAAAACTTAATCTCAATAAGCTTTGAAGCAGGAGGAAAATGATGAATATCAATATAGACATCAGCGATTACCTTTCAGAAGAAGAAATTAAAGAGGAATGCAGAAGCGCAATTAGAGCCTGTATTTGTCAGAAGTACAGTAATGAATCGGAATTAGGAAGGATTATTTCTAATCTTGGTTATGATTTTATCTTCAAGGCAATACAAGAAACAACAGGCGAAGATTCTTTACAGAAGATAAAGGACACTGTAAAGAATCTCGTTTCAGAAGAAAGCACTATTAAATACGAGTTGTTCAAGGAACCTGATGCTTGGAGCCGCTCAGAAAACGTAGGAAAGAAAATATTAAACGAGGCAATCAAAGAATATGAACCCTTAATCAAGGAAAAAGTAAAGGACGCGATTTGCAGTTACAGCTTCATCGAAAGACGTGACTTGCAGACACGGATGGAAGACTTATTCCACGAAATGCTGGAAGAAAAACTATTTAACTCTAAAGAGGAGGAATAATCATGGGAAACAGGGCAGTAATCACAACGGCAGACGCACTCAATGAGGACGGAACACTCAAAGGAAACAAGATTGGAATCTACGTACACTGGTACGGAGACAGGGAGGATATCGAGAGGTTCCTCAAGGAAGCCAAGGAAGCTGGCGTAAGGAACCCGGAATATGACAACTATGGATGGGCAAGGCTGTGCCAGATAATCGCCAACAATATTGACGGAGACGGAGGTATCAAGGGAACAGGCGTAGGAATCGACATCCTTGACCGCCTTGACTGCGACAACGGAGACAACGGAGTTTATCTCATCAAGAACTGGGAAATTGTCGGAAGAATGTATGAACCAGAGGAGGGCTGAAATGCTGGACGGAAAGTTTGAAAATGCCATGTACCGCAAGGGGTATAATGACGGCTATGCTGACGGCATGGCAAGGTCAGACACCCTCCTTGCGGAGAGCATCGCCAACTACATAATAGTGAACAGCATAATGGGGAAGCGTTCGTTTATGATGAAGGAACTGTGCAGGCACTTCGGGATAAACGAGCCCTATATGGACGGCCTTGTGGATGACGTGAGGGGGCTTGTGGACACGCAGCTTGAAAGCACAAGGGAAAAGGTATATAATAACAGTATTAAACAGTAACAAACAAAGGGGGAAATATGAAATTCTATGTCATTGCCACAAGGGTCAGCCTCGACGGTTATCCTGAAAGTTACAATGTAGGGTATGACAATACGGCCACAACGGACTGTGACAACTACATGTTCTTCGACTCAAGGGAACAAGCCGAGAACTGGACTCAATCGAATGAGGCGAAGGAGTGGAAGGACTGCACCTTTGAGATTGTAGAGAACACCGAATAGGAGGAGCCTATGCCTTTGATAAACTTTATAATGGGACTGCTTGCAATCGTTGCGGCAGTCTTTATTTATTTGGAGGTGGTCACGGTGCTCGTGGACATAGCATCCCCGGTAGTGTTCACTACGGAGCTAAGGAGTTGGAATCCGTTTATAAATCCTGTACTCAAGACTGTTATGATAGTTCTTGTCGTAATCTGGTACAAGCGTCCTTGGTTCGGCTTGTTCACTCTCTTTACTCCTGATATGTGGATGTCTATTCAATGGCTTGTGGAAAGTGTTGTTTGGAAAATAGTTACGAGTTGGCTTTTCGTTCCGGCAGTATTCGGGTTGATTGAACTCATACGTCTGAAGAAAAGGTTGTTCGGTTAATCAAGGAGGTTTGATATGTACGGAATCCTGGATATTGTTCTTGATGGTATTCGTGATATTGGCGGCTCTATATGGGAGCGCGTCTCAACGATAGGTTTTCCCAACTTTATACACAGAAGGTTTCTGGGTGGCTCAATAGGGTATATCCTTGCGTGGATATACTGGCTAGTAATATTAGGATGTCTTGCACAGTATGTGTACAGATTCATAAAGAACTGGGTCGGTTGGCTAAAGATGCCGAAAGTCTCTTCGACAGAAAACAAGGATATATCAAGTGACCCGGCTTTCACTGTCCGCCTTGAAGTCCTTAAAGGTAAGGCATCCCGCCTGAGCATGAAGCTGTGGGGTGAGCTTGAGGACATGGAGAAGGGCGGCATGGCCCGCCCAGAGGACGAGGGGTATGCAACCTACTCAAACGCCCTCGCGCTCGCAACTGCCTATGATGAAATAATCGAGGCAAAACCGACAACGGTGTTCGACCTTGAGGAGCTTGAGTGGAAATTCAACGAAGGCAAGCTTCGCACTCCTGACGAAGTGGAGGAGCATAAGGCTGAGGTAGACAAACGCCTGTACGTAGATTCTGGTCAGTATGACTTTGAGAAGAATATGCTTGAAGAGGAGTTTGAGAATAAACACCTGTTAACAGGTTGTGCAGTAACGTGCTTACTGATGTCTGCAATACTTTGCATTTGCTGCACAGAAGGAACCGATGGAAGCTCAATGTTCGTAACATGCTTCTTCATTGGCCTTCCTCTTATGGCTCCCGCAATGGCAATCCTGTTCGGAACACTGATTTTTATCGACCTCACTTTCGAGTCCAAGTTCTATATCGTGGCTAAGAAGGCAGGAAAGAGATACCTTCCTCACCTCCAGACTGGAGTTGATGCAGCTGGCCTTGCAATATCCCTGCACTCACTTGGCAAGATGTTCAAGAGGAAGAAATAACATAAAGAAAAAGTAAAAAATATATAATAATATCTGTATTTAATAAAGTATTTTCTTGACTATCTCACAAACCTTCTGTATACTATAAAGTATGGTAGATACAGAAGAATTAAGTTTCACGACAAAAGAGGACTTCAAGAAGGAAATCTCTGACCGCGTAAATGCGGTAAGGGACCTCTTGAACGACATTGAAATCCTGACTACATGGTACATGAACGACAGAAACATGACGGCTGAGGAGACTATGGAATACCTCAAATGCCCGACCGTTTCATCAATTCCTCCCTCAATCCCTTGCGTAAGATGGGGAAGAAGGGTGCTCTACAAGCTGAGCGACATAGAGAAGTTCATCAGGAGCAACAAGAAGCCCAGGAACCAAGCCAAGGACAAGGAGTTGTTCTAGTGATGACGGACAAGGAGAGAGAAGATGAAATGGAGAAGCTTATGAAAGCAGGGGCGGACATGCTCACATTCCCGTTCCTGTTGGCGGCTATGTTCCTCCCGAAAGGCGAGATGGACAAAATATTCAATAAAGTCAAGGAAAAGCTTAAAGAGGAAAAGGAAAAACCAGACGAACAGACAAAGAACATGTCTGGTTTTTTCTTTGAAGAGTAAAGAATTTCTACTGTTGTAGATGGAGGTGTAAGATGAAAGTTGAAGACATGGCAAAACTGAAGGAACCGTTTCCTGCCGACGACATTGATTGGCGTTTGCAGAGTTGCGGTGAGAAAGACGGCAAGCTCTGGGGAAAGGCATTGGCATACATCACCTCAAGGGCTGTGCAGGACAGGCTTGATGAAGTCTGCGGTCCTGACGGCTGGCAAACGTCAATCCGCAAGGAAGGCGACGCATATCTTTGTACGCTCTCCATCCGGGTTCAGCACGAGGACGGCTCATTTGAGTGGATCTCCCGCACTGACGGCGCAGACAGCACTGACATTGAGGCCGTAAAGGGCGGAATTTCAGGAGCCATCAAGAGAAGTGCTGTACTCTACGGCATAGGCCGCTATCTGTATAACCTCAAGGAATCATGGGCAGTCATCGCTCCTGACGGAAAAAAAGGAAAGTACACTGGCCAGACAAAGGACAAGAAATACTTCAAGTGGGACCCTCCCGCACTCCCTGCATGGGCACTCCCCGCCGGGACACCGCTACAGGTAGAAGGAGGCACACAGGCAATAATCGACCTTCAGAAGTTCCTTAAGGACGGTGCTCTTGACGACCGCCCGAAGATGAAGGCCGGGGCTGAACAGGCCATCAAGGACAATGACTTGGAAAAAATCCAGAAATATATCGAAGCCTGCAAGGGCAAAAAAGCTTCATAAGGAGTAAAAAATATGGAAGAAACAAAGGTAACTGAGAACAACACACGCACAAGAATCAACATCAGCCTCAATGCAAAGGGTGCCGCACAGTATGACATCACCTGCGAGTACGACACCCCAGAAAAATCAACCGAACAGATGGCCAAGACAATCGACCTCGTAAGGTCATTGCTTGCAGAGAAGGGGCTTAAGGAAGCCGGAGCTGCCTAAGCAAAAGGAGGTTGCAAATGAAAAAGCTTATAGCACTAATCGTTATTTTGTTGGCTGGAATCGTCTGTTTCTGTGACCCTGTAAAGGTTATAAAGTCATGGCCGTCAAAGATTGTCCAGCCAGGAAAAAGACATGAGACAACTGTTGTTGTACAGGCCACAATAAACAACGGGATGTACCTGCTGATGATTGGTGACAGCGACGACAACATACCTCTGCTCTTTATCTTTGACAGCGAAGAAAAGTGCATAGACTTCGGACAGACACTCCATGTGATGATTGAGGATGAGATACTTGACGCAAGCTCGCTGAAAGCCTTCCTCTGCAATTACGAAATAAGGGGACGGCTCATAAAAGTTGACGGCAATTATTATTACCTCATGGGGTAGTTGAATGACGTTCATACACATAGCTGACATACATGCTTCCACATCACGCCTTGAGGAAACCCTCAAGGTGCTCACCACCCTCAAGGAAAGATGCCTTGAGGGTGGTGTGGACTTCATCCTCTTTGCCGGAGACTTCTGGGACTTCACCATCTCAAACTCCGCACAGAGCGGGTTCAACCGCATACTCAGGGCTTTCTTTGACTTGCAGGAGGTCGTGGAGTGCTACATGATATACGGAACCCCGACGCATGAGGCGGACGGCTCCCTTGAGTGCTTCTCCATAATGCCCAATGTAAAAGTCTATGACTGTAAGGATGCCGGAAGCTACCTTATTTTTCCCGATGTAAAACTGACTGTCATCCCTGAGCCAAGGCTGTCCTTTTTCAGCGGAAAGGATATTGAGGAGAAACACTCCCAGATCCAGAAGTGGTACAAGGATATAGCTGAAGGCTCAAAGAAGGATAACGGTGAAAAGCATCACATAGTAATGTTCCACGGCGAGATAGAAGGGTGTACCTACCAGAACGGTGTGGAAGTAGGGGACGGCGGAACGGTAATGCCGCTCTCCGTACTCGACAGTATGGAGGCTGACTACATAGCCTGCGGACACATACACGGAAGGATGAAAGTGAAGGGGTTGAAAACCCCGTGCTGGTACTCCGGCTCAGTGCCTCCGAAGAACTTCGGGGAGACGCACTGCGGAGGTTGGATAGAAGTAACTTTATAGGAGATTTTTATGACGATAACTGAATTAAAGGCTGAACTCAAGCCTATACTCAAGAACTCAGGATTCATTATGAACAAGAAAGCTTGCCAGGTGCTTTCAAAGCTTGGCTTTCAAGTAGAGTTCGGGAGGAAACATTACTCCCTGTTGTATCAAGGAAAGAAAAAGCTGTATCGCTTCCCAGTGTCAGTTACCTGCTCAGACAAAAGGGCAGGACTCAACATGGTGTCAGTGATAGCGAGGACTATAAAGGCTGAAGAAGGAGATCTATGGACATAAAGGAAATAGAACTTGGATTCCCGGTATTCAGGAATTACACTGTTGACATAACAGAAAATCAGGGAATCCTTGACAGCTGGACGGAATCACAAATGTCAGACAAGACAGAGAGGAACATCAAGCTTCTTTTGTCCTGCACGGCAGAGCAGAAGAAAAACATTCCCTATCAGACGATTTCTGCCGCATTGAGAAAAAACGATGCCGTAAAGTCAGTCAAGGTTGTATACGACGTAAAGGACTCCGCCCATGTAAGGGCTCCTGAAATAATCAGGGCAAAGACACAGGCAGAGAAGCTCTCCGAATATATAAAGGTCAACAAGCTCAAGGCCAGTGACACTGTATACTCCAAGCTCAAGGAGATAGAGGACAGCCTCAGCATTAAGTACGCTGCACCCCACCACACCTTCACGCTTCTTGAGGTAAAACTCATGGGGAGCATAGGAATAAAGGAGGGGACTGGAAGGGATGAGTTCACACTGGACTTGAGGAATTTCGTTCCTGGCGTAGTTGCGCTCGCGGGTCAGTGCGGACGCGGGAAGTGTGTAACAGGAGAGACTTTAATACTTTCTAAAAAAGGTTTTGAAACAATAGGTTCTTATGACAATAAGATAAGAGGATTTCAAAACTTTAACAAGGAATTACTTTCTGCAAATGATGTTTTTGCAGAAAGCTCTCATTTTTATTCAGAAGAAGTAAATGAGACTATAAAAATCACAAATTCATTAGGGATGGAAATAGAAGGAACTCCTGAACATCCTGTTTTAATTTTTACTCCTAACTGTACTTTTGAATTCAAAAAATTAAAAGACATATCTTGTGATGATTATGTATGCGTTTCAAGAAATATGAATGTTTTTCCTGAAAAATCCTATAGCTTTGATTTTTCTCCATTTATGTGGAGAAGTACAAATAAGGTGAATCTTCCTACAAAGATGTCAATTCAGTTGGCAAAATTTTTGGGATATTACATTGCAAACGGATCTCATACAGGAAACTCTATCCAGTTTTCAACGAAAAATAAAAAGATAGCAGATGATTATATTAAAACAGTCAAATCATTGTTTAATATAAATATTTCCAAGCCTACAAATCTTCAGAAAGATTCAAATCTTAGAATTTTCTCTTCCGTAATAAGACAGTTTTTGGAATATATTTTTAACGAAGCTCTTACAACTGCCCGTTACAAAATTATTCCGAATTGTATTTTACAAGGCACGAAAGAAGAGCAAGTCGCTTTTTTAACAGCATTGTTTGACTGTGACGGATGTTTATGTAACGATTATTTTGAATTTTCAACTGCCAGTAAGCAAATTGCGAATTCGGTTCAAAATATGTTACTTAACTTTGGAATAGTATCTACTCATGGGTTAAAAAAGGTAAAATCTTATGATTGGATTTATCACAAAATTGTAGTCCGTTCTTTGAATGTTGAAAATTTGATTTGTTTAATAAATAAGTCATTAAAATACAATTATAAAAGAACGAAGGATGTTAATCCAAATAAAGATATTATTCCTTATATAAATCCTTATATAAGAAAAAAACTAACTGTTTTACATAATGGACATTTTCACTCCGAAAATGGCAAGATATATATTACACCTTTACCGAGTCGGCTTTTCCAAAAAAAATATAATATCTCCTATAAAAAACTTGAATTACTGAAATCATTGTCTGATAACAGTGAAATACCAGAAGTAAAAGAACTAAACAGTTTGTTCAAATTAATACTTTCAAAGAATTATTTCTTTTCAAAAATTACAAAAAAAGAAGTATTTAATGATAAGAAAATTGTTTACGACTTTACAATTCCCTCTACTCATCAGTTTTATTCAAGTGGATATATTAGTCATAATTCCACCCTTATTGAGAACTGCCAGCCGTACCTCCGTATGCTTACAAGGAACGGACGTTTACAAGACCACTTCTTCCTCCGTGACTCATACAGGGAACTCCTTTACGTTGACGAAGGCGGGACATACTACCGCATAAGAATTGACATCGACGGCAAGAACAAAAGCGGCAAGGTAAAAGCGTTTGCCTTCACAGGGGAAAACCCCGACAACCTCAACCCTGTTGACGGATTGGACGGTAACGTTGACCAGTACAATGAATGGGTGGTCAACACATTCGGTTCAATAGAACTGTTCCTGCGCACCGTATTCTACACAAAGGGAAACACGGGAAGCGTAACTGACATTGCATCAGCGACAAAAGGTGAAAAGAAAAGCTTCTTCAACTCCCTGCTCGGCACTGAATCTGCCTCTGAAATATCAGCCGCCTCAAGGGAGAAGTCAAAGGAACTCAAGGCCAAGATTACGGAAAAGGAAACCCTCATTGACGATTCGGATTACGACGCAATGATAAAGGAAGTCCTTGCTCACGGAAAGGAAGTTGACAAGCGCATAAAGGTCCTGCGGGATGAAATCAAAAAACTCAATGCAGAGCTTGACGGCCTGAAGAAAACGGATTCAGGAACTGATGTAGACAGTAAAATCCGCGAGAAGGAATCGCAGCTCCTTGAAACGAAGGGGCTCCTTGCAACCTACACAAGTAAGAAGGAAAACTTCGGCAAGTACGAAAAAATAAAGCCTCTTCTCGAAAAGGCAGATTCCATACGCAATAGAATAAGTGAAAGGCAGCCACTCCTGGATGCCAACAGGGAAGAGGTAAGAAGCCTGGAAGCAAAGGAAAAGGAAGCCTACACGAATCTTGCGGACGCGAAGGCGGACGTTACGGCAAAGAGGAACCTGGTCACTGACATAGCAGACACGTGCCCTACCTGTGGACAGAAACTCCCTGCCGAAAAGGTTGCAGAACTGGAAAAGCAGGCTGTAAAGAACCGCAAGGCTCTTGAAAAGGCAGAGTCAATGCTCCTTGCAGCACAGGAAGCCCATGACCTTATAGCCAAAGAATTGGCCGACACCAACCGAGGGGTCAAGTGGCTGGAGAGAGAGAACGAAAAGGACGAAAAAGAAATCTCTGAACTCGGAATCCCGGACGAAGCCTCCCTCCTGAAGATGGAAGCCGAGTCTACAGACTTAAATGCCCTGAACGAATACCTGTCAGTATACACCAAGAAGACATCAACGCTTGAAAAGGAACTGTCCCAGCTGAAGAAGCAGAAGGAAGGTTTGGGCCCTGACGTTGCCGGAAAGATGAAGTCCGTAGAAGATTCCCTTACCTCTGCCGAAGGTGAACTCCAGGAACTGCTCGTAGAGTCAGGCAAGATAACACAGGAAGCTGCCCAGCTAAAAGAAGCAAAAGAAACTAATGAGCAGCTAAAGGAAGAAAGGGAAACCCTTGTGCACGAGCAGACTGAATGGGAGTTTCTTGAGCGGGCCTTCGGAGCAAACGGCATACAGGCACTGGAGCTTGAAGCCGCCGCTCCTGACGTTGCAGACATAACGAACCGCATACTGGAATCAGCATACGGAGACAAGTTCAAAATATCCTTCCAGACGCTCAGGAAGGGCTCTACAGGGGCTTACATCGAAGTTTTTGACATATTAGTTGAAAACACGGAAACAAGCGTCACAAGGCCTTTGGAGTGGGTTTCAGGAGGTGAGGGGACATGGATAAAGGAAGCCCTCTACCATGCCTTCTCAATCATAAGGAGCCGCTCCCAGTCGGCAGGTTTCAGGACAAGGTTCCTTGACGAGACTGACGGAGCACTCGACCATGACTCAAAGCTTAAGTACCTGAAGATGATAGAGACTGTCCATGAGGAGGGAGGTGCGGACAAGACCGTACTCATTACCCACTCTCAGGAACTGAAGGACATAATCACCCAGAGGATTGAGCTTTAGCGGATTACATTGCCTAATGAGTCTGCCCAGTGTTCCCAAGGAAGTGAATAGTGAACTACTGACAGGCTAAAGCCATGTCAGCTTCGTGCTTCACAGATTCGAGTTTGATACCAGAAGCAAGAGCCTCTGATACAAGTGCTTTAATCTCCACACGCTTGAAATTGGTGCGTCCCACACCTACTTTATTTTCATAAAACCAGACCATATTCTGAGCCGCATGAATATCTCTATCCATTTCAACTCCGCAGTCACATTTGAAAATCCTGTTCCAAACTCTCATTTCATCATGCCATTGTCCACATTTTGTACACAATTTTGTCGTAGGACAATTCTTTGACAGGACTACTACATTAGACTTAAGAAGAAGCTTTGATTTTACTCTTCCTAATACTGAGCGCTGAACTTTCTTCCCGTGATTGCCTTTATGCCAATTACTAAGCTGTTCATCCTGAATAATAACAGTGTCATATTCAGAGAATTTTGCAACAAGTTTGTTGGCAAGGTCGTTTTTCTGGTTGGTAAGTTTCTGGTATTCTTTTCGTAACAGATGCACTGTCCGCCACCAGTTCTTTGAGCCTTTCTTTTGACGTTTGTTCATTCTTAATGAAAGACGCTTGATACGCTCACTTTCTTGAACTGAAGCTTCGATTTTTTCACCCTCACTTGTAGTGAAGGATGTCTCGCATCCGAAATCTATACCTAAAACCTTACCATTGGTCTGTTTATTTGCTATCTTCGATTTATCTACATAAGTCGTGAACTGAACGTAATACCCCTGCGGTGTATTCAGTAATTTTGCATTTGCATATTCAAGATTTTTATTCAAGAACTGCTTGAGTCCGTTTACCATCAGAGAACCTGATATACCCTGTAACTTAATTCTTTTTGAGGATATTATCTTATGGGTTTTCCCATACTGTTTGAAATTGACAGATGAGACTTCTTTTACAAACTTGAGATGCCCGCCAGACTGGAAGCCTTTCTTCTGCAATGTAATGATTGTCCTGATGTTTGAAATTATTTCTGATTGAACACACTGCTTCACAGAGGCAGGAATATATTTCAATTCAACTTCGACATCATTCATATCCTTATCTTTATGAATGATGGTCTTCTTCTTTGTATCGTAATCCCAAACTTTATTTTCTGGATTTTCTTTTATCCAAGCAAGAATTGAATTTTTTAACCACTTTGCTTCTACAAAAATCATTTTCAACTGTTCTTTTTGAACTTTAGACAGTTGATTATCCTGAATCTTTACTGTAAAGACACGACAAACCTGAGAGGCTCTTTTCTCATAGGTAGCCTTTATTGTCTGAGCAATCTGCTTGTTTTTCTCTTCTCGTGTCTTACACATATCTTTAATATAATAAACTTAGTAGAAAAAAGCAAATACTGTTTGAGTAAATATTGCAAAATATACTAACTTTTTATAAATTATATTTATGAGTGAATATGAAACATTGAATCACGAAAAATTCAAACTAAGATACCATGTTATCTTCTCTACTAAATACAGAACAAAATGCTTAACAGATATCAGAGATGATGTTTTAAATTCAATGAAAAGAGCGGAGTCTTTACAGGATAAATGGCATATAGAGACTATGGAGATAGACAAAGACCATATTCATTTTCTTATAACGGCAACTCCAACAACAGTAATTTATGAAATGATAAATAAACTGAAATCTGTTTCCACCTATGATTTATGGAAAAAACATAATGCTTATTTATCCAGATATTATTGGAGCGGAAAGCATTATTTGTGGACTAGAGGTTATTTTATTTCAACTATTGGAGATGTTTCAGAGAAGACATTACAAAATTATATAAAAAATCAAGGATAATATGGCAATTCACCAGCCACCCTAAAGGGATGGCAGCTATCTTGCCATATCTGGTATCATTTAATATCCCTTCCTGTAAAAAAGTTTCACCTCGCCGTGCCTGTAAGTCTGGCACTTATCCTTGAATATATCCGCCTGCCTGGTACGGTTCTTCAACTCAATCTTAATCATGTGTATGTACCTGTTGTAGAATGAGCAGAACGGGACAAGCTTCGTAGTCCCCGAGCGGATGCTTTTCCCCTTAAGGTATATGCAGTTCGCACAGCTTTGGAACTTCGGGCTTTTCCTCAGCTTCTCAAGGTACTTTTCCGTACCAGATATGTAGATTTTCCTCTTTTCCTTGATGAAGTGGGTGTCATGCTCAATATAGTTGTCTTCAATAAGGGCTATCTGAACGGGATTAAGCTTTGGCCTTATGAAAGTGCAGATGAAGAGAATTTCTTCCTTCGTAAATGAGGACTGGATGTGGAGGTTATGCGTGAACTTTTCGGCAATAGACGGCATTTCCTTTGCTGCCTGCTGCACTGCCGAGCTCACCATGCTGTCGCCGTAGTTTGTATCTATAAGGGCGGCTAATTCCTTCCTCGTCACTCAATCCTCCCAAGACAAAGCTTCAAGCTTTGCTATGAAGCTGTTCAGCTCGTTGCTTATCTTTTCCAGTGGCTTGACCATTTTCCTGTCATCAAACTCAACCCCATTCACAAGCGTAATGAGGTTGTTGTTCAGGTCTGTAAGGTCGTCCTTCAAGTCCAATACCTGTCTCTTTGTCATTTCAGTTCCTACGGATTGTTTGGGTCCGGGTCAGTGTTCGGGTCTGGATCAGTACCGCCTGACGGGTCGTTGTTGGGGTCAGGGTCAACCGGGTCAGTATTCGGATTGTCCGGGTCAACAGGGTCTGTACCTGGGTCTACAGGGTCTGTATTTTCCTCTTCCTCAAACGGCTCATAGTCAGGGCACTCACCGTAATAGTTGCGCTCAAAGCAGCTGGAGTTTGTCTCCTTGCCGTCTATATAGTCAATCTTCTTGACCTTCGTACACATGCCGTCCATACAAACCTTGCGCCAGTCAAGCCTATGGCATCTGTGCGGCAGATGGTGCAGCCAGTAATCATCCCCCTTCTTTTCAGGCTTGGGTTCCGGTTCAGGTCCTGGAGTTGGTGTAGGTTCCGGCTCAAGGTCGGGATCTGGAGTAGGGTCTGGGTCTCCGCTAGGGTCTGACGGGTCAGAGCTTGGGTCATTAGGGTCTGTCCCTGGGGCTGGGTCATTGCCTGGCCCTGGTGTCGGCTCTGGGTCTGGACTAGGCTCTGGTTCGGGTTCTGGCTCTTCTTCTGGAATCTCTGTGTTCGGCTTGTAGAACTTGCAGTCCTTGCAGACTCCTGCAACTCTGTACTCAACGTCCTTAGTCCCGTCGTAGGTGCTCCATGAGTATTCATGCGTATACTCAACGTCAAGAACCCCTTCCGTGTCAGTCACTTTGTCGGTGTTAATCTGCCACACGTCCTCCCTTATGGAAGTGAGGGTTTCAGCCGCGTAGGTTTCCTCATCTGTCTGAGTCCAGAACTTTTCGTCAACGGTGCCCTTGCAGTCCTTCCCTGTAGTGATTATATCGTCAACAAAACTGTTCGGGATTTCGTCCGTACTTTCATGGTACCAGTATGTAGTCTCGGTAATGTCACCGACACTCACTTCCACCGCACCAGTTCCCAGTGTCGTCCTTGTGACAGGGGCCTCAGTGTGCTTCAGCCAGTATTTTATGAACTTCCTGTCTTCTGTCTTTATTTCCTTAGCCATAAAAGCCTCCGTTTATCGGAGCGTAAACGCATTTATTTTTTTTGCCAACCTAAAGAGCGTACACACAGTTCCCGCAGTCTTCCGGTTTCTGACCTGTGAACTCCTCAAGGGGGTAAAGTTTCCTCTCGTAGTTGTTGCCGCAGCATGGCTCTACCGTCATTGTCTGGCAGTCAACGTTCCATGTCGTCTCGAATCTCTTGCAGGCCTGTCTCCAGTTGCCCATATTGCCCCTTTTTAAGCACTCGGCAAGAAGCACCATGTTCTTGTAGCGGCTCTCCGTCTTTACCTGAAGCTCCGCTATCCTTATGATGTCCTCCGGGGTCGCGGTCAGTTCCCCTGACTCCACGCATGGAGAGATTGTTATACCCCTCTCCCTGTTGAGCCTATAATTCACCTCGAGGAACTCCTCAAGCCTGTCTATGTTCTTGTGCGTAACTACTATTTTCGGCTGCTCATTGTCCTTCCACTCAAGCACCCTCACGTCGTCCCAGTCAGTGACGTGCCACAGGAAAAGAGCCTTCTTGTCCTTGTACCACTCGGAGTTTTTGTCTGCACCGTTGGTAAATATCATGTACCTTTCATACTTCTCAAGCCTGTCCTGTATCTTGTGGATAAGGTAGGGGCTCCACAGCGTAGGCTCTCCACCCATGAGCTGCACGTTTATGTTGGTAATCCCCTCTATATGGTCAATACACTTAATGAAGTTGCTGAAAATCTCGTCATCAGGTAAATCTTCCAGGCCTTTCATGCTATGCTGTATGCAGAACGGGCAGTGGGCATTGCACTTCTTGTTCAGTATGAACGTTACCCTCTGGGCAAAAACCGCCATCATGCGCTTGCCTTCCTGAATATTTTTTTCTTCAGCCCTTTAAGGAATCTTTTGACCCTTCCCCAAAGGCTGTACCGCTTCTTTATCTCTAAAAGAAGGGCGGCAGCATAATCCCTTGAGTTGACTGGCCTGTGGTCGCAGACAGTGCCAACGGGACATCCCCTGCACTTGAATCCGTTGCATCCGTTCCTTGCAATGTACAGGACCATAGCGGCAGGAATGTTCTTTGTGTACCTGATACAGCGTCTTACTTCTCTCTTGTCAAAACCCATTGAAACCTCGCGGACTGTCAGTTATTGTGCCGCCGAAGGCTTTTACGAGAACCTTCAGCGGCGCGTATTCATCATCAGAATTAGAAGGGAATATCTTCGTTTTCATCCCAGGGGAGGTCTTCTTTGAACTCTCCGCTTCCTGAACTCCCGGCTGGTGCACCTTCATCCTGGCTTTCAGCCTTCTTCTTTCCGTTGCCTCCGAACTCAAGGCTGCTACAGTTAATGACAATGCGGCTGTTCTTCTGGCCGTCCTTCTCCCATCTGTCCTGATGGAGTGATCCGGTAACGATTACCTTAGTACCTTTCACAAGGTAAGGTGCAAGCTTTACGGTACCGCCGAATCCCTTGATGTCGAAGTAGTTGGTGTACTCCTCCCACTTGCCGTCCTTCTTCACTGACTCGGAGTTCGCAATGCAGAAGCGGATTAAAGTCTGTGACTCATTGAGCTCGACGTCCCTTACGATGTTGCCTGACACGACAACCATGTTTGTGTTCTTTGACATAAAAATCTCCTGTGTATATTAGTTTTTCTTGATTATTTCCTTAGAGAAGTCATAAAGGCTCTGCTTTATAACCCCGTTCCACCGTTCCCACATCTCGTCCGTTATGTCTTCCTGGATGCAGACTGGAAGCTCGTCAGCAAGAGAGCCTGCGAGCTTTATGCTGAACTCGTCCACAACCCACTTGTACCTGTCGCGTACATAGTGGTTCAGGTCTTTCTTGTGGTATACGTCGTTCGACCATTTCCGCGCATAGTACATTGACACCGGGTATTTTTTTACGACCTCCTCGCAGGTCATGCCGCCGTCAATCTCTTTCTTTACGATTTCCTTATAAAGCTTCTCAGTCTTCTTCTGTTTCACAAATCTACTCCAGAAAAGAATCAGCCCACTCAAGCAGGCCCGTCATGCTGTCAAAGAATCTTGCCCTCCCGCAGTAACAAAGCCACCTGCTGCCAGCCCGCTTGAACCAGACGGACTTCCCGGACGGGCTTTCTATGTTGAATACCCCGTCAAGGACTGTACTCTCGCGAATTTTCTTCTTGCTTCCGGCAGTTTTCCAAGGAATTGTTATTTTAAGGAGTGGCATTACTTTAATATATTACCAGAAAAATCTTTATAAAGTCAAGAAACTTTCTTATATTGCCAAGTTTTTACAAGTCTGTAGCTAAGGCTCAGTAACAAAAAAAAGCCGCAGGAACCAACCCACGGCTTTCGTTTATTGCAAATTAAGGTGCGGAAACCCCTTGCTTTAGCTGGAGGAGGAGCACCTTTTTACCTCCTGTAAAAATTAGGCAGTTTAACAGCCGGTAACAAGAACCGGCTCAGACTTACCCAGGTCTGTTTGCGGTCTTAGACGATGTTATTCCGTGGTTTTAAGTACACAGCACTGTTCCTACCCCTCAGAACTGTTTAACCATGTACCGCAGAGCAGTGGACTAGACCGAACATCCACTGGTGCCTATGTATTCACGGATAACGTAGTGCCCGAAGCACTTGGTCTAGTCAACAAGGGCTTTTGCAAGCCCCTTCCTTTAGGTGGGGGTTGTTGACCGGGCAAGGGTTCTGAAAAATCATCCCCTCCGTGCTTTTTGCAAAGTGCCTCCGTGCGTTTCCTGCACACCTTGTAACGCCTCGTGATGGCATCCACCGTCCTGTCTTCAGGATTGTCCGTCCACTTGTCCATAATGCCCCTTCCTTAAATATCAAGCATTCCAAATATTTCATTCCTTCTGAAACGGATGACCTTGCCTATCTTGAAGGACGGCAGGGTTCCGTTGTTGGCCCAGTGGTAGACGGTCTGCTCCTCAACCTTGAAGAGCTCCGCCACGTCCTTTACGGTCAAAATGATATTATAGTCCTTTTTCTCCATAACAAAAACCTCATAATATAATGAAATATATCAAGATATGACTAATTATAGGATAACGTAAAATCTTGTATAAGTCAAGTTTTTCCTTGATGGTTGCATTTTGTTTCTTGCCGCGCTAATATATCCTTATGGAAACAAATCACAAACAAAAAAAGGAAAGGCTGCCGCCGGAGTTTATCGTGCGTATAGAGAAACTCCTGCATGACAAGAACATGACGAAAAATGAGCTCATAAGGCAGGCCGGACTTAACTCAAACGTATTCTCCGACTGGAAGCACCAGGCTTCATACCCGAACTCCCATACAGTCCTCAGAATATCCAAGATACTGGACACCTCCGTTGAGTTCCTTCTTGAAGGGAAAGACAACAGGGTTGTGGTCATAGGAGGCAGCGGCTCTGAAAGCGGGACTTTCGTGCCTGTCCTTTCAGACGAACTGTTTCCCCCGCGGAAGGCGGCACTCTGGATTCCTGCACCCGAATGGCTTGAGTCCACGTCCGGCTCCAAGGTATGCGTCCGGGTCTCAGGCGACTACATGGAACCTACGATTCCCAACGGCTCCGTTGTTATATGCTCCGAAACGTCAGCAGTTACGGCCAACGGGCTATATGCGGTAAGCCTTGGCGGACAGGTTTCAGTGAAAAGGCTTTCGCAACTTCCCCATGAAACGAGCGTTGCCTGCGACAACACAAGGTACCCCCCTTACACGGTAAGGCTTGACGAGTATGACAAGTGCAGGTTCATGGTGGTAGGGCGCGTACTGGGAGTCCTCAGCAGGACGATTTAGAACTTTACATCCTTCAGGCAGTAACGGGTGATACACCTTTCCATGATAATCCGGCGGTTGTACTCGTCAAACTGCTCTGCAAACTTCAGCATTCCCAGTATGTTCTCATAACTGAACTCTTCGGTAATAAACCTCAAGACCTCCACTTTCTCCGGCAAGGACTGGATTTTCCGGAACCTCCAGTAATAGTCACCGTAGAAATACAGGTCAAGGCCAAGGTCTGACCACTCCTTCTCCGTAAAGTGTCCCTTTGCAAACTCCAGCAGCCTCTGCTGCCCCTTGTTCAGTGCCTTATACTTCGCGACCGTCTGAGACGTTCCAACCGATGAAGTGCTTGTCCTTGAGTCATAGATGTAAATGGTCTTGTCCGTCCAGTCAGAAACAGACTCTGCATGTTTGAGGAGCATTGCGCTCATAAGGGAGTCTTCGTGGTCTGTGACAGAGGGAAGGGGAGGCACCATGTCATAGACCCGCCTTGCAAAATCAAGCCTTATGAACTTGTTCCAGAGCGGGAGGTACACGTGAAGGAACGAATCCAGGTTCACTTCAAGCCTTATATCCTCATGGAGTACATCCCCCTGCTGCATGAGGAATGTAGGAATGTCACCGCTGTACATAGGCCCGAACCTTTCATCCCTGAGCTCCGCCGCATTGAAGAACAGGAAGTCCGCATCCTGACTGTCAAGGTCTACAAAACCGCTCCAGTCAAGGGTTATGTCGTCCGCATCCACGAACCAGACGTATTTTCCCCTGCATTTCGTCAGTGAGAACCTGCGCCCCTCGAAAGTCCCGTCCCCTGATGCCTCATAGACTGGCCATCCTACGTCAGGCGGAGGCGTAGATTTGTCCTTCCTGTTGTCTATAAGCACAAGCTCGTACTCATCCTTGAAGGTTTCCTTCATGTGGCGTACCAGTCCCGGTATATGCCACATGTCTTTCTCACAAAACAAAACTACTATTGATAGCATAAGACCATCATAAGATTGTGGTATTTTTTTTGCAAAGAATCCCAATGTCAAGCAAAAAAAAATGTATTCAGCCTCGGCCAATACAAGAATGACTGTATACAGAACATCACTGGCGGATTTAAGATGTACGGCATGGGAGGCAGTGCTAATATTCCTTTTGGTTTTGAGCCTTACGGAGCTTTTTCTCTTACTGACCTTGAGTATACGAGCCCTAAAGTTACTATGAACGATGACGCCAGAACTCGAAGACTTGTTAGCTTTGACGCTTCTAGAAATGTAAGGACAAGTTCAGTTACCAGAACAAAGGAGTTGGGTATAAATTACATTATAAAGTATTAATACTTAATGATGTAGTTTGTACCAATCTGTTTAGTTCGTGTTACTGAGCTGGTACGGACTTGGCGGGAGGCATCGAACAGTAACTGCTTAAAACGGTAATTTCCACCTCCAAAACCACCAAAGTCTACCGGGTCACTATAAAATGCTCCCCCACCACTAGAATTAACGGGGGTTCCTGTGCCCCATCCAGTGATGTTCTGTATACAGTCATTCTTGTATTGGCCGAGGCTGAATACATCATGGGTTGATATGGCTGACCTGTTGCTTTGTCCTGCTCCGACAGGTACGCATTCGCGGAAATCAGGAAGGACAAAGTTCCCCGTCGTCTTCGGAGTTCCATACGTATTCCCTATTGCGGCGTACAGCCTCGGATATTGGGCCGTAGGGACTTCCTCTCCGTTACAAAAGAGCCATCCTTCAGGAGCCGTAGTTCCGCCGTACATCTGGATTATACCTGCCGGGGTGATGTTGCTCACCATATCCCTTATAGCCTTGCTTTCAAATATGTTCGTAACTATCTTGTCAGTGTCCTTTGCAAGTATGGCAAGGGTCCCGCCCGCAGCGTCCAGCGTCTTGCCGTCATTTATTCCGAAGAGGTAGGGCGACTTTATGATGTTTGCACAATCTATTGGCTGTGTGTCGAATAACAGGGAGTTTGTCTGTCCTATAGGGTGAATCTGCGGCCTGCCAAGAGATTCCGAGAGTACCACATTCCCTTTCCTGTCGTAAGCCGTAAGGGTATATCCCTCAGAGGCTGACGCCCCCCCCTTATAATAAAGAAGCCAGTCGTCATTAGGAATTATAAGGGCAGGGTCGTTGTCAGAGTAATAGTATAGGTGGGTAAGGGAGGAGCAGCCGGAAAAACAGTTGGTTGTATTCTCCATATTGGAGAAATCCCATTTGAAATTTTTTACGGTAGTCAAGTCTGGACAGTTCATAAACAACCCGTTGACGTTGGTTAACGCGGGCGGAACTGAAACCTCTTCTAGGCTGACACAGGAGGAAAACATACCATCTCCATTAGTTGCACTCACTAGGCTTGTCAAATTAGCTGACTCAAGGGTCTGGTCTCCAAAGAACATACCTGTGGCATTTGTAACGTTTCCCATTCCAGATATGTTTACATGCGTCAACGCTTCGCAGACGGCGAACATCTCCTCTGCATCCTCAACATTTTCCATACCAGAAATATCAACGCTTTCCAGGGAAGCACATTGCTTGAACATATTTGCTGCATATTTAAGGTTGTTCATCCCCGAAATGTTTACGGTTGTAATTCCTGATTTAAAAAACATACTGCGTGCATTTACGACATTTTCTAATGGAGATAAGTCTATGCTTTCAAGAGAAAGGCATTCTTGAAACATATATGATGCTTTAGTAATTTTAGACATGTCAGGAAGTGTAACGTTTTCAAGTGCTCCACAATCTGCGAACATACTCTCTGCATCGGTGAGTTCCGTAAGGTTTGTCGCGTCAATTTCTACAAGGGAATGACAGCTGCAAAACATATTTAATGCATCTTCCAGTTTTCTGAATGTCCCTATGTCTACGTGTTCAAGTGAACGACAGTTGTAAAACATGCTTACTGCATCAGTAACTTTAGACATGTCAGGAAGTGTAACGTTTTCAAGTGCATTACACCCTAAGAACATCTCCGCTGAATTCCATACATTTCTTAAGGACGGCATGACAACAGTTTTTAACCCTTTGTTTGAATGGAATGCACCTTTTGCATACGTAACATTTGACATGTCAAGGTTCGACATGTCGCATGATATAAGATACTGATGAGTTATTGTGCTGTTGTAATCGAAAAGACTTTCAATGTCTTGTCTTTCAACAACGGCTGGCCTAAAACCTAGGTTGACGTACCTTCCCGTCTCATCCACCTTCATGGCAGAAGGCCTAAGGTTTTCCCCGTCTGATATTACGATGCCATAAGGAGTAGCCGCAGTGTTTTCATTCAATGCACTTACTATTGTTTCATAATTGACTGTAGTAACCGTTATCTCCTCAAGGACCGTACACTCCTGAAATATATTGGAAACATCTGCAGTTGCCGCAATCCCTGATACGTCAGCAGTCTTGAGTGCAGAGCACCGATAAAACATTTCATTCGCATTAGTAACTTCAGGCATAACAGGCAGCGTAATATCCTCAAGGCTACTACAACCGTAGAACATACCTTTAGCATTCGTTGACGCCATACTTGCGGGCAACACTACCGTTTTAAGCGAGGAGCAACCAAGAAAAAGATCATAGACATTAGCGGCTGCAGTTAATGTTGATATATCTACCGTGACAAGATTACTACAACGAACAAACATGGACGCAGCAGAAGATACACTTGACAAATCTGGCAAAACTACGTCCTTAAGGGCTGTGCAATTTTGGAACATACGTCCCGTATCTTTTAATTGTATTTTTGACAAATCGACTTGCTCGAGGGAACTGCAAAGAGAAAACATGTCTTGAGTTAAATCGAAGTTTGCTGGTAAAAACTCTACCTCAGTAAGAGAAGCGCAACCAAAAAAACATCCATTTGCGGTACATGGGGCTGATGATGTAATATTAGGCATCTTTACTTTCTTTAAGTTTTTACAGTTGCGAAAACCCTGAACATAAATTAGGTTCGTGCAAGCCATTGATGACATGTCACATTCTATCAAGTAGTCAGATTCTGGATAAGCATAATCTGAACATAATGTAAAACCACCAAAAGTTCCTCCACTAAAAGAAATCTTCACGAACCTTCCACTTTGCACCATAGAAGAAAAAATATCATTTAAAAGAACATCACCGTCGAATGTATCATCTGCAATAATTACGTCATAGGGCGTTGCCGCAGTATTTTCATCCAATGCACTTACGTAAGTTTCGTAATTGGTGGTAGCTACCGTTATTTCCTTAAGGGCCGGGCAAAGCCGAAATAGGTTTTCCGTATTTGTTCCTGAGGCGAGCCCTGATATGTCAACTTTTTTAAGGGCGGAACACTGTAAAATCATACCCTTCACATTAGTAACTTCAGGCATGGCAGGCAAAGTAATGCTTTCAAGGGATTCACACCCCTGGAACATACTGTATGCCGCTGTAACTTTAGGCATAGTAGCAGGCAAAGTAATGTTTTTGAGTGCACGACAGACTTGGAACATGCCGCCCACATTAGTAACTTCAGGCATGGCAGGCAAAGTAATGCTTTCAAGGGAGTCACACCAAGAAAACATTTCGGCTGCCGTAGTTAAATTCTCCATAGGCGGCAAGACTACAGTTTTTAGACTGACGTTCCCAAACATAGAAACCGCGTCCGTAACGTTCGAGAGGTCCAGATTTGACATGTCGCATGATACGAGGTACAAGGTGACACTGCCTGCTCTAAAGAGATTACGGATGCTATCACTTTCAACTGTTGCCGGGGTAAAACTCAAATTGACATATCTTTTCGCCGCTTGCACAGGCCTTAAGACATTAGGAGCCAAGTTTTCCCCATCCGTAATGACGACATCATAAGGGGTGGATGCTGTATTTGCAGGGAGCGCACCAATTACGCTCTGATAATTGCCTAATGTTACTTCGTAGCTCATAATTCCTCCATGTCTTCAAGGTCAAGTGTGCTGGCCTGTTCTTGTGTCAGTCCCCATTCCGTACTCCTGCTGGCTCGCCAGGCTTCTCTTGCCGCCTCGAATACGCTCCTTGCGGTTCCTGAATCACACCTGACCCCACCCTTATTCCAGTAAGCAACGTACTTGCTTTCCTTGTCTATCTTTATCTCCCCCTCGTAGGCTTTTGTGACGGGGACTCCTTCATTAACAAGCACAGGGCAACCTTCTGCCGTGTTTATGAGGTTGGCCTGGTCAAGGACTAAATTCTCAGGGTTCTGCCCGTATATGTCAGTCACCGTATCCTGAAGGTTGTAGGCCGACTGGGTGCCAGTAACGAACCGCTTTGTAGCCGGAAGCTCTTCAATAGGGACGTTTGTAAAGCAGGCGTTCCCCTCCTTTGTCGCCTTTGCGAAAGGTACGCTTGTTATGCTTCCGGGTGCGGCATTCCCCCAGTCGTCCGGTGACGTTGCCCCCGGCAGAACCTGCCTGAGCAAGCCTGTGTATGACACGCAGAGCCGCTCTGAATAGTCTTTGTCGTTGTATATGGTAAGTTCGTTGATAAAGTTCGTCTGGTCTGACTTTACCTTGAAGTTGCCGATCTGAAATTCAATGCGGTACGATGCGGGTTCAACAGAAACGGGGGTATCACTCGTTATGTCATTACCATCCTCGTCAACAGGAATTACATGCAGAAATTCGTCCACTCCTCCTACCCGGAATGCCCCCTCATGATGGTTTACATTAAAATCATCAATAAAAGAGGAAAGCTCCCAAAAGTTTGTGTCCGAGCCGTTGAAAGAACCGCTTGATATGCACCCCATGTTCGCGCTGATTGCGGAAAGCTGTGATATGTAGGCTTCCTTTGCAGTCTCACGGGCCTTCACTATGTCGCGTATAGAGTCACATTCAGTGATTACATTTATAACGGAACTCTCAGATATACTGGTCTCATTCTCTGCCGTTACGCGGAACATGTACAACGTGTTTTCTATTAGTTCTGAATCCTGTCCCTTGAGAGGCATCACCTGTATGTACGTACCGTCGCTTATGACATATCCCTCACCGTCCTTGTAGTTCTCCTCTGCAGCATATGGGTTGAGGTCAATAGAAGGCTTGAAGTAATTTTCATCAATGTCAGGGCGCATTACCTCAATCCTGTAGCGAACGGTTCCGTACTGCTCCCTGTCCCCCGCCCTTGGTGGCTGGGAAAGTTTCAGCGTAACACACCTGCTGGTAACTCTCGGCACTATTGCGGGCGCACCGAGCAGCCAAGTGCCATACCTGTAGGTCTGCACCGCCATCTTGCGGCTCCATTCAGAGTCATTCCCGTACTGATTCTTTATCCGGCACCTGAAGAACCAGGCAGATTCAGTCCCGTTCAGGTCCTCCCTTTCAGGATAGCCGTCAGTGTCCCTGTCAAACACATACTCCCCGCTAAGCGTAGGTGTCGTGCCCGCGTCCTCCCAGTCCCACAAGTTCTCGTCCGCAGTCTCTACGTCAGGTGTCCACTTAAACAGCTGCCAGTCAACTTCAACCACACTGTTCTTAAGGCCTGCACCGTCAGCACGGGCCTTAAGCAGAATCTCCTTTTCAAAGGCCTTTGCCTCAAGCATTACAGGGGCATCAGGCACGGCACTGCTGTCACCGCCTCCATTCACAAGCCCGTTTATTGCGGCCGCCGTATTCTTATTCGCCTCGTCTATGGCTGCGCTTACGTCAGAGAATGTCGCACTAAAGTCTACAGGGGCATTGTCGTTCCTTGGAAGCTTCGTCATGGACGATTCCAGTACAGGGAGTGAGCGTCCTGCATGGTAGATTGATTCGTAATAGGGGTAAATCCCGGCAGTTACATGGTGCTTTTCGTCAAAGGAAAGCTGGTAGACGACACCAAGCTTCGTGATTGTGCCTACGTTGCCGAAGGCAACCACGTCCCCCGGCTTTGGAATGAACTGGGTGAACACCTTGGTTCCCGTCTCCTCGTCATTCCCCTGCTCAAGCTCCCGCTCCGTCTGCTTAATTATTTTCTTTTCAAAGAGTACCAGATTCGTCTGACCCTTAAGGTTTGCGTATGTTCCGCTGTTGATTGCGTATTCTGGGTCCTCCGTTTCCACCGTTATTCCCTGCTGCTGTTGTGCGGCACTGGCAAACCTGAGAGTTACAACCTTTGAGTGACTCTTTGCCCCTGCCTGGAAGATGGAGCATCCCTGTACGTTCTCGCCATTCTGCCCATACTCTTCCCTGTAGTCATAGGTGAGGTCGCAGATGAACCCGTAGATGAAATTCTCGTCCTCTATAAGCCTTACAATCCTTCCCGAAGTGTCAGTCCCTATCATAAGGGTTGAGCTCTGGACGGAGACAAGCGAGCCTATCGTCAGGCTTCCGCCTACATGGTTGAGCTTCCTTGACCATGACTCCTTCTGGGTTATGGAACAGGCAAGCATGTATGCGCCAAGGCACCATGCCTGCTCCGCGTTCGTAACGCCGTTTATCGTCTGGTCAATTATATCCCTTGTATGGGAGTTCCTTGTCTGCCCCTCCCTCAGTACGTAGACTTCCCCCGTCTGGAATCCGTTGGACTCATCCTGGAACGTAATGTGGTAGCCTGCTATTCCCCTTGAAAAGTCCCTCGTATTCGACGACTGGAGGGAGTTCTCGTCCGTTATCATAAGGACAGGGTTCTTTTTGGGCTTGTCGTTGTGAACCTCGAAGCGTCCGTATTCATCGAAGAACCAGAACGCCCTCGCGGTGACAAGAATTGTCTGCATTAGCGCGAGTGCCTTCTGCTGGTTCGTTATGTACATGTTGCACTTGTACGGGATGGGGCCCACCGCACTTTTTCCTATGTCTATAGCCTCCGTATATTCAAAGGCTTCCTTGAGGGCCATCATGTTGAAGGCGTTGTCTGCCTTCCTTATGCTGTAGTAATAACCGCTGCCGATTTCTGTAAGTGAGGCGGAGCGGAACTCTATTTCCGAACCTTCCGCCCATCCGTCATAAGTCCACTGCGGGAGGTCATAAGGGTCACCCTCATCGCTCCATACAGGCTTGTGCTCCAGGTCAAGCACGGTGTCGTCCGTGTCGAAGTAGTAGTATTTTCCCTTTGATACGTCGTCGTACCAGTACCGTATGAACTTGTCGTCGTTGAGCGAATTGTAGAAGTAGGCATTCCTGCCAAGGCTCTGCCCGCAGGCAAACCCCAAAAGCTGCCCGATGGAGTTCTGCTCCGTGAACGTTCTGAGGAACGCATTGCTTGCAACCCACCTTCCCAGGGAGTCGGTATTCCTCGCCATCTCCTTGTAAATGAACGGAATCCAGTCGTTGCCGTCCCTCGTCATCTCTATGAGCGGGTCTCCTGCCTCATTGTAGACTATCTCACCGTTGGCATCCGTTATGTACTGTATGCACTGCCGCTTCTCAATCTTTGCCGGGAACCACTTTTTGTCCCATGCGTTGTGCATTTCAGAGAAGTAGTATCCTACGCGGGTAGTCCCGTTCTTCTTGAGCACGGACTTGGGTGTTTCCGTAAATTCCTCCGCAGTAGTGCGCTTCCACCTGAAGTCCCTCTGGGAGAACGTGAGGTAAAGCTCCTCTGAATCCTTCGTCTCAAGGGTGTCGTAGGAGTCATATTTCCAATAGCCAATGCCATCCGTATACCAATAGCGTATGTAGTTCGACCTCAGTGACGGCGTGACGGCATGGGCCGTAAGGCTTATCTTGTTCAGACTGTCGGACATGACACCCAGCGGGTCAGGCTCGGCCTCGACCCCAAGGAGGCACAGCTTCTCCTCGTCCTCCTTTGCCACAGGGACGGAACGGAACGAAAGTATGTCCCATGTGTTCCACGTCGGGTACTCATGTATGTCCGGGTCCCTACTGTCGAACGTCTCAAGGGAGCAGTCTATAGGGGCAATCTTGACTGCCTTGCCGCCGACTATGGCATCCTCCGTCTTGTTGTCTATGCTGTCAAGGAGCCTCTGCTTGTCAAGGCAGTACGTCCTCAAGTAGCTCCACTTGACGACATCGGAGTATTTGTACTTAATCTCCCCGCTGTTGTTGTCGATATAGCAGGGGGTAAGCCTTACCACGCGGACCTGGATTGAGTCTATGATGCAGTTCGTCTTGCCCAGAAGCTCAGGCACCTCTCCGTCTTCCCCGGCCCTTATGGACCTTGGGTTCCTGTTCAGGAGGTCAAGGATGTCCTCTTGGGTGAGCTCCGCACAAATCTCGAAGCGCATCTCGTCCTTTGCATTGTCAACGTCATTCGCACCAATATTAAGGGCTGACTGGAAGTTCGGTTCCGACATGTCCCTCTGGTAGAACGTCTTGCCAAGCGAGAACTCGCCGAGCGAGAAGCACCTCACCCCGAACCATGTCGGGTTGCTGTTGGCTCCCGTTCCTGCCGAAAGGCCCTTGTTTGCATTTACCTCTATCTGGGCGATTGAATTCGCATAGGGGTTGTCCTGAGCGTAAGGAACACCGTTCTGGATTAAAACGTCGGAACTTGCGCTCGAGTAGTCGTAGACTCTGACCGTTTCAGTATGCCAGTAGCCTTGGGGTGCTCCGATATAGTTACCGGGACCGACCCAAGTCTTCTGCTTTTCATTATGAAAGGACACGTTGAGTTTGCCCGCATTACTGTAGTCGATAATCTCCTGTGACGACATCTTGTGCCACGTCGTCCCGTTGTTGTAGTTCTGGTGGCTGGCGCACCAGTCGGCATCCTGCGAGGCCACCTTGTTCCTTGCGTATGTACGGGCCTGGTCCTCAAGGCTGAGGCGGACGGAATCAGGGACGGACTCCTTTATCTCCGGGTATATATAGCTCTTCCAGTAAGCCTGGTACGGCATGACCGCCCTGGTGCCGTCCTCGTTGACCACCGTGACGTACCCCTTTGTCGGAGATATGGCATTAATGTAGCTTTCCCTTGTCGTATGCTGCCTTTCCCAGTCCCTTATGAGGGAAAGAAATTTTTCCCTGTAAAGGGTGGCCTCGTCAGTCTTTTTCTGGACCTTATGGAACGTTCCCGTGAGCGTGTATCCGCTGTTGTTTACGAAGTAACCGTAATAACCGTCCCTGTAGGCCGGGGTGTTGCCGTCCTTGTAGACGAAGTAGGACAGGGAGTTGCCCGTGTACGTACACTGCTTGACCGGGCCAGCCCACTTTCCGTCAAGGTATGACGTGCCGGAGAAATTCCTCCATCCTGAATATCTGAGGACTCCGTAGCCGTCCCTGTTGCGGTCATAAACGTCACCGGCGGCACCCGCAGAGTCAAGCCCGTTGTCAGATATGTACTTGTAGACAGGCCTCCACTGAACGACAAGGTTCATTGGTATCTTTGAATACCTTGTGTCGGTCTTTTCCTTTATGTTGTTGGCTTCCCAAAGGCCGCCCGGTATGTCAATGCCGACCACCACCTTGTAGGGAATTCCGTCTGAGAACCTTATGGTGTTGGTCCTCATGCCGCACTGGAGCGATGCCCCCTGCCATGATATGTGCCTGTCATTGGCAACCTCGGCATACTGTCCGTCATAGCAATAGAGGAGTGGAGCGTCAACCTTCTGCTGCTTGACGGTGAACGGATATATACTCCTGTCCCTTCCGAACTGGGAAATCTCCATCCTTACCTTGTTGCCCCTCCACTTGGATTCAATGTCAGCCACCTGCGGCTTGCCGTTGAACGTGGAGGGCCTGTGTCCGGGAACGTCGTTGTCATTATTAAGGTACGAGAGTTCGCCGTTCAGTATGTTGTTGTTGTTGTGGGCTGACACAAGCTCGTCAAACTTAATGTCCTTGAGGAGGAGGGGTGCGTAGCCTATTGCAAGGAGCTGGGTCGTCCTCATCCTGCTTCCGAAGAATTCGTCCCAGCTACTGCCATTGTACACAAGCTCGTTGTACTGCGTACCCACCGTGTACGGGGTAACGTCAATCTTGCCGACCACCACAGGGAACGGCATGTCAATAAGGTTCTGGTTGGTCGCGCCTTCAAGTTTTTTCCTCTGCTCTTCCGTCAGGCTCTTGCCTGCCTTCTGCTCATCGGGATAGTCGAACTTAAGGGAATCCATAATCATGTAGGTTCCGGCTGCGACAAGGAGTCCACCGGCAACCATAAGTCCAACCGCAAGTCCTATACCGCCCGTTCCCACAGTGAGCATTGCAGCTCCCACTGCCATCGCAAGGCCGCCGACCACTGTGAATATAGTACCGAGGGTTCCCTCGATGGTCTTGCTCACTGATGAAGCGGGCAGTATCTCTACGACTACCGCATCAGCTGGCTGTATCTCGTATGACAGGTCCTTCACAAGCCCGTTGACCTTGACGCAGACGTTGAGTGCCTGTCCGCCGTCATCCTTTATGGCAAGGTATGATGTTTCCCCCGTGTCAGGGTCATAGACCTCCACTTGGGAACTGTAGTCACGAACATTGTACTTGCCCTCGTACAGTACGTCCCTTACCGTCTGAACCTTCTCTACGTCTATTACGTTGGTGTCTCTTGTGTCGAATATGTCATTGAATACTATAACTTTTGCCATAAGTAGATACCTCCAAGCTTGTCCTTCCAGTCGCAAAGACGCTCCATGCTGCTGCCTTCCTTCCCGCAATGGGCAAACAGTCCGTCACCCATGTATATTCCGATGTGGTTCTTCATTCCGCACACGTTCTGGAAGAGAAGGATTGCACCTTCCACCGGAACAGGAATCTTCCTCCCGAACCCTTCCTCAATAAGCCGTGAACTCTTGTCCTCAAACAAAGGGTCAGAGTGCCTTATATAGTCAAAATCCGGGAGCTCATAACCGAACCTCTTGCCAACTTCGATGGCAAATCCGTAGCAGTCAAAGCCGTCAGTACTCCTGCCGTGCTCCCTGTATCGCACCCCAAGAAGGTCAGATATGTCCACCATGCCGCTACACCTTCACCATTACGGACGGAAACCTGAACAATGAGCCTTTGTCCCTTGGAGTGTTCATGTCCAGCGTACTGTCAGGGTTCAACGTCCACTGGGCAGAAATGCCGTCCCAGTTTACGGAGGTCATCTCAAACTCCTTGCCATATATCTTCGTGAACGTATATGAGATGCCACCCTCTGCGTTCTTTACCTTCGCATAGAGGGCAACGACCTGGCATGTCAAATCTTCCTCTATGCTCCTTATGACTTCTATAATCCTTGAGTCAGCAGCCGAAATTGTTACGCTTGCATTCGCCTTGTTCTTGCCGTCGTCCTTGCCGGGTTTGAATGAGAAAGTACAGGGAGCATACCAGAGCGGAGCAGGGGAGTCCCCCTTGAATCTAAGCCCCCTTACGTCATTGACAAGCCTCAAGTGTCCGTTTTCCTGAGAGGTCTCACCGCCTGCGTCAGGGCCCCAGTAGATTCCGCTGTGCCTTATGTCTATAAGGACGGGAAGGAACGTCGAATCCGATTCCTGTGCCGAAGAGTCCAGCACATAATTTGAAAAGTGTCTTACAGGGTCTGCCATCTTCTATTCCTCCGCACAGTAAGTAAAGGCGTTTGTTATCCAGCCGCCGTCCTTGTACTTGAGCCTTACGTAGTAGGTCTGGCCGTCTATTGCCGTCATGCCGGAATCGTAGTAGAGGATTGCCGACTTCTGGCCGTCATAGTCAATCTCATTGAGCACAAGCGGGCTCCATGTCTGCCCGTCGTCAACGGAGAACTCCGACAGCGGGTTGCCCTCTGCGTCCCTGAAATCTTCCAGCTTGGGTGTCTCCTCCGGCTTTTCAGTAAAACGGAGGTCTATCATGCCAGGGTTTATGTCGATTGAGTCAGCCAGCGTCTCTTCCTGCTGGACGGTGATGTACTCGTTGAAAACCTCAATCCATGTCATTGTGACCTTGACGTACTCTCCGGCTGGAGTTCCGTGAGGCAGGCCTCCGCTTGAAATCTTGTATATCTTTGCGCCGCCGTCAGGCTTCTGTATGTCGGAGAAGTAGAACGGGTGCATACCGTTCATGGTTACGAATTTGAACCAGTCCGACCATTTCTTCCATTCGGTGTAATGGTTTCCCAAGGCATCCGTGTGGTTCCTGTAGAAAGAGTCAGTCCTGGAGTTTGAGAAGTACATTGAGACCTGGAACCTGTCTGGAGTGCCCGAAGCCTTGAGGCGGGACACTTCAGAGCCGTTGTCGCTCTTGTCAGATTCTACGCCGTTCTCTGCCAGTGAAAGTGAGGCTTCGTTAAGGACTATCCTGTTTACGCCGGAGGGCCAGTCTACTATCTTCATAATGACTGACTGTAATCCCCCGGCTTTTTTTTAGCAAAAACTAGGAAGAAATCTGGCTTCCCCTCTGTCTGAGCTGCATACCCGCCATAACGTCGTCATACTCACCGTCATTCATGGACTTCTGTACTATGGCGTTGACGATTGCCGTTATCTCGGTCGTGTCTCCGTTCTGCCTTGTCTCGGAGCCTGTGACGGTCATCGGAGTGCCCGATTCATTGACGATTGAGAAGCTTACGTTGGTTCCGCCGTCTCCCTTTCCCATAAGCTGAGTCGGGTCCTTCATGGCCATGATGTAGTCATCAGGAGCAGTATTTACTACACCCCTAGGAGTGATGATGGCATCGTTAACGCTCGTGCTTGATAGTGCGTCATTGAATACGAGAGCCTGCTTGTTCCTCATGTTGGTCTCGTAGTAGATGGCATCGTCCTTTGCCTGCTTGAGAAGCTCAGCAAGGTTGTCCTTTAAGTCCTCAAGCCTTGCAAGCTGGTCTTCCGCCTCGTCACTATTGCCTTTGTTGTTGTCGCTTGCAAAGGCACTTAGCATACCACCGCCGAAGGATGCCGCGCCACCAGCAACCGCGAGGGCAAGGCCTGCTGCAACCATACCCCAGTTCCTATCCATTGCAGCTCCTCCTGCAATCTTAAGGCCTGTGTCAGTCATTGTCGAGCCTATGTTCTGGAGCATGGTTGCCGCTACACCCGCGAGGGTTTTCTTCATTTCCATTGTAGCGTCAGCACCTTCTATGAGGTTGTTCTGGAGCTTGTAGGCTAAGTCTCCGGCTTTTGTGAAGCCTGTATTGAGCGCGTTCATTGCCCCACCAAGAGCCTCATCTTTTATTGAGTTTCCAAGCTGCGTCAGTTTGTCTTGGAATATTGCAGAATGCTCACCAGCTTCCTGCATTTTTGCGATGACTTCCTCAAGGCTTGCCTTTACACCGTCAAAGGCTCCTTCTCCTCCTTTGAAATGACTAAACAGGTCGTCAAGTTCAGTGTCATTCATTCCTTTGAGCTTTTCCTGGAATTCCCCATAATTAGAACCAAGTTCTTTCTTTATCTCATCAGGAGCATTTTTATAGAGTCCCTTGGCAAACCTTTTTCCCATCCCGTTGGTAAGATAATCCCTCATTGCCGCATGGGTCTCTTTGTCTGCCTTCAGCTTATTTGCCGTTTCGTCCTCATCAAGAAGCCCATTTCCATTTTTGTCGCTCATTGAAAGGTCCATCATGTCACCAACGCGCCGTCTCCTGTAAGTCTTGTAGTTTACATTCCTGTCCATTCCATTGAATTCAAGCAGCTCATCTTGGAATGGATTGTTAATTTTATGGAGGAGAGGATTGTTAGGGTTCATTTCAGAGAAAGCCTTGCTGTTTTCCAAGGTCTTTGCCTCTTCTCCCAACACGCCTTTTGAGCCGAGGAAGTCAAACAGTTTTTCATTGTGTGCAAAAACCTCTTGTGTTGCCGCATTCTTAATCTGTGCCTGAGTATTATCCTCTATGACGGCCTTGAGACCTTCAGCTTCCCCTTGAAGTCCTGTAAGAACAAGAAATAACCCCTCGTACTCTTTCGGCAGGCTTCCTGCATCCAATGCCGAGAGTATCTTATCAACCAAATCCTCTGCGTCTTTTTTAGAAAAGCCTTCCAATCCGTAACCTTTATCGAGCTTTTCTGACATACTTTCCTTTATGTATGCGGACTCTTTTTGTCCATTCACAGAGGCAAGGCGGAAGTTAGTACCACTTGCACTTGTATTTCCCGGGGTGAAATTTCTTTCTACGTTAATCGTGGGCCAGTTTTTATATCCTGAATCTCTCAAGGCTAAAGCATAATACTTGTTATATAATGACTGGTTTCTATCTCCCCAATTAACTTTTTGCAAGGCCCAATCCTTGAATTCTTTAGGATCCAATTTTGTCTTCTCAAAATCTGCCCGCATTCTTTCCTTTGCCAACTTATCTACCGAACTGAAACTTGCCGGTCCGCCCGAATAAGCAGCCCTTACATTTTCCTTTACAGCAATCTTTTTTGCTTCATCGCCAAGAGCTTTTGTAAATATTTCCGCAGCCGCCTTTGCCTCTTTTTCTGAGCTATAAACACTTCTTGATTTTTCAAGCAGAGAGTTAACAAGCGTGGTTTTATCTGTTTTGCTAATTTCTTTGGCCTGAGCCGACATAACACCAGCGTAGGATTCCACGTCAGCCGTCTTTACACGGCCTATTGAGGGAACGCCTCCTGATATGACCATAGACTTAAACCCTGTATCGCGTTGCTCTCCCCTGATTTTGTCTATGGTACTGTTAAGTATCGTGCTCATCTGCTGGTTGAACTTCTTAAGGTTCAGCTCTTCCATCATCTTATGTGCAGACTGTATCGTAGCGTCAGTGAACTGCACTGTACCGTCCGCAAGTGTCTTTGCAGAAAGCTCAAATGCAACGCCAAGCTGGGCAGACAGAGAGCCGAGGTTGTCCCACTGGTCCCTTGTTGCTATGCTTCCTACCGTAAGCTCCTGCAATGCGTCTATCTGCTGCTGGTATGCCGAAATGAGTGCTTCTTGTGTGGCTACGTTCTTCTGCGCCGCCTGCTCCTCTATGGAAGACGTTGACTTGTTCCAGTCATACATTCCGTACTTCTGGCCGTTCTTGCCTTCCTGCATTGCCCTTGCAACATCCTTAAGCTCCGCTCCGTTCTGCATGAGAACCTTTCCAAGCTGTGCGAATGTCTGCCTCTGTGAGAAATTGTTGAGGTAGGCGTTCATAACGGATGATTCTTTTGAGTTTGCAACACGTTCTGCTGAGACTCCCGTTACGTTGGACAAAACATGAGCCCTCAAGGAAGCCTGCTTTCGGCGGTTGATATATGAAGTGTCGTCATTGTATGTCTTCGTCTGTGTCGCTGCCAGAGTGTTGTTTTTCATAGCCTGAAGCTTGGCCTTCACTTCAGGCGGAATATTTGCATTCTCAAGCTGGGTATTAAGGCTTCCCACTAGCCCTTCGCTGAACATCCGAGACAGGTCCTGCAAGTTATTTTTTGCATCCTTTCCAAAATCAGGGCCAAGCAGTTTTTTCAGCTCCTCAAGATTGTTCATAAACGGGCCAAAGACTTCTTCCCCGCCGGAGTTTTCGGCAACCTTTCCAAGCTCCTCTATGTTTTTGCGGAGAATCTCCACCTCTTCCATTGCTTGGTCAGTAAGCTCGCCGTCCGCCATTGCATTTTCCGGGTGGGCCAACAAGCTTATGTCCTCATGGGAAGTCATAAGAAGCTCCCTTGCCCTCTGCATTTCCTCTGCAGTCAGGCCGGACATGTCATATATGTCGTTGCCGTTCTCGTCCTTTCCTTTTTTTGTTTTTGATGAGTATAGCTCAATTTCCTTCTTTGCCTGCTCATCCCAGTAAGCTTTCTGGTCTTTCCATGACATCTGGTATACAGGACTGTTGTTCTGGTAGTCATCCCTTGCGGCGGTCATAAGGTGCTGTGCGCCGTACCCTTCCAGTCCGGTTTTCCCAAAATTAACCTCTCCACTTTTTGTAAACGTGTCCTTTACATTCTCTATCTGATGGTTTAAGTCGTCAGCTCCTTCCTGTGTTGCTTGAATAAGGGACGAGAAATAATATTCGACAGCATACTTTGCAGGATGAATAGATTCCTCGAAGCTTTTGATAATATCTTCCAAGCCCAGACCCGCACTCTCGTCTCCAAATCCCGCTGCCTGAAGCTTGCTAACCTTGTTTTGGTCCAAGCGGGTTACACCAGAGTGCTTTGCATAGTTTTCATACAAATCTGTAAAATATCCGGGAGTGCCAACATCCGCTTTTGCGAAATAATGATAATCGGACTGTCTTTTATAATATTCGTATTGCTCCTTTATCTTTTTTTTCGTTGCTTCCTCATCAATCTGTCCCCACTTGTCCCTGACCTCAAAATTTGCCCCTGTACCCTGTTGGAACAAGTTGTAGACAGAGCCGCCCTTTCTCTTTTCCCTCTCATAAAGGTCAGAGCCTGAGCTAAATGCTTTTGCGTAGGCGGCAGGAAGCTGTTTTTTCAGGTCTTCAATTTCATTCATCAGCTTGATTTGCCCGCCAATAGTGCCCGCATTGACATCCGCACTGTTTGTCGGGTCGCGGAGTATATCCTCCCTCTTTTTGATTTCTTCCAGAATTTTATCAGGGGCTTCAACATCTTTTTCTTTGGCAGTATTCGCAGCGACCTCTTCGATTCCGTTGTAAATACCCTCAAGCCATCCTAATACGCCTGCATACCAGCCGTCCCTTGACTGCCCGGTTGAAGAACCCAGTCTTGTAAGAAGGTCTCCAAGGCTGGACATGGCCATCTGTTTTGAGTCAGCAAGATTTTGCTTCCTTGCGGCAAACGTTTCTGCACCCTTGCTTGTCGCTCCGTAGAACATTCCGCCCTTGTCCGTCAGCCTCTCGATCATTTTCTGAAAGTCAACGGCTGAAACTTCTCCCCTTTGAAGTTTTCCCCTTACAAGCCCTCTTTCTACGCCCATAGCATCTGCAAGGGCAGAGTAGGACGGGACCCCGGCAGTGGAAAGTTGCCTCATGTCACGGGCTGTAACCCTCTGGGACGACATGACCCTGGCATATACTTCAGAGATAGACTTCATCTTTTCGTTGTTGCCTGAAGATATGTCTCCTATGCGCTTCATGGTGTCCATAAGTTCTGATGCGTACACGCCAGACTGTTTAAGCAGGATAGCCTGCTGTGTCATGTTCTCAACGCCGAACGGGGATTTTTTTGCATACCCCTCAATCTGGCTGAACATTTTGTCAGACTGTACTGTACTTCCGAATACAACGCCCAACTGGGTCTGGAGCTGCTGGACACCTTCATAGGCTTTTAACGCTTCGGTCCCTAATTTTCCCGCTACCTCGGCAAGTTTTCCCACTCCTGCCGCAGCGGTAAGGAACACACCTCCCAGCTTTAGGCCACCCATCATTGATGTAGCACCCTTGTTATTTACAAGACCTGCAAACACTTTTGACTTGTCACCTTTGGTTAGCTGGGAGAAGTCTATTTCCTTGTTTCCTTTTATCTGCTTAAGGAGGTTTGCCCTGTCTTTCTTTGTAGCACCCCTCATTATATCCCTGTCAGTCATTTGTTTTCCAAGGTCGCCGAACTTTTCCCTCTGTTGTTTGGCAAACTGCTGGAAACTCTTAGTCTTCATTGCAGCCTGAGTGTCAAGGATAAATTCAGAGTCGTAGCCGAACTTGTCGAGAACCTTGTTCTGTCTTCTTGACTTTCCACCTTTCTTTATGGTGTTGCTGAGAAGCTCTCCGATGTCAAAGTCCTTCAAGCCTTCATTTATGCCGTTCTTGAAGCCTTGTGCCAATTCACTCCAGAATCCATTGTAGTTTCCGTTTGTTCCTCCGAAAACTTTCGTACCCTTCAATGCGGCATTTTGAAGGGCAGACTTTCCTATGTCTCCATAGTTGTCGGCTTTCCTCTGGTAGTACAGCTTGAGCTCGTCAACCTGCTTTGCATACTTTGCGTCACTCTGGTAGCGGTCGTAGTCGTACGAGAAGTCCTTGCCTCTTATCTTCGTTCCTGCGGCAGTCTTGCTGGGGTTTGCCTTTTTGTACTCTTTTTGAGCAACACTGTTTATTCCAGTAAGTGACTTCTCAAGCTTTATGATGTAGTCGGAGATTCCAAGTATGGACTTCTTTATCTCCTCTTCATGCCCCTTGAGCTGAGCGTCAGGTATCATAACCTGCGACAAAGGGTTCTTTCCCGGAGCTTTTCCGCTCATCGCCCTTACGACGTTATCTATTCGTCCCGTTACGCCGCCTATGTCTTCCTGGAGTTCCTTGTTGCCTACGCTTTTCAGTATATTGCGGAGATTTGTAAGCTGTTTTGCAGCTTGTGCCGTCTGGGTTCCTCCAGGCGCACCCATAAGCTTGTTTGACTTGATTTCGGCAAACAAGTCTTGTATGGAGCTAAAGCTTGTAGATGACAGTATCTGGCTTGTCTTGCTGTTGAAGGCAGGGGAACCTTTGGCCGTCATGGACTCCATCTGCTTCTTGAGCCTTTCGATGGACTTCTGTGCTTCACTGGCTTCCTTCGCCAATGCCTTGAACTGGTTTACAATATTGCCGTTAAGGTTTAATTCTATGTCTGCCATGATTCCACTCCTCCAACAGTTTTATTTCAAGGTTACGTGCAGTATGTTATTTGAACAGGTTGCCGTCCAGAGAGGCTGCAAGCACGTCCCCGGTTATGTCCCCGTTCTCAAAGAACAGGCGTTCCGCAAACTCATCAGAGAACACGAGTGGCTTGCCGTCAATGGTGATTGTATTCCCGTCCTTTCCCCTTATGCCAACGACACAGGCGGCAGCCCTCTTTGCAAGGGCCTCCTGCTCCATGTCCAAAGCCTTGCCGGGCTCCTTCTTGAAAAGCTCCTCTACCTTTTCGTGTGCCTTGTCGTACTCTACGGAAGCCTTCCTTACGGCCTCTGCCGCCGGGCCGAGGACCTTGAGTTCAAGGCCAAGGGGAACCCCGTTTATCTTGGGCTCGTACCATACGCCTTCCTTCTCCCTCGTGATGTTGAAGAACTTCGTAATCTCAATGACTTTTCCCTTTGCAGGGGTCTTCTTAGCTTCCTTCTTTACGGCCTTCTTTTCCGTCATTCTGCGCTCCTTTCTTGTCGGGCTTCTTGTCGAAGTCTGCAATGACCTCGCCCGCCCATCCTTTCATTTTGAGTATTAATTTTTTTTCAGCAATCGTAAGCGGTGCGCCCATGCACATCACATAGTCGTTAAGACTCTGGAACGTCATCATGGAGGCACCGCTCATCGGGCTGAACCCTGAGTTGAAGTATATGTACAGGAACTGGTTGAATATCCACCTGCAGCCGTTGGGAACCTCCGGCTCCTTGTACTGCTTATAGTGTGAATCGTTCTTGACGAGGTTGTTCCATTTCTCCTCGCCGAACTTAGACTTGAGGAAGTCCCTCCTGTCGGAGTTCCTTATCCCTGTCTCCGTCTCCTCGCGGACCTTTCCTGTCTTGCCGTCCCTGGTCTGCTTCTTGACGGAGTGGGGCCAGTATAAGAAGAAGTATTGCCGGACGGCTGATTTCAATGCTTCTTCGTCATAAAATTTTCACGCTCGATGAACGCCCTGAGAATGTCCTCACTGATTACGGATGACTGGAGGAGGATGTACTCTACTGTCTCCCTTGAGTACGTCAAAGGCTTGCCTTCAATGAACACCGTATTCCCTTCGGTTGCCCTCACGTCCGTAACGACTGCGGCAATGCGCTTTGCGAGTGCCTTGTCGTTCTTGTCCCTGCGCTTGACCGCATCCTTCTCTTTGGAAGCCTCGTCAGTCTCCTTTTCATAGACTTCGCTTGCGATTGTGTTTGCGTCGCTTGCCTTTCCGAGAAGCTTGAACTCAATGCCTATGCCGCGTCCTTCGACCTTCGGCTCATACCAAATGCCTTCCTCCTCGTTCTTCTTCGTGAAGAATGAGGCAATGTCGATTGTGTTTTCCATAAGAATGTCCTTTTGTTGGTTCTAAAAAACAGGGGGCTTTTTATAGTCCCGCCCCCTTTGGAACATCTGGTGTTTCCTCCGCCAGTAGGTGAATGCGGCTTTTAAGGCAAGCCGCCAGCCTTCATTTCCGTATTAGGCTCCCACTACGGTTACTGTACAGCTCTGGTTTGCTGTTGCAGTAGTAGCCCCAGTTGCAGAAGCATTCGTGTTGGTCGCAACGACCTTATACACGAACTCGCCTTCGGTTGTGATGTCAGGTGTGTATTCAGCACTTGTTGCACCTTCGATTGCAACGTCATCCTTATACCACTGGTAGGTGACTGTTCCGCCGTCAGATACTGTTGCTGCACCATTGAGAGGTGTTGCTGTATCAGTTGTCTCGTAAGAGACATCTTCAAGGGTTTCGCTGAATGTCGGAGCCTGTGCGTCTACAGGGTCAGGTGTTGGGTCTGGTCCAGGGCCAGGGGCAGGTTCGCCGCCAACCTGTACGTCAAAGGCAAGGAATACGCCCTTGTCATACTTTGAGGTTACGGTGATTGTAGCCTTTGCGCCTTCGGCAACAGAGCTTCCGATTGTAACCACTGCGCCAGATACGGATGCAACTGCGTCGTCGGAAGACTCAACCTTGATGTCGTCTGCTGACATTGCAGCGTAAGACTTGTAGATGAGGTCATCCTCAGCAGTGTCCCCAGCACCCTTCGCAGTGAGCACATTGATTGTGTCGCCTGCCTGTACTGCAACGTAGCCAGCTTTGTAGAGGCTTTCCTTGTATGCGTCGCCCATGCGGAGGTAAGGAATGTCAGGTGCGACTTCCTTTCCGGCCTCACGGTTTGTGCCGTTTACGGTAAGCTTGACCTTTACGGTCTGGCCTACTTCAAGAGCCGTTCCGAAGTTGAGTGTTGCAGTAATCTCTCCGTCTGCGCCGATGGCGAGTGTCGAGGTGTCAACAGTAACTTCGTTCTCAAGCTTGTTTCCGTCTGCGTCATATACTGTGAACTCTGCGTCATTGAATACGTAGAGACCGTTTGTGTTTGCACTGTCGATGTAATCCTTGTCGGAGAATATGCCTTCTGCAACTGCGGGTGCTTCCTTGTCGAGCGGAACGTTCGGAATGAGCGTTACGTCCAGCTTGGTCATGTCGCCGCCGTCAATCATGCCGCCCATGTCCATGTCGATGAATGAAATCTTCGGAATGGCAAGGCGGAGGAGGCGTACTGCCATTTCACCGTAAGAGGTGTAGGGCAGATCGAGGCTGATTGGGCTCTCGGCATCCTTCGTTTCGGTAGGTGCGGATATTGTTGCCTTGAATACCTGGAACAAGTAGATAACCTCGGGGTCTTCCTTGTCGATGAAGGCGTAGAGGATTTCAGTGTCCTTGTTCTGGCTTGCAAGGTTCTTAAGGTCGTCGGCTCCGTACTTCTTGCCTGTACCGTCCTTTTCACCGTCAGTGAAGTAGGCAGTGATGTTGCCTGTAACTGCAAGTGAAGGGGAGAGGTTTGCAATCGCATTCTTGACGAAGATTGCGTTGATGGCCTGAAGGTTGTTGTTCAGGTCCATTGTAAGTGCGGATGCAAACTGGAGCTGGTGTCCGTTTACGTACAAGAAACCGTCGAGGGCTGTGAACTGGTCAGTGTCAGTTGACTTTGTTGTGTTGCGGGCTGCGGCTACGAAGCGTTCAGCTGCGTCACGGTAGTCAGTTGAGTAGAAGTCCTCAGTGGCTCCTGTTGCCATAACCTTCTTGTCGTACATCTGGTCTGCCATGCGGATCTTGCCTTTTTCGGCTGACTCAGTGTAGTAGTCAGGGTTGTTGGAACCGTTCATGCTGAATGAACCAGTTACGATTGCATTTACTGCAACGTTGAGGTTCAGTTCGCCCATTTCAACATGGCGGAAATTCTGGAGGCGGATTGCCTTCTCAGTAATCGGGATGCGTGAAAGGGCAGAGTATTTTACCGGAGTGTTACCGATATGGAGCTCGTGTGCAATGAACTTTCCGAGAGGGTTGACTGAACGGTTGTTCAGCTTTTCAGGGCTAACCTTGATAAGTCCGAATGGATCTTCCTCTGTGCCAGCCTCATTTCCTGTATAGAAAAGAGGAACCTGTGTAACGCGCTTGCCTTCCTTAGTGGAGTCGTACCACTGGTTGTAGGTGCCGTCGTCACCGTTGACGTGGATGTAACCCTTCGGTGTCATGTAGTCCTTGGTAATCAAGTCCTTCTGGCCGTCATGGAAGAAGCGAACGAACTTGTCGCGGAACACGCCCTCAAGCTGGTCGTCAAAGGTTTCAGGGGAAAGCTCAAGGTCAAGGTTTCCGCTTGATGAAGCGTTGCCAAGCTTGACTTTCGCTGCGGTGCGTCCGTGGCGGAACTCAGAGCTGTTAATCTGCTCGTTTGTACCGACAAGGGAATCACCAGTTCTACGGGTGAGGAATGGGTATCTCCAAAGCCCGTGTTTTTTAACAGTCTTGCCATTGTTGTCGTCCTCGCGGTCGTTGATTTCGCGGCTCAGGTAGAAGTCGCTCGCCGAACCAGCGGGGAGGTCAAAGGTAGGTTCTGCATCTGCTATAGAATATGCCATAGCAATAGTCCTCCGTTAGTTGCTTAAGTCTGCCTGCCACTCGATTGTGACGGGCAGGGCACAGAAGTCGTCGTACACCTGCAATGCGGAAGTGTTGCGGTAGCACTTGTGGATTCTTATGCCGTCAAATACAACGCCGCGCTTGAAGACCTCTGCTATGTCGTTGTAGCAGCGGTCCATAGCGGACGTGCCGAAATCGTCATCTTCGTCTGTGTCTATGCCGTCCTCGACCGTGACCTCAGACTTTGGTGTGCATATATTGACCTGCAATATTCCTGACCAGCGGTTCCTACCCCAGTTGCCGAGTTCCTGCTGGAACGGCTCCCCTGGAATGAAGAACAGGTCAAGCCAGTACAGGTCATCAGGCCTCGTAAACGCTATGTTGGGAGACCAGTTGATTTTCCACGCATCTGGCCCCTCCACGTATTGAGGCAAGTTATCACGAAAGTATTTTTTTAGCTTCTTTTCGATGTATGTATCCGTGAGCAATGTCTTTTCTTTTTCCATTTGGTTAATCCTCCGTAAGTTTGATAAGGGATTCTTCATCAGCAGAGTAAAGCTCTTCTTCTGTAAGCATTCCTTTCAATGCCTTCAGGAAGACTTCATCTTTCATAAACTTGATGTTCTTCTTGAAGTCTTCTTTCTTGCCGTAGCTTGCGTACTTCGCATCATCCAGTGCGTATCTGTACATTTCTCCGTTGTCTTCAACAATGATTGCAAAGTCTTTGTTGGGTATTTCAAACAGGTAGTAATTTTCTTTTATTACATTTGTCTCCGCTGGCTTTGGTGGCTTCTTCTCTTTAACAGCCTTTGACACGCTTGTTTTTTGACTTTTCAGGATTATCTTCAACTCATTTTCAATCTCTTTATCCAATCCTGATTCCAATTTTCCCGCTGCTCTTACAGCTGTCATCTGATCACTCCAAATCTCCTTTAGCGCACGGTTTTCTGCGCGTTCCCGTCTTGATATGACTTTTGAAACTTTTTGAACTTCCTTGAATAAAGCCTCAGCCACTTTGTCCGTATTTGTTTGCTTCTTGAACCTGTACCTGTTTGAAGCCTTTGCCGCCTTTTCACTTTTCTTTATCACTACGTCTACGGTAGGCTTGTCGCTCATAAAGATTTCACCCATCTGGCGTTCGGAGATGAACTCCCCGTTCTCTTCCGCAGTCCTTGCGGCATTCTTCACAACTTCATCTACAGGAGCATAGTCAGCAAGGTTGTCAGAATTGAGCTTGAGCGTCACCTTCGGAATCGCACTGAGCATACTGTCAGAGATTACGCCCTTGTTGTCCCTGTCCGCGTCAAGCTGGAGGTTGTTGAGCTGGCTCGCAGCGACGCGCATTATTCCCCTTGGGGCCTGGACAGAATATCCGCCTACCGTACCGTGCTGGTACATTGCACCCTGATGCTTTTCTGTTGAAGTGGAGTTGTACCGTCCGTATTCAAGCACGTCTATGTAGGGGTCGTTGTTCACAATCTCAACGTCCGTAGGCTTGTAGCGTCCTGTAACGGCCCTTATCTGGTCAGCAACGGCAGTCCATCCAGAATCCGAAGGCTGGTCAAAGTTTATTCCGAGTGAGCCTGACTTGAACTCAGTCATTCCCCTTGTTGTAGTCAACTTGAGAATCCAGTTGTTCCTAGTGACATGCTCATCCGCCTTATGGAATGCCTTGTAAGCTGGCTTGACCACATCAACAGGGACAACCTTCATAAGCCCGTCTTCACCTCTTACAAACTTGAACGCCTTCTTTTCCCTGATTTCCTTTGACGATTTCTTCTTGGGCTGCCTTGTATATTCATAGTCTTCATCCAATGGGGTGTTCGCAACGATCTGATAAAAGAGCTTTGCGGCCGCCCACACCCTGTCCTTTGCCTTGCTTGAAGTAACCCCAAGGTTCATTGTTGCAGAGACAGGGCCTGAAGCCTTCTTTGATTTCTTCCAGTCTATGTGCTTTGTCGTTACGAGCGGGCCTTTAGGGGTGGACTCACCGCTTCTTTTCCTTGAACCCTTTTTAACTATGTCCCTTATCGCCTTGTTGACTGCATTGCTTGCAAGCTTCGCAACGTTCGACTTCTTGACGGCCTCTGCCATGCCCTGCTCAACAGCCTTCGAGACAGGGCTTTCCTTCCCTTTGCCCGGAAGCTTTCCCTTGAGCAACCCCTGCATTTCAGGCGTCATGTTGACGTTGACTTTTATGCTTGCCTGTTTTCTTAAGCGATTTACAACTTTGTTTCTTGAGGCCATTAGTTGACCCTTCGTGCCTGTATCACGAACACAACGTTGGTCACGCCGTCAGGAGCCACCTGCCCGACGTTAATTATCTTGTAGCTTACCCCGCCGAACGTTATCGTCTCGTCCTTCTTTTCAGAGGGCATGAAAGACGGGTCTTCAAACTGTGCGACGAACTTTACGTCGCCAGCCTGTATGATTGTTTCAGTAGTGGAGGGGAACTCAGAGTTGTACTTGCCCATTACGGCAGTACCCTTGTAGAGCGTCACTGTTGCAGGAATCTTCTTGCCCGTCTTTGAGCGGGTGGATGATCCGTCAGGAACGGACACGGTAATGTTGCCGCGCTTCCCGCCGAGCTCCTCAAGAACACCCTTCCTTATGTCATCTGCAAATTTCTTCCAGTCAGTTGCCATCAGTTGCTCCAGACGGCCCTATGGTTCACACAGGCCTTGTCGTTTGCGTCCCAGTAAAGTCCCTTGAGGAACCTGTCCAAAGCCTGGAACGCACTTGTGTAGTCAAGCTGAACCTCATCCTTAGTGAAGAACTTCCTTTCAATCTCTATTTCCGCAACGTCAGCCTTCTTCCTTTCCTTGGCAAGAGGGCCGTTCGGGTCCTGCTTCCCGAAAAGGGTGTACTGGTCAACCACATAGAAGGCCGCCTCGCAGACTGCCTTCTTCAGTCCTTCAGGAATCTCACCTGAACGGTCGAACCCGTCACCGTCGATTATGTCAACGCGGGGGAAGCACAGGGGCTGGTCGCGGTACTTCTTCCTTCCCTTCCAGTTGAATATGTTGTCAACATAATCCATCGCCTTTATTACGGCAGCCCGCTTCACGTAGTTGGACTGCGTGAGCCAGGTGTCGTAATTCCGGTTCTTCGCGAAGGCGTCGGCGTACTCCGTAGAGACATAGGAGTTGGCGTTGGGTACACCCCTGCCGTCCTCAACTATCAGGTCAATGTTGAACGTTGATGTCTTTGTCTCTACTTCCGCCATAGTCCTTTGCCTTAGCCTTCCGGCTGTTCAGCAGGTTCTTTTGGAGCCTGCTTCTTGTTGTTCTTCTGTGAGGGCTGCTCCTTCTTTTCAGACTCAGCCTTTTCTTCCTTCACGGCAGCGCTTTCCTTTGCAGCCTGCTCCTGCTTGGAAGGCAGTTCCTGTTTTTCAGGGTCAGCCTTCTTTGCAGGTTCAGCCTGTTTCTTAAGCTCTGCCGCCTTTGCAGCCTTGCGTCTCCGCATGGCATTAAAAGCGGTCAGTCCCATAAGGTCTCCTTAAGATATAAGTGTCTTGACACATGCAATCTTGACGTTCTTCGGGTTCTCTACGAGTTCCCAGTTTGTAGATGTTGCAAGTTCTGCATTGACAGGTGTTTCGCCTGCTGCTGTGCCAATCCACTTGACTCCGCGAGGATGCATTGTGAATACGCGGTTTGTTACGAGTACATCCTTGTGTTCAACTATGTCGCGGTCAGTTTCAACTGTTGCAAGCTCAGGGTTTTCATTGAATGCGATAGCACCGTTACCGAAGAGGTAGATTGGGTACACGTCACTTGTTGCGGCGAGTGTGTCGTCAACGATTACGCGGCGGCCCATGTATGTCTGATAGTCAGTGGGCATTGCAGACGGCATGAACGTGTTGCGGTCAAGGATGTCAAGCTTCTTGAGCTTTGCAAGTACCTTGGAGTGCATTGCGATGGCAGAAACCTTTTCAGAGTTGTCGCCAAGAAGGTACATTGCGTCTGTCATTACGCCTGCGCTGAGGTCATGTGTAGAGTTGTCAAGAACGTTGTCTGACAATGCTGCAACGCCAAAGATACCCTTGAGGACATTCTTGATTACCTCTGTGAAGCGTTTTGCCCAAAGGTTTCCGAGCTGGGCAATAATTGCCTTCATCGGGTCTGCTCCAGAGAACAGGCGTGAAAGGTCTGTTGCACCGAAGCCTACTGTACGTGCGAGTACAGCAGCAACGTCCTTTGCAGCACTGATGCTGTTAATAGTTGTTGCTCCGTCTTCGGTGATGATTTCATCTTCAGCGTCAAGAGATTCAAAGAACGGCACGTTTACGGTTGTACCGCCAGCAGTAATGTTTACTGCAGGGTCGGGAGCCGCAATGCCAGACTTGATGAAAGCGTTCTTGTCAACGCTTTCCTGAATCATGTACTTGGTGAAAATCTCTGGTACGATAAGGTCGCTGATTTTTGTATAAGCCATAGGTTAAGTCTCCTTTTGTTAGGCATTTGCAGCTGTTGCCATATTAGCAACTGCCTCCATCTGCCTGTATTTTTCAGGGTCCTTACGGTAGAGTTCCATCTGGGCCGTAATGTCCCCTGTCTTGAACGGGTTAGGCCCTGCAAGCCCGCTCTTTGTGCCGCCTTCCGCTCCGGCTCCAGAAGAGTTGAACGTACAGAATCTTTTTCCTGCGTCCGAGTTCAGAATTTTGTCTATGCGGTTGGATATGGTCTCGCCACTGTTGTCAGTAGCCCAGAACATAGTTCCTTCGCTTGTTTCATGTGGCATGAAGCGGTCTCCGTTTTCGCCGAGAACCAACGTCTTTATCCAGTCGTAGGTCTTTGGGTCAGCCGAAGTCTTCCTGATTTCCCTGTCGAACTCCACTTCCTGAGAGCGGAGCAAGTCCTTGCGCTCATACTGCTTAATGAGTTCCAGCTTCTCACTGAGAGCCTTGTCCCTTTCGGCAATCTGTGCCTTGTAGCTTGCTTCGACGTTGGCAAGTTGCGTGTTGTAATACTGCTTTGCATCGTCCGGGTTGTTCTTCGCAATCTGTTCCTGGGCAGCCTTGAGCTGCTCCTCGAAGGATTTTGAAGCTTCCTCCAGCTTTGCCTTTTCAGCCCTGTACTTCTCCACTTCCTTAGTCTTTTCTTCCTTGAGCTGGGCGTTAGTGACCTTGAGGCCCTGTACGTCCTTGTCATACATGTCAAAAAGACTCTGTGCCAGCTTCCTCTGTGTTTCAGTAGGTTCTTCCGTATCGCCTGCTACGGTCTTGAGAAATTCTTCCACTGTAATCATGTTTATGCTCCTGCATTGTTAAGTGGCCGGGCTTACGCGCCTGCGTACAGTTTCCCCAGCCTTAGAGCAATCTTATGAAGTGAATTTTTTTTTAGCAAAAAATGCGCAAAGAAATTTAAATTGAAGTACCCCCAGCTGAAGCAGGGGGATTCTGAGAGTTCTCACGAAACTTCTCTTTCTGTTTCAACGGACGCTCCAGACTCAGCCAAAGCTTGTTTGACCAATCCTTCCACGCCCTCCGCAGACCTAAATTCCTCAGCTTCCCTGAGTATCTTAATCGCGTTATTCTTCAGGTTGATTGCCGCATTCAAGTCACGGTTATGCTCTGTATGACATACAGGGCATGTCCAGTGGCGCATTGAAAGCGTCAAGTCCGTCTTTTTATACCCGCAGATATGACAGAGTTTGGAACTCGGAAAGAATCTGTCGGACTTCACAACGAAACAACCGTAACGCTTTGCTTTTTCCTCAAGCCTCGTTGTAAACATTCCCCACGAAGTGTCAACATAGTTTCTTGCGTTCCTGCTTGCCCTCAAAAGACCCCTTATAGTCAAATCCTCAATGCCTATGACATTGCAGTTTCTGACAAGCCTGAGAGATTCTTTCTCAATCCAGTCTTTCCTTGAGTCGGCTATATGCTGCTCCATCTTTGCGACCTTAATCCTTGCCTTCTCACGGTTTTCTGAGCCTTTCTGCTTTCTTGCAAGCCGCCTTTCCAGCTTCCTAAGCTGTTTAAGGTGTGCCTGCTTCTGCGGTATATATCCAAAATCCTTTCCGGTCGTTCCGCATGACGAAACATACATATCAGATGGAGAGAAGTCTAAGCCTACTGCTTGGTTTTCGCTTTTAAGCTTAGGCTGCTCTGCCACCTCAAAAAGTATGCTCGCGTAATACTGGCCGCTGGGATTCTTGCTTACAGTTATGTTGCAGACCTTATCATCTTCGCTGAGCCACTTAGGAAGTTCCCTATTCCTGAACCTTACCTCACCAATTTTTGGAAGAGTTATTCTTCTTGCGTTCCAAAAGAACTTGCAGTTGTTATTTACATTTACTTCACGGTAAGAGTTCTTCTGTTTTTTTGAGTGGAACTTTGGAAACTTTGCAAGGCCTTTGAAGTATTTTTGAAATGCGCCTTCTTGGTCACGCCTAGACTGCTGCAATGCAACCGCACTTACCTCTTTCATGTACTCATACTGCTGTTTCAGCTCTTTTTCTGTAGGCGCTTTGTATGACTTGTAGATTGCAGTTTTCTCCTGCCTGGTAAGCTCTCTGTCCTTTATATTCCTGTCGTAGAAGTCTAAGCGTGAGGCGAGCATTATATTGTATACCTGACGACAACAGCCCAAAGTCTTGTTGATTAAGACTGACTGTTCCTGAGTCGGATATATTCTCACTTTCAACGCCAGATTCTTCATCGTTATAACTTAACTCCTTAATAATCTAATTTAACCACAGGCGATTCATCCCCTACCTAAAGGCACGGCTTTTTCACCGTGCCTTAATATCAGTCATAGTTGTCGTTGTATAGCAAAAGTCCTTTTAATTATGCTGTATATATTCCGTATACAGTACCTGTAATATAGGAATTAGTTGGAAATTGGTCAGAACCCCAAACACCAGTGCTTCCATTTATTTGATACATTCTTGCTGGTACCCAAAATTGGTTGTCAGCTGAAGCCATAGCACCATAACCCATAAGGTCAACTAAAACAGCACCAGTTCCAGCGAAAAACTGTAAATTAGAATAATTGCCTATCGGAGTTATATTTGGTAAATTAGGTAATAAAGTACGTAATAAATCTCTATTTAATCCCCATCTAAACGTAGACGACATAGTATTTGTATGTATTCTAGCTGAAAATTTTATTTCAGCTACTCCATCTTTTAAAGTTACTGTTGCACGTCCGTATCCCTCAATCTCGCCTGCAATACTGTTAATTAGATAACCAGAACATTCATAAGTTTGAGATTGCACTCTTTTAAATTCATCATATACTGCGTTACTTGTAATAGGATTCATATCTCCATTAGTAACTGCATCTACAGTAGTATCTTTAATAATATCGTCTACCGCATCTAAAAAGTCAGCAGGAACAGGTGTGTGTTTTGCTTTAACTATAAGCGATTTTTTGTAGTATGCAACTTTTTGGTTAGTTATATTCCCGTTTATAACACTAAATTTTATTACATCATTCTTTTTGAATTGAAAAAACATACTAGAATTAGAATAAGTAGACCTACCAGAATCTCTTCCAATTACAACCTTATTAACTGTAATAGTGACCTCTGTGTCATTACCGTTAGATACCATACCAACACCATCATAAGGCATTATCTTATCTGTGTTGTTTGTGAAGTCGCTTGTTTCCCACCCACTCAATTCACTTGTATCTGCTTTATATGGAACAGTAGAGCCGTATTTTGCATACAACTCTGGATATTCACTCTGAGAGATTGTATCTCCTTCTTTCAAGAATCCAGAAGGAATCGTTGCCATATCATTCTTTATCCAAGAACCAATTGGCAAGTCGGCATAGAGAGTTCCCCCTGCCACCTTAGTCAAATCTGCTGTATCTGAATCTACTTTGTATAAAGCCATAATCTAGTCCTCCTTAATCCGTTGTCTTGGTGTATTCAAGAACAATTCTTTGCCCTGTCAGAATCATACCAACCATTGGGAAGAATCCATTTGATTTATTGACTCCTACAGGCATAAACTGCAAGCCGTCAGCAACTATTCCAGCAAATGTAATATTGTCAATTCCGATGCTATTGAAGTCAGCCTGAGATATTGCCCAACCCCAACTAGATGGACCAGCACCCGCTGTAGCTGTAACTACTATTCTGTAAATTGGCTTGTCATCAATCCAAACTTTGTTTGTCTTTACTTCATTTGTAGAATAAGTGTCTATATAACTACCACCAGCATTATCATCAGCCATGTAGTCATACTGCTTCTTTGCATCAGTTGAGAGTGCATCCCATTCATCCATTGTGCCATAGAAGATTGAGGTTCCTTCTTCTCCACCATCACTTCCACCACCGCCAATGTCAATCCAACCTGTATATGATGCTACTTCTTCTGTTTCACCAGTTTCTACAACATCAGTAAAAGTTTCTGTATAGGTTCTGCCTTGAACAGTAATAGTAGTTCCATTTACAGCTGAAACATAAGATACAATATATCCGTCAGAAATTCTAACCAATGCAGAACCAACTTCAAGTTCCTTGTTGGCTAGGAAGAATGAAAGAGTTTCCCCATTCTTAGTTCCATTGAACTTATAGGTTGTCAAAGTGGTATCTTCCACATATTCGTAGTGGTGTCCTTTGAACAATCCCCAAAGTGGCTCACCTGTATAAACAGCAACTGAGCCAACAGGATATAATGTAGAATCGATTATATTATCGTTGGTATAAAATACTCCATTCTTAACGGTTGATATATATCTCCATACATAACTACCGCTTTCATCCTTACATTCATAGAAGCATCCGTGTTCATATGAACCAGTTTCACCTACATACTGGACTATCTTTCCGACATTTTCAGCGGATGCCGCGGGCATTGTCTCAACCTGTATGGAGGAACCGCCACCACCCAAGTCTCCGTCTTCATAAGCCTGCTGCAGAGACTTTGGGCTTCCATCTATCGTTATATCAACATTGTCTGACTCTACGGCGGGAAAGTCTCCCATCGGAGCCAGCGTATCAGCTAATTTTATGGACATATCCGTTTCTCCTCTCTGTCTTTATTTGACTTCTGCGGTTATAGAACCCAAACCTGGCTTTGAAGTCCTTGTTATTCTAAATGTAGTGGTGTTTCCGCTTGCATTGGTGAACGATATTGTTCCGCAGTCTGTCGTCGTGACCTCGAAACCACCTATCCACCAACTTGAAACGTTACCCCATGAACTTGGGTAGCAGAGGTAGCCGTACTCTCCCGAACCGACTGTCATTGAGTAGCTTCCCTTATACCCTGTTGCAAACTTCTTCCCGCTCAGACCCAGTATGAAGGCAGATGTGAAGTCTGCCGTAGTAGCACTGCTTCCCCAGTAAATCTTATGCTTGAACGAAATGCTCTTGCTTGCCGTAACGGACTTCTCACCGTCGCTTGCAGTAAGCGTGAACGTCTTGTTTGAGCTGATTGGTGTTGAGTATGTCGCCGTCCTTACCGTATTGTCCGCAAGCGTGCAGTCCGTGAGCGTCTGTGAGACAACGTCCTTGTTGTATGCCCATGCGAAAGAAACCTCACTGACTGTCTGGCCGACCTCGTACTCAGCCGTACTTGGTGTCATGGTGAAGCTGTTAATCTTAGGCTCAACGTAGTAGACCTTCGCAAACAGGCTGTCCAGGGCCTTCTTAACGTTGTCAAGGCTTGCGAACTCCGCATTAGTGTAGCTCACGCCCGAAGCGTCGCCGCCCAGTGCGCTTGGGTCTGCAAGTACAAGGTTTCCTTCATTATTGACTTTAAGGACTTTCCCTTCATTGAGCGTTCCCTGCTGAATGTCCACCTTTTCTGCAAATTTTGAGTAAAGGGCAGATGACTGCACAGGGTTGCTGCTTCCTGCAGTAACGCTTGAGTCAACGTCCTCGACCCCCACCTTGTCGTCAAGGTCGTCGTCAATGAGAGCCTTGAGGTCGTCCAGTGCCCCTATGTCGGGAACCTTCGTCTTGTCGGGGTCTGACCCCGTGTATTCTGATGTCACGTCGTTGGTCTTTGATACATAGTCCGAGAAGTTTACGCTCGCAAGCGTGTCCGTAAACTCAGTCCCTTCAATCCATATCGTCGAGTAGTTCGTGCCGGACGCGGTGTAGTAGAACTTCGTCTTGTTGTCTGACGTTACGGTTTTCTCGACCCCGCCCTGGTAGTACGTTATGGTGGTTCCGCTTATGGTCGGCTTCTCGTCGCAGACTATTGCAGTCTGGTTGATTGCGTTCTGTATGCTCGTGTCGGTGTATGTCTTGCTTGCTGTAAGGCACGAGTTCACCTTCCTGTCTACCGAACCCGTTATTTCCACACCGCCGTTGAGGGTGTTGATGTCAGTCCTGTTTGCGGCAACCCTAGCGTCAAGTGCTGTGTCGTCATAGTTCTCAAGTCCTGCGAGCTTTGTCTTCTCCTCTGCAGTAAAGTCATTGGAGGAAAGGCCTTTCCCTGCCTCCACGTCAACCTTGCCGTCAAGGAGGGTATTGGTCTCGGTCTTTGTGTAGTAGGAAGAGAGGTCGCCACCACCGCCACCTGTTATTTCCCTCCATTTGCCGTAAACAGGGTCAACAGGATTAGAACGGTTGAAACGGTACTTTTTTCCATCTTCAAGACAGAAGGAATCGTACATATCAGGGAGGTAATTTTCTGAAAATGATACCATCCCCTCTAAAGTCTCAAATTGGTCACGAGTAACATTTGGCAATTTTGCATTTATAGAGAGGTTAGATAATAAACTAATTGCCATATTTTACCTCCTTCGATCTATATCTTATTAATGAATCTTTTTTTTTGTAATTGCAAAAGTGATTGTCAGTTCCGAAACGAAGATAGTTTTTTACAGTTCCAGAACTAAGTCCATATTTTGCAGCCAATTCCTTTATTGTACTTCGAGAATTATCATACTCTTTACAAATAATCTTCATCAAACTTGAAAATGCAAATCTGTTACATTCTTCAAAATCAATGGTTGATAAATCAAAAATATCCGACAAACAACTTTCCTTTATGTTTTGAGGGATGAGCCTTTGACTAGAACAGTCAATCCGTATCATTTTAATATTATGTTCTTCTGCAAGTTTGTCTTTTAACATATCAATACTGCGCTGAAGTTCGGCTCCTTGTCTTCTCCATCCCTCATAATGCTGTTTACCATCCATTTCTACTATAAATTTTTCATTTCCTAACTCAAAATAAACATCATAACTTCTTCCTTTCACCCATTTTGGAGAATACTCAAACTCGATATAGTCTGTTTTTATTTGCTTGAAAAAACCTCGAATAAATTTGTTAGGAAAAGACAATCCATCAGAGCAATAAATACACTTAGGTCTTGATAATATCTGATTAGGTATTACATAATTAATCATTCCGCAATCCGTACATTTGATTTGAACTTTAGATTTACTATTTTTATAATCCGAGTTCAGAATTAGAGTTTTTGAAAGTTTGTTTAATTTTGCAGAAAATTCCTCAGCCGAAGATGCCTTTTTTATTGATTCATTCTCAGAATGACAATAATCGCATCCTCCATTTTTCTCTCGTAAAACTAAATACAATGATTTTTGAAAGACATAATTATGTTTGGTGCATATAAAAGTGTTTTCTGGACTTTTGTTAGATACATATTTTGTGCAGATAATATTCGGAAATTTGGTTTTTAATTCTTTTTCATAAACAGAGAATGGGATTATATTATTTACTCCCTTCTTTTTTGAAGCACATTTTATACAGCCATGAACGAGTAAGTTATTTGGCATAGAATGCCACTCATATCCGCAAACTTTACACTTACAAGAAATTGGAGTTACCGAATTTACAAAAGAACTTTTCAGTTCAATATCTTTCCAATTTTTATTTTTCTTGAATAATCTTAAAAAGTTTATTTCCGAAGATAATCTTGAGTTCTTGAAACATGCAGGACATGATTTCATTTTCATCAAATCAAAATAATTTCTTACAAATTCTTCTCCACAGGCTTTACATTTAATTACAATGTACCACCTACCTTTTACGTTTCTTTCCCCAATAAAATCAACATAATCGGCTATTCGAGATTCTATTTGTAAAGTCTTTTTCTTTTCTTCAAACGAAATCTTATCCATTACTCCTCAATTCCTTATTATCTAAACACAAGTTGGACATCTATTGCCTGAGTTGGCTCATTCTGGACATATACATTATATGCTATGCCGTCAATTTGCTTTGCATACTTCGTAAAGGACTCGATGTATGAAAAATTATTGATTTCGTCCTTGATTGAGCTTAGGTTGCCAAAGGAAGCAGGGTAGGCGTAAACAACCTTTCCGTAGTCCATATTGATTCCGCTGTAGGTAAGGTTCTTCGTGTCCTTGAGCGTCCTGTTCTGAAGCGACTTTATGATTGCCTCCGTAGGCTCTCCAACAGTGGAGTCAACGGTTCCATAGTATGACTTGCCCACGAATTTGACCGCTATTTCCTTTGAAGTGCTCATCGGCACTCCCGGCTTGCGGTCGGCAACAACTGCCTTGAGCGTGAAGTTTGAGTTTGTCGGCAGCGTCCACGTCATGTTGAACTGGTATGTGCCGGGTGTAGAAATATTCTCCGTATGCTTGAGGGCACCGTCAAGGTAGAAGTCCACCTTTGACAAGTCGTAAGTGTTCTTTGTTACGGCTGCCTTCATAAGCACGGCTGACACTGTGTCCTCCACAACGTCATAAAGGGTTGTCGCAGGCTGGATTGTAAGCGTAAGGCCTGGGGCTACTTCCTTTACGAGCATGTCTTTTATGAGCGTCTCAAGCGGGGTTCCCTTTGCATAGGTCTTACCGCTTGTTGCAGAGCCCACAGGGTTTGAAACCGTTATCGGGTTCTGAAGGTTCGCACCGCCAAGAAGGGCAGCGTCCAAGGCATCCTTGACCGTTTCTATTTCCGGGTGCCCCTCGTTCTCGTAGGCAACCTTGTCGGCAGAGTCCACGCAGGGAACCTCCCCGCCGTCTATAGTCCTTCCGTCACTGAAAGTGAATACGAAATGGTTGTTCTCGTCTATCTCTATGGCGGTAACGTCAGACCCGTCCTGACCGTCCATGACAATCATTACCGACGTGCGGGTTGAGCCTGCATTGTCCGTCCAGAGGTACGTAACCTTGTTCCCGCCCTCAATGGGTTCTATGGAGCTGATTGTACAGGGCTTTCCCCTTATAGGGCCAGCCGTTCCCAGTATCGAATCATCACAATATTTTTTGGCCACAGCCAGGGTAACGACATCCATCGGGCCACCCCCTTACATTTCATACCATGTCCCGTCCTGGAACATGTAGATGGCACCAGTGTCGGTCACGTAAGCCGTAGAGCCGTCGCCGCAATATGTAACTGTAGAATTAAGTTTGTCCAGGTCTACTGCAAGGAGGCGGTATTCCCTTACGCCATTGTCATTGCTAATTGGCTCAATGCTCCCTATGTCCGGCACATTATCGTCCGGGTAGGCTATGTAATCCTGCCAAATCATTGATATACCTCCTTGGGCCTAGTGACAATCTACCCAGTATCTCTGAAAAATATCTTAGATACGGTATTTTTTTTTGGCAAAGAAAATGACTGACTCCCCATCTTTGTTTTTGTTGACTTAAAAAAAACATATTGAAAAATAATAAAACTAATAATATAATATAAAAGAATACTTAAAACTATTTTTTTAGGAGAAAGAAAAGATGAAAAAGATTATTATCTTGTTTGTTGTGTCAATGATTTGCAGCTTTTCATTCGGTTTGACATGGAAAACTGGAGAACTCGCAGGTAGCAATGAAGGGAAGCAGACTACTTGGTATTTACCATCAGGATTTAAATATTTAAAAAATAAATCTGCTCCATTTGTAGCAAAGATAGCCAAGGTTCCCGGTGACTCTAAGGGTTTGTACGAAATGCAAATCAATTCGTCTGACGTAACATTTACTTACATTATTAAAGTCGGAGATGAGATTGAACTGTTGCAATTCGATGGAAACTGGCCTGTAGAAAGAACGTTTGTGATAAAATCCCTTGACAACAATACCGTAACCTTAGAGCCTGTCCCGGGTAAATAGCAAAAGTGATGCCCCAAGTTTTTACTTGGGGATTTTTTTTTATTTTTGACTGTTTTTTCCTTGACTGTTAGGCATATTTACAATATTATAATAATTAACCGGGTAAGAGCTAGTCTCTTGCTGGGTAGCCGAAGGGGAGCTTAGCTCCCCGGATTTTTTTTAAAGTACATCCTTCCAAGTAAACTGACTCAGCTTTCCCTCTGTATAAATAAAAATTAATCCATCTGGATTAGGTTCAATAAACTGTATTTTGTTTTTTACTGCCTGTTGGCGAGTGTTGTACAAAGCACCTTTTATCGCGCTTAAACAAGACTTTTCAGGTATATTTTGTTCTACATACAAAAATACATTTTCTGACTGAAGCAATGAACGGCAGGCATTTAATCCTACTTTTCTTCTGCCTCCCCTTACATGCTTAAACTCTATAGTCCGTCCGTCAATAAAAGCATCTGGATTTACACTCCCTTTGTTTCTTTCTGACAGAAGCCAAACATCCTTTCCTGTTTCCCTTGCAAGAGTCTTCGCCATCATCTTGTCGGAACTGTAGACAAGAGGATCTTTTGTACCGTCTGCAATGCGTTCTTTTGCTATATGGACTGAGGCTGACTTTGTAATTCTTTCCGTCTCCCATCCCATTCCGTATGGCACCTTCGGCTTTGACAGGGCAACCTTGTCGCTAAACAGTTCCTGCAGCGTCAGCTTATGCCCCTTCGAGGTGAACTCGCTGAACTGGACACCGGACTTGTAGAGCCTGAACCTTGCCGGGCCGAGAATCTTCCTCTTGACTTCCTCACTCTGCCTTTCAAACCACTCGCTATAGCTTGGCTGCCTGAACTTGTCACCCTTCTTTATTGGCAGGTAGTAGCACCTACAGCTGTAATGGATTGGAAGAAGGGGAGCTTCCGTAAGGTCGTCATAGACAGTGCCTGAGTATACGCCGCAGACAGGACACGTCTTATCGTCAAGAATTGCAACGTAGACGTATGACGTCCCCCTCAAGTCTTCAAGCAAGAGCCTCTGGGTGTTCCTCTGGTTTGCAGTGACCGAAAGGTGTGCATCAGCCCCGGCTTCCTTGCCTATCTTATTGAACGTCCTGTCCATCTCGGCACTGACCGTCGAAAGGCCGCTTCCGAAGATATAGGAAGACCATGCAGGGAGCGTTACTGCCTTCTCCATCTTGGTCTTGTAGGATTCAAAGAAATCCTTCCTGTCCTTGTACTTTCCGAAAGGCTGGGATTTGAGCTTTCTCCAGTTCATCGCAGCCATGACAGCCGTTATCCCTAAAAAAGCCTTGAGCAGCTTTCCGAGCCAGTCCGATTCCTTCTCCGACTGCTTCCTTTCCTCCCTGTCAAACAGCTTTGCGAACGGGTCAACCTCACTGTCTATGGCTTCCGACACTTCCTTCGCAAACTGGAGGTACTTGCCTTTTGACGTGATTACGCCATACCCTTCCATTACGTCCTTGAGCCGCTTCTTGACCCTTTCGGTAAGGGAGTTGAGTCTGTTCTCCCAAGACTGTGCGTAAAACTCAGTGTCTATGAGGTGCTTCGTGTACCTGTCAAAGTATTCGTCGTAAGTCAAAAGAATTTCTCCTTAATGAACCGCCTTATCTCGGAGGGGGTCTTACCCCTTGACTCCAGGACACGGACAAGGTTCTCCCTCCTTGCGACCTGCTCCAGAACATCTTCGTCGAGCTTGCTCCTGTCAACGTTCTGGGCAAGGCCAAGGGATTTGTTTATGAGCTTGGAAAACTCATCCTCGCATTCCATCACTCATCCCCTTCCTTGTCTTCCGGCTTTTTCTTTTCCTCGTCTTCATCATCTTCATCTTCTTCCTCTTCCATTCCGCTGTCGTCAGCAAGAGGCTTTGATGCCGGGACTGTAATCTTCTTGCCCTCACGCATCTGCTGGTAGAGGTTGAACTCGTCGATAGGAGGAACGCCTGCTGCTTCAATTGAGATGAGCATAATGAACTGCTCAAGCGTACAGTTGTTCGGGAGGTACTCTCCCTTCTTGAGTGCTTCGTAGACGTATGGGAGCGGGTAGCGTCCGTCCCTTGAAAGGTTTGCAATGGCATTGATTGCATTCGGGTCAAACGCGATTGTGTCGAAGTCAACGTTGAACTCTATGTTGACGCGGCCTCCTGCACCCACCCAGTCGCTCATTATCTGGAATACCTTCGTGAACTTCTCCGCAAGGTTCCTTGCGTATGTGGCAAGCTTTGAGTTCTCCCCCTGCCTGTGTATCTGGGCGGCATCCTTTGTTTCCGACATCGCCTTGTCAGGGGATATTGCCCTTGTGCCGAGGACACCTATCTCCTCTGCCGTCTTTGCAAGTGCCTGTTCACTGTGGTTCAATCCTTCGCCTGCAAACACGAGCGTACCGACCCTTGCAGACTCATCAGGGAAATTAAGGAACGAGTCAGCCCCAAGACGGATTTCTTCGGGTGAGCCGTCTGGCTTCTTTCCGAGCGTATACCCGGTAACATAACCTGTAGGGATTGTCGTGCAGTGGACACCGTTCTCATAGTCAGCGGACTGCATGTAGTAGTGCTTGTGAAGCTCTGCAAGGCCGTAAAGCATGGGTTTTTCCGGTGTCTTGAAAGGAAGGAATTCAAAAGGAATGTACTTGATATGTTCACCCCTAATCGTAACATAGTCGTCAGAGACCTGCTCAAAAGTCTTTTTCCCGGAATTGTCAAACTCCCTGAAAACCCTTACGTGGTAGTAGCCTGATTCGTCAAGCGCAAGCACCCTGTACTGGGGGACAAGGTTGTGGCTGAATTCATCGCCCGACTCAGAATCAACCATCTCAATCAGGACTACGAGGGAAAGCTGGCTTACGCCGTTAACGTCCCTGTACTTCCAGTTGACTATGCTTTCTGCAGGGTAATACCTTGCATAAGGGCGGATTCCCTTCATCTTCGCGTCATACACAGTCACGACACCCTCACTCTTCGGCATGTCAACGAGGATTCCCCCGAAGGTCGTCTGCATGTTGTCCATTGCAACGTCAGAGGCAAACTGATAAAGGGAAGAGCCTTCCCGGTCAAAGTTGCTCAGAATAAGGTCAAGCTGCTCGTCATCAGGCTTTTCGACGACAGGAGTGCGGCGGAAAATGAGCCCGTGCATGGACTTGAGGGCCTGGTCGGTGTAGTCCCCCGGCTTTGCCCTTGCCTTGTACTTGTCGTAATCATCCTTCGTCTGGCCGCTCTTCATCGGCAGGTAGGCAGGCCCAGCCATCTTTATCTCATGCTCGCCCGCAACAAAGTCACGGATAAGCTTCCATTTTGCACCCATTTTCAAAACATAAGGATGGTATTCAGTAACCATAGTTCCTCCTACATTCCGAGAATGACAGGCCTTCCCAAAGTCCTGTCCCTAATCGGGAATTTGTAATTTATGAAGTAGGCAGCAGAGTCCGATACGTGGTCCAGTCCCCCGGACTTGTCCGGCTCGCTTACACCCTGCTTGTCCTTGTATGTGTAGCCGTCCCAAGACTTCCTGAGTTCAGGGCATCTTCCGAAGGCTATGTACAGCCGCCTGAACCCGGTGGCATTGCAAAGGTTTGTGTTGACGCAGTTGAACTTGTCCCTCGTTGCGTATGGTGCATAGGGAACGAACACGTCAAAGCCGTTCCTCTGGAGGATGTCCATGTCAGTAACGCCGCCGACTGCATTCGTCTGCCTCTTGCGGCAGGTCGGGTCAGGGTAGCAGTTGACGCGGCAGGCGGGGTACCTTCTCTTAATCTCATCAGCAAGGGCCTGTGTATCGGAGTTTCTGTCAACAATCTCGTCGAAGCAGACTGCAATCTCATTGTGCTCAGGGTCCTTGTCTATTGCCCAGATCGTTGCCGTCATAGGGTTTACGTTGAAGTCTATGCCTACGTGGATGTCCGTCTTTTCCGCTCCATACCAGTCCTGCATTGAAATGGAGTTCTTGTCCTTGTCATAGTTGAAGTAGACACGGTTGCTCATGGTCTCGAAAGACGCAAGGTACTCCTGCTCGAACATCTTCCTTGACATCGTTTTCTTGGCGGACTCGATTTCCTTCGGGTCTACGTTTCCGCCCTGTATGGTCGTGTACTGGAACCAGCCCCATTCGTCATCATGCTTTGCAGCTTCAAAGAGGTCGTAGAACCAGTTGTAGCCCTTTGGGGTTGAAATTATAAGTGCCCGCCCGTCATGCCATTTGTCCGAAAGGTTAGGGCGGACAGTCTGCCAGAGGTCGCCTGACTGAATCATCGCGGCCTCGTCTATAACAAGAAGGTCTATACCCGTACCACGGACAGAATCAGGGTCAGTCGCAGAGGCAAGCCGTATGAAGGAGCCGTTCTTGAACTCCATGTACATCATCTGCTCATTGGATTTTGTCAGGTATGCCTGCGGTACATGCTCCTTGAGCCACCCCCTCCACATGATGTTCCTCGCGTCGGGAAGGGTAGGGGCAACGTAAACTACGCTCGAGCCCTTCTTGTTGACCGCCTGCATGAGCATTTCGTAGCCTGAGAGGAATGACTTGCCGAAACGCCTTCCTGCGTTGACTATGCGGAACCTCTTCTTGCAGCACATTATCTCGCCCTGCGGAGCGGTAACGTGCACAACCCTTTCGTCCGCCATTATTCCTCATCCTCCCCTGACATTTCTTCAGAAACTATTTCCTCCGCAATGTCAGACTTTGGCTCAGGGTTTGTATTGATTGCCGCATTGTTGTTGATTATGGTTGCGTCAACCTTGTCAATCTGGATTACCATCTTAGGCATGGTTTCCTTGTGTTCTTCCTGTGCAACCCCAGCCTTGCCCTCAAGGTGCTCTATGATGAACTTGGATGCCGCAAGCTTTACGTAATCATCCTTTTCAGGGTCTATGGCCATGTCAACAATGCCTTCTATCATAAGCTGGGCTTTGGTCTTGTAGTCCCCGGAAGCCGTCTCCGCATGGCGGTTGAGTTCCTGGTAAAAGGCATTTGAAAGCCATCTTTTTGTTGAGGCAAATGACTGCTGGGGCTTTATGCCCCTGTCACTGTTCGTGCATGAAGGTGTATTAATAATGTAGCCCATGAGAAAAGACTTTATGGAAAATCATTTTTTTAGCAAAAACTTGCCCAAAATCCGAAAAAGAGGTTTAATAGAGTTTGCATTTACAGGAGGATTGAAATGACAAAAAAAGGTCTTATTGACAGGCTTTCACAATACCCTGATGACATTCCCATCAAGATAGCAGTAGGAAACGAAGGGGAGGACAACTATGAAGAGTTTGACCTCAAGGACATACAGGGGAGGAAATACAGCCTTCCCGAAAGGTATGCCCTAATATCCCTGAAAACAGGAAGGATCTAAAAAAAAAGAGGGTACCCGAAAAGGGCACCCCCTCAAAAATAGAAGGCTTTTGTCAGCTTGCCTTGTTCTTGAAGCCTATGCCCTGGGCAAGAAGTCCCAGAAGGATTGCGACAAGGCCTGCCACGCTGGTGATGATTGTGGTCATGGTTGACTCGGCAAAACCGCAGAATCCAAGCAAAAATGCGCCCCCAGCTACCAGTACGATGGAGAGTACACTCATCCACACGGGCTTTTCCTTGTCCCTTTTGGACCAAGTGGCAGCACAGGCAAGGCCTGCTCCGAACATTACCGATGCAAGGCCTGTAATGTCAGCAAGCGGGAATTTTGCAAAAGTGCTTACGGCAGCACCTGCAACCACAATTACGATACCGATGATTGTGAGAAGGTTCTTTCTCATAAAGTTTCCTCCGAAGGCTTTTCGTCCTTCTTTTCATAGTTTGTTGCTATCTTGTTTCCCTCAAGTCCGCCTATCAGGATTGTAGCCATTAGGAACAGTGCGGCAACGAATGTCGAATACATGGTGCCGTAGTCATACCCATACTTTGCCTTCATAAAGAAGGCAGTCCCAAGCAGCACGACATAGCTGCCCGCACTTACAAGGTAACGGTGTATGTTTATGCTCTTGAACTCCCCGCTTGGAAGGGAAGCCGTCTTCTGTATCATTGCCCAAATGTCCAGCCCAAGATAAGAGGACAGTATGGACACGTAGAATATGGCCACGTCCTGAGACACTTCCGGTGATACAATTACCATTCCTTCCATGACCGCCGTAGCCAGAATGAAAATAACCAGCTTCAATACTTCCATCTTAAACCTCGTCTTCGATAGTCAGGTCAACCGTAAGGATGGTGTTCTTTACGACCACGATGTTTCCGATGGGTTTGTCTTCCATAAGCTCACGAACCTTTTCCTTTGTTTCCATGTCGTCACCCTTGAAAGGCTGGCCGTCTTCCCCCTTTACATACTGGAACGCATTGTTCCCGCTCTTCACTAAAATACTGTACATACATACCTCACTTGTTTTTAAGTATCAGAACCAGAGTTCCCACCGAGATTACCGTAGACACGCCCAGTATCACTGACGTATTTCTCCAGAATCTTAACTTGCTCTCTGATTGCCTTGCTCGCGTCTCTAATTCCTGTGATGCTGTCAAGGCCTGCTGCAAGCTCTGATTTACAGCCTTCAAGGTCTCTTCGGATTGCTGATATTTGGCTTCCGTACTGTTCAATTTCTCTATTGCTGCATTCAAGCTGTCTTCTAAGGTCTCCGTTCTCCTGTCTATAACGTCTAAGCTTTCGTATATAGACGAAAATTGCGATTCCTGCGCTGACAGCAAAACCGACAGCAAAACCGGAAAGAAAAAGAATAAAACATATCTTATTCGCATCCACATCAAAACCTCACTTTACCTCGCGGAATACGCGGCGGGAATATACGAATCCGCTAAGCCTTGTCGCAGACTTGTCCAACGGGTCATAGTCGTCAAGACAGAAGTGTCCAGATCCGTTCTTTCCAAGCTGGGCAGTCTTTGCCCAGAAGTTGACGTACCATTCCCCTTCCTTGCAGCGGTAGGATGCAGGCTCGTGTGTTACTGTGAATCTTTTGCCAGTAAGAAGGGACAGGAATTCAGCAGGCTTTTCTACGAAGAAATTGTCCCCCTGCAGATAGTTTTTCTTGTTGAATCTTATGCAGCCAGCGTCAATGCCTTTCTCGAAGCAGCTGGCGTAGTAGGTGAGTGTAGGCTCTGTTTTTGTAATCCTTGAGGCAAGGCGGATAATGCAATCCGCATAGCACGATGTCCCGCCAGCACTCTTGAAGAAGAGCTGTGCGTAACTCATTATCATATAGCAAATCCTCCGGTTTTCCAGTTTTGCTACATGATAATGATATGGTCTTTTTTTTAGCAAAGCAAGAAACTATTCTTCTTCGTAGCTGGTGTAAAACTGGTCCATAGCATAGTCCAGTACAAAATCAGGGACTGGAATTTCTTTCTCATATCCGTCCTCGTCAACCTCGAAACATTCCAACTCCGTCCTGACACTCTTATCGTCTACATCTTCTTCACCTGGGTATGAATTGTCAGGATTATGCCAGTCAATATGCTGCGGAGTGCGATTGACTATCCCAGTAATACACCCCTTAAGAACGTACCATTTGTCGTCAAAATACAAATCCTCGTCAAAAGATTTTTTTACTGCTATTGTTATCATAATGGCTCTCTCCTTAATAAATATACGATATAGTCCAACTCTTCCCTTGAGATGTTCAGCTTAATCCTTGTACTCAAGATTGTACTGCTTTCGGACTGAACCTTTTCCAAATGGTTTATAAGGTTTTCCTTAAACTCTTTTCTTGGGTCTTGAATTTTAACATAGTTTTGAACGGTGACATCCAAAGAACCTGAAACCTTCAAAGGTTTTCCGTTTACATAAATAGTTCCGTCTTTTTTCATGGTTTTTCAGCCTCGCTCTTTACATAGATTTCCTTGCCGCAGTTAGGACAGCAATCCACCTTGTCAATCCATTTTTCATATACAAAGAAATAAAATATGTTTTTACAGTACGGACATTCCACACGCAAACTATATTCATTTACTTCAAAATCTTTTTCCCTTACTTTAACTGTCCTCACTTTAACTGTCCTCTTGAAGTACCCCCAGCTGAAGCAGGGGGATCTTGAGAGTTCTCACGAAACTTCTCTTTCTGTTTCAACGGACGCTCCAGACTCAGCCAAAACCTGCTTGACCAATCCTTCAACGCCCTCCGCAGACCTAAATTCCTCAGCTTCCCTGAGTATCTTAATCGCGTTATTCTTCAGGTTGATTGCCGCATTCAAGTCACGGTTATGCTCCGTATGACATACAGGGCATGTCCAGTGGCGCATTGAAAGCGTCAAGTCCGTCTTTTTATACCCGCAGATATGACAGAGTTTGGAACTCGGAAAGAACCTGTCGGACCTCACGACTGAACAACCGTAACGCTTTGCTTTCTCCTCAAGCCTCGTTGTAAATGTTCCCCAAGACGTGTCAACATAGTTTCTTGCGTTCCTGCTTGCCTTCAAAAGACCCCTTGTAGTCAAATCCTCAATGCCTATGACATTGTAGTTTCTGACAAGCCTGAGAGATTCTTTCTCAATCCAGTCTTTTCTTGAGTCGGCGATATGCTGCTCCATCCTGGCAACCTTAATCCTTGCCTTCTCACGGTTTCCTGAGCCTTTCTGCTTTCTTGCAAGCCGCCTTTCCAGCTTCCTAAGCTGTTTAAGGTGTGCCTGCTTCTGCGGTATATATCCAAAATCCTTTCCGGTCGTTCCGCATGACGAAACATACATATCAGCTGGAGAGAAGTCTAAGCCTACTGCTTGGTTTTCGCTTTTAAGCTTAGGCTGCTCTGCCACCTCAAAAAGTATGCTTGCGTAATACTGGCCGCTGGGATTCTTGCTTACAGTTATGTTGCAGACTTTATCATCTGCGCTGAGCCACTTAGGAAGTTCCCTATTCCTGAACCTTACCTCACCAATTTTTGGAAGAGTTATTCTTCTTGCGTTCCAAAAGAACTTGCAATTCAATTCCCTGAATGAATTCTTCTGTTTCTTCGAGTGGAACTTCGGGAACTTTGCAAGGCCTTTGAAGAATTTTTGAAATGCGCCTTCTTGGTCACGCCTAGACTGCTGCAATGCAACCGCACTTACCTCTTTCATGTACTCATACTGCTGTTTCAGCTCTTTTTCTGTAGGCGCTTTGTATGACTTATAGATTGCAGTTTTCTCCTGCCTGGTAAGCTCCCTGTCCTTTATATTCCTGTCGTAGAAGTCTAAGCGTGAGGCGAGCATTATATTGTATACCTGACGACAACAGCCTAATGTCTTGTTGATTAAGACTGCCTGTTCTTGAGTCGGATATATTCTCACTTTCAACACCAGATTCTTCATCGTTATAACTTAACTCCTTAATAACCTAATTAACCACGGGCGATTTATCCCTTACCTAAAGGAAGGGATTTTCTCGCCCAACTATTCGATAAGTTATCACTGAACACCCCTTTGCGCAGCAATTCTTTCCCTTTCATCACTGTAGAATATGAATGCCCTTTCCGACTTTCATATTCAAAAATCATAATAGCTATAATTTCTCGGGCTTCACAAAGTTGGTCAATAACATAGTTATAATCTTTCTTTTCTTTTTCTGTCATAGTTTCGCCACCTTGCATCTACCACACTTTTCACATTGAACAAGTGTATTAAAAAAACAATCTTGGCAGGGAGCTTTCCATGTAATGTTTCCTACCTCTGGGAAATAAAGGCAAATTTTATATTCGCGCTTACAGAACAATCTACGTAAAAACCATATTAAATATTTCATAGTTTCACCACCTTGTATGAGTTAGGAAGCAAGCGGACAAGAATATCAAAATAATGCTCGTTTTTTGTTTGAAGATATTTTCTTCTGACTGCTTCACAATCTCTTGCCATACTTTCAAAGCAAGATGTAGGATATAAAGCTATCGTACAAAATTGCCCTTCAATATGTGGGTGCGGAAAATGTTTAAGTTCGATTTCTTCATAGTGATAATCTTCCCACTTTTCAAAACAATCTGGTGTAATTTCTGTATTGACAATCAGTTCCTTTTCTTCTGGTGTAAACTCACGCATTTTCTATCTCCTTTGGAGGCACAATTTCTTTCCAAGCATAAATATCACTATCTTTATACAGGACTCCATGCAGATTATGTATATACCAAAAATAAGAATTTTCTCTTTTTGAATGCCTATTTCCAGTCCATATCTGCATATCATCCCTACATACGAAAACGGTTTCTCCGTCTTTTGGAAGTTCACCCTTTGACGGATAATGCCATTCGTTCGCCTTGTTATAACCGAACTCTGCACCGTCTATAAATCCTTCTTCATATCCTGCTACTTCACCATCGTTCCAACCGCTATCTCGTGCATAATCTTCGTCATTATCATAAACACCTAAAGTTTGGCTTTCCTCAAGCTTTCTTGCTCTTTCTTCTGCTTCTTTCTCAAACATGATTTACTCCTTGTTAATCAATTACCCTCAGTTCTTCTACAAAATCCTCAAAATCTTTTTTTACAGAGTGATACAATATTCGTTGCACAAGAATACAATTCTTATATTTTCGTAATTTTAATTTTGCAAAAAACTTCGTCTTAAATTTTTTCCTTGAGAAACCTGCCGCAGTCGAAAAAGTATTATCTTTCTGCAAGAACAATCTTAATGGTTTTCGCTTGCTGCTTCCTAACTCAAAAGCACATACATCATCACTTACATCCTCAATGTAATAGGAATAAAGACATTTGTATCTTTTTCCTAAAAGTTTTTCTGCTAGTTTTCTAGTTTCTTCAATATCCGGTGATATTCTTTGAAGTCTTGTTCCAAACATAATTTACTCCTCCGTGTATTCTGGTATTTCACACCAAGCAAAGACTTTGAGAAGCCCAATATTAGACCAAGCTAATTCTTCGTAATATGTATCATAAAAAAGAGTCGATTCTTCGATTTCTCCTTCTTCTGTAAGAACTCTTACTTTTTGTCCTTCTTTTGGAAGAGTGTTAGGTTCTTCTGCTAATATGTGCCACTTTGGTCTGCCTTCTTTAAATCCTGCAAGATAGGCTTTAAGCATCTGCCCAAACTCATCGCTCGGTAAATTCTCCTCACTCCAACCTTGTGAACGAATCCAATTTACTGCCATTTCTTCATCTGTCATTTTTCTATCTCTCCTGTATCTAGTGGCTCAAATTGTTCATTATGTTCACAAACAAAACTTCCAAAAGGTGCTTCTTGTTTATCTTTGTCTTCATATTATTTGAATCTCCAATGTATCAAGATTGCCATTATGAAACAGAAAGATATTATTAGTCCCGCCAAGGGGATAGCCATATCTTCGTAATACCAATGGGCAAACATCATCTTGTCCATAAACTCCTCCTTCAATTTTCTTTAGGGGAGGACTTCTTAGCACCCCTTATTACCCTTACCTTGCCGCACACGTAGCACGTCCCTTCATCCTTCCAGACATATATTGTAAGCCCGCATTTAGGGCATTTCGTGTAACCTGTCATTGGTTTTGCCATCACACTTCCTCCTTTTTGGGGAAAATTACCTCGAAGTCTTTTTTTTTGCACCAGTGCGTAGCGTTCCACATCAGTGCCGTTGCATACGACCATGCTTTCTTTTTTCTGTCATACTTGACCCTTGTTATGTCCTTGCCGTTGGTGAGGTAGACTTCCTCGTCAAGCTTTTCCGGGAATTTGTCAAAGGGCTGCCACTTGTCAAAGCTCATCATCTTCCTCCTGGACTCCGCAAATCTGCCTTACGCGCTCCCTTGTTAGTCCGAAGACAGTCCCTATCGCAGCGCAGGTATATTTTTGGTGCAAGAACTGGATCATCTCGTTCCTGTCCACTTTTGTTGTGTCCGGGCGGCCCCTTTTTCTTTTTATGTATGGAAGCTTGTACCTTGTAAGGAATGCTGAGCAGTTGCGTTCTGAAGCGTTGAAGTGCTCTGCAATTTCAATCGTGGTGTGATTGACTGCGTACTCGGCAATCTCCTCAAAGGAATACTCCTTGAAAAATCTTTTAGTGTTGGGGATTCCGTACCTTCTGTAAAAGTTTGAGGCTCCACTTCCTTTTATATTGAAACGCCTGCAAAACTCTGCCTGTGTATGAGTGCGGGCAAATTCCATCCTTTCAGGCAACTCATGCTTCTTCATTCTTTCTTTCATCCTTAGCCTTCTTATTCCTTTGCTCAAACTTCTCAACCTGTTCCAAGAACTCGTCTACGGCAAGGTATATGTCCCCGCAGATTTGCCTTATCCTTTCAACAGAAAGTTCTTTTGACGCAAGGGAACACAATGGGGCTACGTGCCCAAGTATTTTCCTTGCGTTCGTCTTTCCCAGCTTATAATACTGGAGTGGAGTAAGGTTCATTGCAACGCCTCCTGTTTTTTTTTGTTTTTCCTTTCCTTTCGTAAAGCCTTTTCAATGCTTCCGAATTAAGGCTTGGCATCTGCCCGCTTATGACCTTCCACAGGTCAACGGAACTTTTTTTTGGTGCTTTCTTGCCCCTCTTCAGCAATGAATAAGCCCTGTCAAACTCTTCATAATTTCTGGCGCATATTACGCCAAGAAGGATTATCCAGTTTTCAGACATGGCAACCCCCATTAAAAAAACTGTGTCGGATGGGTGGGAGGGGAGTTAACAACATCATGCCAACGGCATGTTATCTTGGATTTGCCATCCGACACAGTATGGGAAGCCAGGGGAATCGAACCCCTCCCAAGAATGGTGCTCATTTTTCCTTAATTGGATTTCCTTGGATTCCAAATGCTTCCAAACCCCATTTAACGCATGGGTACGGATTGCTCGCAATTCTACACCACTATTATCTCATAATGGGTTTGAGGGTCTTTCCGGTCTTTTTTATTTCAAGAGTTACACGGAATCCGAAAGTAAGTTCTCTCTAGTTCATGCAAAATGAACGAAGGGGCTTAGGAGAATCGAACTCCACGTAGGGGATTGTTTTCTGAGCTAATGTACACTCGCCCATACATAACAATCAACCAGAACGGTCTTCACGACATAAACGAATTTTCTAGAAAAAATCCTGTAGTGAACCTCAGCAACTTTCCGCAACCTCGTTGCAAGCCCCAAGTCTCAGCCTGTGGAGGGACTCGGACCCCCCGCGGTTCAGCAGAACACCTTCTTTACTGCTCTGCACTCCTATGAACCTCCGCCCGGCAGGCTTCCGTGCTTGCTGTTTCGCTAACCCTTCACCTAAACCCATAAGGCAGGAATTAGTCAGCCCCTTGCACGGCGGCTATTTTAACCGAATGTCGTACCTTCCGGTTATTTACTTTTTTGCTGCCTTGCCTCTCTTAATCCCGGCAAGGTACAATCCGTACAGCTTGTTGCGTCCACATCTCTTTGCGAGGTTTGGATCGTACTTTTCAAGGAACTTGTCGAATGCAGCTTCGTCTTCACTGATGGCCTTCTTTACTGGCTTTGCAGCCTTTGCAGCTGGCTTCTTCTGTACGGCAGAGCGTCTTGTCTCGCTCTTAGACACCTTCTTCTCGGCCTTTACAGCCTTCTTTTCATTTACCTTTTTCATATATCTCCTCCTGAAAAAAGATAATCTTTATACTCCCGTACTGCCGAGGCCACCTTTCCCGCGTTCAGTCTGGGAAAGGGACTCTGCCTGTACGAACGCTGCCTGTAATACAGGAGCAAGTACAACCTGAGCAATGCGGTCTCCATTCTTTACGGTAAACTCTTCCATGCCGAAGTTTGCAAGGATTACCATGAGTTCCCCGCGGTAGTCGCTGTCTATTGTTCCGGGTGTGTTCAGTACGGTGATTCCGTTTTTGAACGCAAGGCCGCTCCTTGGGCGTACCTGTATTTCGTAGCCTTCAGGAACCTCAACGAAAAGTCCTGTCGGTACGGCTGCGCGTTCCCCCCGTCGGAGTACAAGGTCTTTATCCAGCAATGCGCAGACGTCGGCCCCGGCAGCTCCCTTTGTCTTGTAGACAGGAGGGATTGCTCCGTCAGAAGCAATAAACTTTACTTCTACTTCTTTCATTTTTTTTCAAACCTCCAACAAAGTTGCCTGCTTGTGCATTTCGCTCTTAGTCGCGTTAATCCATTCTAGGGCATAGGAGAGACGCGGAGTGCACCCCTTGCAGGCCGGAAAGTAACTGGAGTTACTCCTTGCGTGTCTGTCCACGCCGTCAAATCAATGCCCGGCATTGCTGCCGTATTCAAACCCCATGCAACGCACGGAAGCCAGAACCTTAACCAACTGCCCGTCAACTACCCCCACCTGAAGGTGGGGGCTTATAGTTTCTAACCTACAATTTTTCTCGCTTCATCGAAAATGCCTTTAGTGTTTGTACGACGTACATTCGCTATCGGTCTTACTTTTTCTCCACGAGCTTCAATTCCCGTCGTTGCAACGGTATAATATTTCATAAGGTTTATTGCCGCGTTCACGTCTCTGTCGTGATGTAAGCCACACTGAGGGCAGTCCCATTCACGGACAGTAAGGTTCTTCACAGCAATATTTTTGAATCCGCAGTTAGAACAAAGCTGGCTAGACGGATAGAACTTATCAGCCTCAATCAGCTGTCCGAGATTTCTGCCGAGTTTATACCTCAGCATATCCCTGAACATACCGAAGCCAATGTCATTCACTGTCTTGCCGTTCTTCATTCCTCGGTTAGCCATAGCACGCATATTGAGCTTTTCAACTACTACAGCATCGTACTTCCTGGCTATTCGTGCGGACTCCTTATCAAGAAAATCTTTCCTCTGGTTGGATATTTTCTCAAATACTTTTGCAACCCTAAGCCGCGCTTTTTCGTGTCTTTTAGACCCTTCCTTTGTGCGGCTGAAATTGCGCTGTACATGAGCGAGTTTTCTCTGAGCTTTGCGGTAGAACTTCGGGTATTTGGCTTTCGTACCGTCTGAATATACTGCAAGTTCTTTGAAACTCATATCTATTCCAAGAACTTTTTCCTGTGTTACATCTTTTTCAATAACTTCTGGAGTCTGTTCTGTAAGAACGGAAACAAAATATTTATTAGTTGGTGTTCTTTGAACAGTTACAGATTTAATAACCCCTTTGCAAAATCTATGAAGTACAATCTTTACAAATCCCAGCTTTGGAAGTTTTAATTTTCCTTTTTCGATTCTGATTGTTCCATTCACGCTATTTGTAGTATAAGTCTGTTTTCCTTTGTGTTTGGAATGAAACTCTGGAAATCTTGCAGTCTTATTGAAAAAGTTTTTATAAGCCGTCTGAATATGAAGCTGTGAATTGCATAAGGCAAGACTGTCAACCTCTTTTAGCCATTCATATTCATTCTTTAGGGAAGCTGGTGTTTTAATCTTTGATTTACCAGTCTCCTTATACTGTTTCTTTGCATCAGCAAGTAAGGCATTATACACGAATCTTGCGCAGCCGATAGTTTTGTTTATCAGCTCCGCCTGTTTCTGAGTCGGATAGATTCTGTATTTATATGCTCTGTATGCCATAATCACATTCCCATAAAATTAGTTAAGAAATAAAAATCGCAATTCATCCCCCAGCTAAAGCAAGGGGATTTCTTGTTTTTGAGCCCTTAAAGGGACAGCGTAATGCTTCTCTCCCTTCTGTTCCTTCATCTTTGAATTTGACCTTCTCTCCATTGAGCAGCAGGCATTGCACTTGCAGTTCCTGTAGTCACGGCAGTCCCAGTTAGGGTTGCCGAAGTTTGAGCAGTAGCTGAACTTCCTGCCTTCGCAGTTGTAGCAGGACATTTCCCGCTGGCCTTTCTCGTTCGTGTATCTCAGGAACGTCTTATTGTAGCGTATTACGTTCATTGGAGGCGGGAAGTCAGAGACCTTCACCTCTTTGTCCGTACATTTAAGCCCCTTCTCATAACATTTTGGACACATCTCAAGGCGGTAGTCATATCCTGTACCGCACTCAAGGCAGACGCTCCAGAAGTAAACCCTCGGAGCTTTCCCGGTTACGGCTTGCAAGGCTTTTGACATGGAGGAAATATCAGGGCATCCCTTTCCTTTTTTACAGATGTTGCCAAGCGTGTCCATGAACTTGTCTTGGTAATCTCCTGTCAGTCCGCCAAGATTCTGCTCAGCCCATCTTTTTTCCTCGCTCCCGAGTTCCTTGCCGTAGTATGCTTCAATTCTTTCAATCAAGATTTTTTCTCCTCTGGTTCAGCAAAGAACTTGAAGTTTTGTCCTGCCCTCTTGTCAGGACCTTTCATCAAAACGATTGTTGTATCTTCCCTGAGACGGCTTAAGATGTCGTCGTCGAAGTAGTTCTCAAAGCATTTTGGGCATCCGTTGTCCGGGCAGTTCTTTCTGAAGTGCAGGTTGCCCGTAAGCATGGTCGGCAGCTTTTTTGTATGCCTTTGGTCAAGGATGAATGAAAACCAGTTCTGAACGGCTTCCGTATTTGAAATTCTTCCCACTTCATCAATGGCAAGGAACGGAAGGTTTGCCAGTTCCTTTACGATTTCCATCTCTGACTTTGTTGCCTTTTGTGTGTAAGCCTGGCGTATTATAGTCGAGATTTCGTACATCGTATAAATCCTTCCTCCTAGTGATTTTGTGGCAATACTCGCCAGTAAACTTTTTCCCACGCCATTGGCCCCTAACAGTATAAGCTTACCCGTCCTGTTATTTATCAGATCCTGCACAGCTTCCTTTGCCTTCTCTTGTGAAAAAGTTTTAGGTTCGTAATCCCAAATCATCTTGTCATAATATTCAGGTTGTATGTTAAGAGAGTGGCAGTATTTGTCATTCTCTATCTTCCTAGCCTTCTCCCTTTCAGCCCTCTCAGCCTCAACCTCTTCCTCTATGCACTTGGGACATCTGGTTTTTGATTCTTCACCGTCTGAATAAAGTGTTACGTGTGCATCGTACATTCCGTGTTTCGTACATTCCACTTGAGTGTCATACTCTTTGACAACCTCAACATTCAAAGCCGAAAAAGTCGGAAAGCTAAGTGTCTTTATCTCGTCATTCATAAATTGCCTCCACTCCGTCAAGCAGGGATATTTTCCTGTTCAGAGCTTCCTTATCAAAGCCCCTGTAAAAAGGCTTGCCAGTATATCCAGACTTCTGCTGTGTACTGAAAGTCCTGTTAATCAGCATGGGCAATTCCTTGCTTCCGAAGATGAAGGACAATGGATAGCCATTGTCCAGCAAGAACTGGTGGTTTACCGAAATCTTGACTGCCTCAAGAACCTTTTCAAAGCCGTATGTCTTTAGGGCATTTTTTATGCTCTTGTTCAGATACCCATACATTATGTCAGGGTCTCCCTTGTCTGGATAAAGCTTCCTGTAGTTCTCAAGGTATGCCTGGTATATCTGGTCGTAGTATTCTTGGGGAAAAGAATCTGCCTTTTTAGGCTTTGGTTTTTCACAAGGCTTGACCTTGTTTTCCCCCTCCGGCGGTTCGCCGGGAGAATTTATATTTGTATTACCACCTGTATTACCATCTGTGTTTATATCTGTTGTATTGATTTGCGACTTTTTCATATTCGATTTGCTATTTTCGCAAATCGAACTGTTATTTTCGTAAATCGGATTATTATTTTCGCAATCCGATTTGTTGTCTTCATAACTTGAACTGCTGTCCGTATCCTCAAAAAAGGAACGTGCCTTGTTTGTTATGCAATACCATTTTGTATGGTCATAAGCATTCGTATTAAACTCCCCTACCTCTATCAATTCGTATTTGACAAGATTCTTTAATGCCCTGGTAATGATAGCAGGAGATAAATATTTGAACTGCAAGTTAAAGGCTTTGACCGTGTTGTATGTCCACGGTTTTCCTTGTGTTAGCTTGTTGTTGGTTTCGTTCTTTTTGCACCAGAAATAAATGTTTTCAAGAAGAATCGCTTCTTCAAGGCCATACAGTTCTGCTACTTTTGTATTAAAAGAATGGTTCATGTATTTTTATATCTCCTCAGATAAAAAAAATGGGCTTTATTGCCGCCACCTCCACGCAGTTTCCTGCGCCCATACTACGGAGATAACGACAATAAAACCCACTTGTGACAATACGGCTCGGTATGGACAAACCTGAATGTCAGTTGTTTATGTGTTTAATATAATACATCTGTTTTAATTGGTCAATACTGAAATGGCGCAGATGCGCCATTTCAGCAATTTTTTTTATTTTTTTTTCAAAAAGTTCCGATAATTGCCTTTTCAAGCCAAAAAAATCACCCTGCCATAGACTGTTGGCAATCTGAACAATAAAAAAGGTGAGAGAGTTTTATGTCAGAATCAGTAAAAATCATCAACGATTACTTCAGGACGGCAACACGTTCTGAGGTGGACGGGCTGCTGGGCAAGATTGTCCTCAGCGAAAGGCAGCAGGCAGTCTTCGACATGTACTACATGAAGAGAAAGGACGTGGGGTTCATAGCGGACACACTTGGATTCTGCAAGAGCGTGATTACGAATGAGCTCAGCGCAATCAGGGCAAAGATTTCCCTGATCCGGCGCATGGAATGAAATACGTTTTTCCTGCGTTTTTTATCAGCTTAAAATAGACAAATCTTACGTCACTCAAAGTTCATGCGGTGGTATTGTATTCCCGTAAGGAGGAAGCAATGCAACCATATCAGATGAACCCGGTTAATGACTTCTATTTCCGCAATGCGCAGCAGGCGTACACGCAGCCATACGTGCAGTTCCCGCCTCCGCATCAGCCGCAGGCTCCCCAGATTAACTGCCGCTTCGTAACAAGCATTGACGAGGCTAAGGCAGCCATGATTGAGCCACTTTCATACAACATTTTCGCAGACACGAACACGGGCAAGCTTTACCTGAAGAAACTAGGCAACAACGGCCTGTCGGAGTTCCTGTGCTACTCCATAGAGGAATCTGTCCAGGAACCAAAGGAAGACCTTTTTGCGGAGGTCAACAAAAAGCTTTCAAACATAGAGAGAATATTAGGAGGGTTAAATGAATCCGTTTCAAATGCTAAGCAACCCGATGGGGGCACTCCAGCAGCAGTTGCAGAACAGAATGAGCCAGATGATGAAGCAAAACCCGCAGGCGTACCAGAAAATGCAGGAAATGGTTTCTGGCAAAAGCGAAGGTGACTTGAGGCAGACCGCAATGAACCTTGCTAAAGAGCGCGGGATTGACATCAAGCAGTTCGCGTCTAATTTCGGAATCCAGTTGTAAAGTATTTCTTAACAACTGAAATCAGGCTGTCAGCCTGTTAAAAACTTAATAAAGGAGGATGTTTATGGCAACTATCGAAACATCATCCCCCGTCTGCATGGGCGGCGGGGACTGCATGGGCTTCGGTGGCGGGGGCTTCATCTGGGCCTTCCTCATCTTTGCCCTGTTGATGGGCAACGGCGGTTTCGGCTTCGGCGGTAACGGACTTGCCAATGCACTTGGCTACGAGAACCTTGCGACTTCTGCGGAAGTGCAGCGCGGTTTCGACAACCAGAACGCTATGGCAAACCAGAGGGAAATCCTCTCCGCAGTCAACAGCGGAACGGCACAGAGCGTGGCTGCCGCAAACCAGGTCTACCATGACCTTGCCAACAACCTTAACGACAAGTATTCAGAACTTGCACGTGACGTTGCGGGCGTAGGTGCAGGAGTAGCCCAGGCTATCGCAAACCAGTGCCAGCTCAACGGCGAACTCAAGCTCCAGATGGCTGAAAGCTTCGGCCAGAGCCGCTATGAGAACGCAATGAACACGGCTGCAACAAACGCAACCGTCACGGCAATTGGACAGAAGATTCTGGACAAATTCTGTGAAGCTGAGAACAAGGCTTTGCAGAGCCGTGTAAACCAGCTTGAACTCGACCGCGCACTTTGCGGTGTGGTCAAGTACCAGCCGAACCTCAACTATGGTTCAGTGCCAAGTCCGTTTGGTGCAGGCTACAGCCCTTATCCGTTCTTTGCGGCTTAAGGTCTGGCAAATCCCTTTTAAGGTGACTTTTCCGCCCTTATGGGTGTTGACATAAAAAAAGGACGGCACGATAAATGCCGTCCTTGTGAGGTGAGTTTATGGCTTGCAACTGCTACTTTCCGGTTCTGGTCAGGGCTTCAGGGGTAACTACAGCTGCGGGGGCTACGACAATAACGTTGCCATCCACCGTTGACATAAAGCCCGGAGAGGTCATGGACATAGGGTTGTTCACGGCAATCCCTGCCGGGACTGACGGGACTACCCTTTCTGTGACCAACGGTACCGTGACAGGTTTTGTAATGGCTCCCAACGGGAACTACTATAGACCCCTGCCTTTGACAAGCAGGACAATACTGCGCGTCCAGTGGTTTGATGACCCGTCGCACTTTCAGGCACTTCTTCCGCTGAAACGGAGCAGGTGATTTCAAGGGCTCATCCGTAATGGGTGCGCCCGTTTTTTTTAGGAGAGAGAAAAATGAATGACGTAATGGAACTTGAGCATGACTTCAAGAATGCATTGGAAGACGTGGACTTTACTGCGTACAGCCCGTACAGCAGGGAATACATGAAGGCCCTGTTCATAGGGCAAATGTGGGATTTGGTAAAGAAACTGCATGAAGGCAAGGAAACTTCCATGTATGGGGACATAGAAGAGGAATTGGACGGTGCCAAAAAGTATTATGACATGTACAAGAAGACGGGGGACGTTCAGTTCAGGGAAATGGCTTCGGACGAGCTCCGCCATGCCGGGGTGCTGATCAAGAAGCATACGGCAAAGGCAGCGACAAAAGAAGAAAAGGACACCCTTAACGCCTTGGAAGTGGAAAGGGCGAAATGGGTGTCCACGGTGTCTGCCTAACGGTTCTTTCTGGCTTCATCCCTCATCCTTACGAGTGACTTTGCCTCTTTATCGTCATATACGTCAATGATAAGCGGCTTGTAGCCGTTCTTTATCAGCGTGTATGCCTTGGCTGCAATCTCGCAGAACCTGTTCCTCTCTTCTTCTGGAATGTCCTTGTTGACGGAAAAAAGCTCCTTGCCGTCAATGAGGACTCCCTTCCGGGAAACGGATATGTCTTCCCGTATGTTTTCGGTCGGAAGCGGTAAGGCCTTCTGGACGTTGAACAAGGAGTACCACTCCTTGAACTCCACGAAGGTGTCTTCTTTCAGGTGCTTTATAGTTGCGTCCAGGTCGCCTGAAATTTCGTATGCGTACTCTGCGCGGGCAAGCTTCCTGTTGCTTCCCGTGGGCTTCCATTTCGCCTTCTTCAGCTTGGCGTAGTGCCGAATGAAGAAGCGTGCCGCCGACATCTGGGCTGATATTTCGGGCTGGGACAACCCGATTCTTTCGCGGGCTTCGGAAACGTAAATGCTCCACGGCTTTCCAGACTGCTGGTAGAGGTTCCTGTCGAACACAAGGGTGTATATCAGCATTGCCGACAGGAGCCAGGTTGCTTCTGAAACCTTGTTGAGTCTGGATATTCCTTCTTCTATTTCCTTCAGGTCTTTAGAGTAGAATAAGTCCGTCACAGACTTGCCGGACGGGATGTAGTCCTTCGTGAGTTCTACGGCGTAGTTCCTTGCCGCCTCAAGTTCGTTGACTGATACGTCGAGTGACTTCGTGTAGTTCATCTTGTTGTGCCTCCGTAATTTGCTTGTAGAGCCTAAATTGCGCCTCGTACACCTCCGGGAACATCTCAGGGGTCCAGTATGTGTACACGTCGGTCATGGTGGAGTCAGAATGCCCGGCAACGGCCCTTATCTTTGATTCCGACACATTCTGACCTTGAAGGTATGAAATAAAGAAATTTCGTAAGGTGTGTATAGTTAATCCTCGGCTCTTTGTGTCAATTTCTAAAGCGGCACATCTTTTAATGAATGACTTGTATATCTGATGGGCCTGAACTGGGCCTTCTCCATTCTCTGCAGGGAACACCCACTTGCTTTTTGTTTTCGGGAACGGAAACTCCCCGGGTATAGGGACATACCTGTTGACGTAGGTTTTTGTTGATTCCTGGAGGCCGAACCTGTCTGAATAGGTCCTGTGGACGTTAACAAAGCCCTTCCGCACATCTTCTTTCATAAGCCCCAGTACTTCACCTATCCTCATTCCCGTAACGCACGACAGGAGGAACGCCTGCCTTTGGCTTTCATTGGGCCACGCCATGTTGTAAAGCCCGGCAATCTCGCTGACAGTCAGAAGCTCCCTGTGCTTCCTGTCTATCTTGTGGAGTCCTATGCGGCGGAGAGGGTTCTTCTGGATTACCCCTTTGTCTATTGCCGATTCAAATATCAGGTTGAGCGTTCCCTGTGCGCTGTTCACCGTCTTTGGCTGCCACTTCTCGGAAGCCCATACAATCCATTTCTTGCACATGTCGCTAGTTATCTTGTCCAGCCTGACAGACCCGAAGTAGGGCAGTATATGGCTTTCAAGCGCAAGGGTGTACCTTCTTACGGTCTCTGGCTTGAGAGGCCTGTTGCTTACGGCCCTCCATTTGCAGTATTCCCCGTCTGGGGCAAAGAAATCCTTTGCGAAATTTTCAAGCGTTGTCGATGAAACTACACTAAACGCATTTTCGTTGTACAGTTTGTTGCAAAACCGCCTTGCCTGCGATAAGGTTGTACATCCGGTGGATTTTGGGGTTGACCTGTGCCCCTGTTCGTCTCGGAATTGATAGTAATAGACCTGCTTGCCAGAAGTAAGCGTCCTCAAAAAGATGGTATACGGTTCCGTAACCCTCAT